TGTGGTCAACCTAATTTTCATTTTCTTGAACAGGTACTATGCGTTTTTTATCAAAGAAAATCCTCTTAACAAGATGACATACTACTGGGACGAATTTTTGATTGATATTAGGAACCATGAATATTTATACTTATTTAATTATGATGATAAAAGGAGAGAGCTTGTTTGCAGTGTTATACAAGAGTTTAAAGAGGCTAAGAATTCTGAAATTTTTAAAAAGTTTGTTACTGATTTTGTTGGAGGATTTAAGGTTTGTTTGCCACAACATGATAAGATAAGGTCTAAGATGTTTGAGTATTTTTTAATTACGTTACAGCAATTAGAAGATAACAACTTGCAGTATTTTATTCACAATCATGCGGTGGAAATATTAAAGGCGCACGCTTGGGGATTAAGGAAGTTCGGAGACCCGGTTCACATTCAATTAGGTCATCTTATTGGAGATAATGCTATGCACCGTCTTAGGAATTATTATGATTCGTTTGTTAAAGGTAAACAAGGCAGGCCGGTTTTTGGCGGTTTACAAGGAGAAGAATTTTGATTTCAGTAAATAATCGTTTTTGGGATAAGGTCAATAAGAAAGGAATTCACGATTGCTGGCCGTGGCTGGCTTTTAAAAACAGACTGGGTTTTGGTACTATCCGTGTTGGTGATAGGATGATTTTTGCTCATTATTTTTCTTATGAGCTACATTTTGGAAAAATACCAGATGGCTGCTATGTAAGAAGTATTTGTCATAATAATAACTGTGTAAATCCAAAGCACTTAATTTTATCTAAAAAGAAAAGTAGAACACTTATACCTCTTAAGGTTAGATTTTGGTCTAAGGTTGATAAAAAGGGTTTGGATGATTGCTGGCTTTGGTTGGCAAGCAAGGACGGCAGCGGTTACGGCAGTCTTAGGAATGAAAAAGGAATTCAGATTAAGGCGAGCAGGATTTCTTGGGAGTTGCATAATGGTACTATTCCGGAAGGTTTGTTTGTTTGCCATAGTTGTGATACCCCCGCATGTGTTAATCCTAATCATTTATTTTTAGGAACATCTGCTGATAATTCACACGATATGTGTTTGAAGGGAAGGCATCATGTCTGCACCGGGGAGAACAATAGTCACCGTAGATTAACAGAAAAAGCTGTGATGGAGATTAGGGATTTAAGAAATAAAAAAATAAAAGCAAAAATCATTGCAGACAAGTTTAATATAAGTACTGTGTATGTGTACGAGTTAGCTTACAGAAAATCGTGGAAGCATATTTAATGAGGTCTAACTAATGTACGTTTATTCTATAAGCACTGGAAATCCTGAAGGTATTGATTGGGTGGCTGACTTTCAACACAACGAAAAGTTTACACAAGAAGAGTTTACTGAGCTGGTGGAGGCGGGTTTTGCTGCTTTCGGAAAACAGGAAGCTAACAATTATTCTGCTTCACACTTACGTTTTGTTTGCACAACTGACTCTACAGACTTCATGATTAAGTACATGAAAGAGCACGGGTTTATTTTACAGGAGTATGCGGCAGCTTATCATCTGGAGCCGTACTGGGGTGAAAGGCATGTAAAGAATCCTGTTTTAAAAGCTATGTTTGATACGACTGAGGAAAACCAGCAACCGTGAACACCATAGAATTTTCAACTCCGGTTATTTACGGCGCGGATACCTCTGCTATTCCCTTGGAGTGGCTGGATGCCAGCTTTGAAAATATTGACTTTACTGGAAAAGAAAATCTTAAGGATTTCCTGGTAGAGTACTTCAAGCATTTCAGCTACAGTAAGGATGGTAGCCGGTACGACAGCTTGGTGTTCACACCGAATGACTTTTCCTTTCAGCTGCTAGTAGCAACGTACAAGGAAATTGCTGGTAGGATTACCGTGGACAATTACCGATTTTTTGTTTGGCCGTCTTACTCAGCGATGCTGCGCGGCTCAGGCTTTAAGGCGGATAACATTCTGCAGGAAGACCTGTTCGGAATAAAATTCCTTTTCATTTTCGATTTGATTTTCTACCACAAAGATTCCATTGACTACTTTTGCAGCATCCTGGACTTCTGCTACTCCAATAGGGTAACGCTTTTTATTTCCATGCGGAATGCAGCGGCGATGGATAGTTTGCCTGCTGAGTATATTAATATGGTTAAGGATAAGCTTTATACAGTAAAGGTAAAATGACAAGAGACCATAAGACGGAGCTCCTGCTTGCCGGGTTACTACACGATAAGATTTTGTTTATTGAGGTAGCAAGCAGGTTCAACGGTAAGGTATTTGAGCTGGAAGATTACAACCGGTTTTTTGAATACCTGAAATTATTCTACAAACAATTCAAAAAGAATCCCACGCGGGCGGAATTTGAAATCTTCGTGGACAGGCGCGTGCTGGCTGATTTTGTTTTCCTTGATGACGTTTTTTATAATCCCGAAATCGCCTCTGATGTTCTCCGCAAAAAGCTGTATGACAGTTATCAGAAAATGCAGACGCTGGAATTCGTAGAGGAGCTGGAGCAGAAGATAGATACCGGAAAGATGGATATTCAGGAAACCTTTTCCGGTATGAAACAGGTTGTGCTTAATACATCGCAGCCTGATACCTCCTACGTTGAAATAGGCCCCGGTAACGCCGTGAAGCTTTACGAGAATGCCAGGGATTACCGTCTGGACAGCACCAGCCCTTTCATCTTTAAACAGATTTCCAAAATAGCTGCGGGCGGGATAGCAAACAGGGAGCTGGGCATATTCATAGCACCTCCTAACAGAGGCAAAACAAATTACCTGATAAACGAGTTATACAACGGCCTTGTGCTCCAAGAAAAAACGCTGATGCTTTCTATGGAGAATGAGCCCGACAGTATCAATTCCAGATTATCGAATAGGATACTACTCATGACGAAACATGAGCAGCGTATCAATAAGGATTTCTGCAAGATGTGGATTGAGAAATTCTACCGCTGGGTTACGGTGCCTACCATTATGTATCGAGCGCCGAATACCTTTACCGTATCAGAATTTGATTTGTGGCTGGAAGAATACGAGTTGAAGCATGGCGTCCGCTTTGACCGTATCATCGTTGACTACATGAATAAATTCAAGAAGGGCAAATCAGCCGAAAAGGTGAATGACTGGGATGCTGTCAGGTTTATGACGGATGAGCTTAGGGCCATAGCAATAGCAAGGAACACCAAAATCATCACGGCCGGTCAGACTAATCGCGGGGGCCTGTATGATAAGGAAGGCTCAGAGAACAGCGAAGTGAACGAGTCTCACATAGCAGGAGGATTCGGACAGTTTGAGACGGCTGATATTGTGCTGGCCTTCTCTGAGACGCAGAATGAGAAGCAGCGCGGTGTAGGCAGGGTTAGCATACTAAAGATGCGTGAGGCCGGGGGTCGCGGGCGCGGCTTTGTGGTCAATGTGTGTCCCTGGATAGGACTCATTACGGATAGCCCGGATGACATTATTCCTTTGGATAAAAAGAAGATGCTGGAAAATCCTGATACCGCTTTTGGTGAATTGAAGGGCCTGGAAACAAAACCTCCGGATGCTAATAGAAAGAAAGCTAAATCGATGTTTCCTCAAACAGGAGCGCAATAATGGCTATGGCTATGCGTGTCGATGACGATGATGACAAAAAAGCTACTCCAGAGAACAGACTGATAATGCCATTCGGGCAGCATAAAGGTCTTGACATAGAGGACGTGCCCGATGACTATTTGTATTACATTTCATGCCAGGACTGGATTACCAAGTGGCCTGCGGTGCATGCTTACATTAAGAAAAATATAAACGGCATCAAGAAGAAAGTAGGAGTGGACAACCTAAGAGAGGAGCTTGATTAATGGCTAACTTAACCAAGAAAAACATGAGCGCTGCCAAGTTTATTCATGATGGCGTTAAGAAGGACTTGGACAGACGGCACGGGTCTAAGTTTGGATTTCAGAATGTGTCCTACGACAACTGGGCCAAAATGTTTCCAGGGCCTGCTGAGGAAAAGCAGGACACCATTGACATCATGAAAAAAGCTTACGGGCTTGTCCGCAGAGCTCTGGATTTCAGTTTCAAGACCAGACAGGACGGTGATAATCTTATTGTAGAGGAGGAGCTGAATACAACGCAGCTGCATACGCTGCTGCGGGTGTGGTACAAGCAGAAGGAAGTAGGTGCTATTATGATGTCGCGCACACTGGGTATGGATAAATCTTTTGGTAGCACAGAAGCCGTAGACTTGTTGAATGAAATCATAGCGCTCAATGAAGCAGAGCGCAAGTTATTCAGTGAGGAGTATTTCAACTACCGAAAAGCGGCTCTTGAAAAGTGCAATAAGAGGCTATACTAATGATGATGAAACAATTTTGCAGACAAAAAGGGCCCACAAAAAATATTAAGCATTACCGCTTTGTGTACATGCTTCCTTTGCACGCCGGGTGCAGACCAAAGCCCTCAGATATAAAATTGCACCGTACTATGATTCCTGCTAAAACAAAAACAGAAGCTAAGCGAATTTTTGAAGCTGCTTACCCTTCCGCCAAGATTGTGAGCATAGCATGCTAATGCCTTCCTGGGCGCAAGACATAATGACGATGTATCGTAGCCGGGTCAAGGGTGACGAAATTACCCTGAGGGATTGCCCGTACTGTCATAACTCGCGCTGGAATTTTCAGATTTCTGTGAATGGCTGCATGTTTCACTGCTGGGTTTGTGGCGCAGGCAAGGGTGAGACCGTGGCCAGCCTGCTACGGCAGGCCCAAATACCCTTTGACCCTGCTGACATTAAGATAAAGAGGCGGGCGGAAGAAGGCCCTGCTGGTAGCATTGTGCTTCCTAATAACCGGAAGCTGCTATACAACGATACCCGGATTGCTATCATGGCCAGGAATTACATGCTCTCGCGGGACGTAGATGAGGCTTTGATGGAAGACTGGGATATGCGGATAGGCCTGGGAGAGGATAAAGAAAAGTGGGGCATGGATTATTTCGGCTGGACAGTAGTACCCTTCTACGGCCTGTACGGGCTGGAGTATTTCATGGCCGTGAACAGCGGGTTTACAAATAAGTACAGCTTTCCTGATAAGGATAAATTCCCTGAGCTGGGTAAGGACAAATTCATTCCTAAGCGCCGTGGAAGTGATAGCATTATCCTGGTGGAAGGTCTGTTTGATGCGACATCCGCGTGGAAGTACACAGACCTGGATGTGTTCCCGCTCTTTGGAAAATTTATAGGCAGCAAGCAAAAGGAATTGTTGCTTAAAGTCAACTATGAAAAAATATATGTCTGCTTGGATGCGGATGCGATAAAAGAGGGTATGGATTTGGCGGAAACCCTGTACCGTGAGGGCGGAAACGCTTACATCGTTTGCCTGCCTGATGATTCTGACCCTAATGAGCTCGGTGAGCGTATTAATATCTATATAGACAGCGCAATTAAGTTCGGCCTTACTACACGTTTGCGCTTAACGAGAATGAGGTTGCTATCAGTTTAATCTGGGCCGGGAACGAAGTAGGCGCGAGCGCAGGCAGGAGCGCCCGCGGTGGAAACAGCGCGGGGTAAATCCGACAGCGCGGCATACGCTGACTGCTACCAGCCTGTTGCGTGAGTCCAAAGAGCTGTAACACGGCCAGCTACATGCAATGGATAAGTTCCCGGCTCAGCCTATTTTTATTATGAATATATACTTTGACAAGATGAGAGTTGATTTTCCTAACCCGGTGCCCGTTGCTGTTGACTACGGAGACCGCGCTGATGGGATCTCTGACATTCGCGGCGGATTTATAGATTTTGAAAACTTTGTTACTATGCGGAAAAGAAAGCTTACTAAGGAGCTGTCTGAATGTCAGTAGGCGATGTTCAAATACAATACTTTTGCGCCACGGTATCTTTTCAAAAAGGTGCTGAGATACGGCGCATGTTTTTGCCTTGCATTTTATATTCGTCTGAAGTGAAACTTAAAAATTACCTGAACAAATGTGGCATTGTTTTAGAGCACTGTTCGCTGCTTACGGACGCCGATATGTTTCTTCAGCAGGCCGGTGATGCTATCCGCCGTAATATTGACCTGGAAGTTTTAAATGCAGGAGGTAAAAATGGTGCGTGACATACTTCTGGTTGATGATGAAGGAAGAAAGACGCTTAAGGTAAATTTACCGGCAATACCAGCAGACACTAAATTGGTAATATGTTTTCATGATGTGCTTCCGGGTAGTATTGTGGCTACTGGTATTTATCCGCCAACACGCAACAAGACTTGGAAGCTTAAGGTGCGCGAGTACAAATGATAGGCTGCACAATAAAAAGCGGCAGGGCTTACCTTAGCAACCTGGGAAACAGGGAAGCTCAGACCATTAATGACCTTCTGACTTTTTCAGTTCCGGGTCATGAGCACATGCCGCTATTCCAGCAGGGAAAGTGGGACGGCAGGAAAAGCTTTTTTGATTGGCGCACAAAGTCAATAAAGAGAGGCCTGCTGGAATACCTTCGCAGAAAATCCGGTATCATCATTCAAGTGCTGGAGTCTGACTGTACCTGCTATACCTTGCCATTTACGCCCGTTAAGATTTATAAAGACGGTAAGGTTTACGATATGCGTGACTTTCAAATCGAAGGCGTTAAGCTCATGATTGATAATCTGGGCGGACTAGCTCAAATAGCAACCAATGGAGGAAAGACAGCCTGCATTAGCAGTCTATCAGCAGCAACCCGGCGCATGAGGCAGCATGCTATCATCCTGGAAAACCGGGTAGACCTCCTGGAGCAGGTGCAGGCTGAGGTGGAGGCCAGCATTGAAGGCCGCATAGGCTCCTACACAGCCAAGGTTAAGGACATAAAGGACATCACTATCCTGATGGTGCCTACGGTGGCGCAGGCCATGAAGCGGGTCAGGGAAGGCACCGGCAGCTCCAGGGACGAAGACCTTGTGGAATACATCCGGGGTGTGGACATCGTACTGGTTGATGAGGTGCACCACGCCACGGCTCCTTCGTATCAGGACATCATGAATGTGAATCCCAAAGCTCAGCGCTTTGGCTTTTCGGGTACTATCCCAGAAGAGACCAAAGAAATAACCGTAATAAACAAAAAGAAGGTAGAGGAGAAAGTAACTGTAACGGATTTGGACAACCTGGGGCTTGTGGAAATTTTTGGTGATGTGATGATTCGCGTTCCTAATAGCGAGCTGATTGCCAGGGGAATAAGTGCTAAGCCTACTATCAATCTTATCGAATACGACATCTCCGGGCTGGAGGGCAAGGCCGAATTGTTTGCCGGTGAAATTCGTAACACCTGCTTCAAGAAAGCATTTGTGGGAACGGATAGCACCGGGGAGGCCATTGTTAAAAACATATTCAGCGTTCCCACGTACACGAGTAAGGTAAAAGAGTACGTGATGAATTACTCTGTCAAGCACTGTCAGGAATTCTGGGACATCCTTAAAAAGCTTACGATAAAACACGCTAATGTTCCCACAGTTATATTGGCGGACTGGGTAGATTTTTCAGAGAAGCTTGCTGTGTGGCTGGATGCTACGGTCATGCACGGCAAGACCAAAGACCGGAAGCAAATCATTACCGATTTCAAGACCGGAAAAATAAATCGAATAGTAGCAACCTCTGTTTTGGATGAGGGCCTTTCCATTGACCAGATACGTGTAGTCATTCTGGCCACGGTAGGAAAGTCAGAGCGCCAGTTTCTTCAGAGGATAGGCCGCGGGCTCCGAAAGAAGGATGAGGACAACACGCTGAAGGTTTATGATTTTGTACGTCACGGCCATAAGTATCTCCTGGGGCCCTCTAAGGAACGCATTCAAATGTGGAAGGAAGAAGGATTCGATGTGCAATTTTTAGACGTGGAGGATATATGAGATTTACGGGTAAGAATTCTGTCTTCACAAAAGACCTATCTATGGATGTGTCAATAGGAGGCACTGCTAAGCCAGAGCTTTTTGATTTGGTCACGCTGGCCATGCTTAAGAGTGTAGGTACACGCATTGTTATAGGAGAAGAGGCCCTTGCAGCTGTGAGCAACGGTAAGGGTATCAAGATTGTGACGCAGGAAGGTGTTGACCAGAATTACCTTATTGTCACACTGGTATAAAAATGAATGAAGCTTATGCTTTGTTAAAACAAATGGTTGATAAAGTAGCTAGTACTGGCGTAGTACCCACGCACCTATTTGTTGGTGAAGCAGATTTTGATTATTTCAAAGAAGCAGTGAAGGAGCTTAATTTAATTGCTGAGATAGACAACAGAATAGCATCCGGTATCTGTTATGTCGGCCCGAAAGTTTCAATAAATGAGGCTATTAAACATGAAGCAGTATAAAAAATGCTGGGAAGTCTTTGAGCAAAAGCGCAAGGTTGCTATAGAGAACTTTGATTATATGCAGCCGATGAAAGAGCTCAAGGAAGAAGAAATTTTTGTTGAAGCGCTCACTGAGGTTTTAGGTCAACCAAAGAAGGACAAACATTGATGACACTTTTTGGTAGCAACCTGCTGATTATCGCTAAGGAGCTGGATATTCCTATTGATAATCTTGCAACGTACCGTTTCAATGATTCCATGAGCGTGACGCTTTACAATACGGAGCATGTGGGAGTGTTTTTGAATCTCCCGCCAAACGTGTACAGTAATTACAATGCTTGGTTTCAGCTTCCTGGAGAATGGAGTAGGCACTACAGCGAGACGCGAGAATTCACTATTAAGGGTCAGGCGTTTCAGCTCCCGCTGGGGCCTTTCAACATGAATGTTAAAACTGTATGGCCTGACATCTTTACTTACCTGAACAAGATTTACGCAAGGAATATAATAGAGGCCTTGTCCGTTCGCGTCTTTGACTTGCTATACACCGGAGCGAGAATTAACGAGAGGACTCTGCTGGATTTCCTTAATGAAACAGCGGTGTTGTGGTAGTATGGGACGCTTTCATTTTCACGGCCTTGGTAACAAGATGCCAAGACAGAGGTGTACCGCTATCCAGCTGCAGCGGCTCTTTAAAAATATTGTGCAGGAAGGGAAGCACTGGATTTGGACGGGAAAGCACCTGGATGATGGCTACCCGCGGATACGCTGGGGCAAGCGGTCAGAGGGCAAGCCTGCTAATGTTTACGTTCACCGGCTCATGTTTGCTATTTTCAGAGGTGCTATAAAAGCAGAGGTGGATGTGCATCATAAATGCAGAATACGAAAGTGTGTCAATCCGTGGCACGTTCAGGCTATTCAGCACGTAGAGCACGGAACATCTCACGGCCCAGAGTCGCATATTCCATTTTAAAACGTATTAATGTAATAGGAGCTAATGAAACCTGCTACTGTATCTTTGCGGGATTATTTTGCAGCAAAAGCAATGCAGGCGCTCATACAAATAAATCCTCAGGGCGGGTTAGGCAGAATGAGTCAGAGGGATATATGCATTACTGCTTACGGCTACGCTGCTGCAATGCTGGAAAATAAGGAAGAGGTTGAAGCTAAGGAATAATAATGGAGCAGATTACCTGTTGTATTTGTCATGTCATATTCTATATAACGGAAGCGCATAAGCGTAGTCTTTTGGATTCTCATGATGTGTTTTATTGTCCTGCTGGCCACTCTCAGCACTTCACAGGGGAGAGTCCTGCTGGCCACTCTCAGCGCTTCACAGGGGATAGCGAAGAGGAGCGTCTTAAGCGGGAGTTAGCAGGTGAAACAAAAAGTAAGAATTATTGGCGCACTGAGGCGGAACGGTATCGGCGTAGCAAGATAGCATACAGGGGTCTTTTGACAAGAGAGAAAAACAAGGATAGATGTTAAAATAAAAGGAGAAAAATATGAGTGCTAAAGTTCACAAACTTCTCAGAGTAGCATCCCGTGACCGCAGACACACGCAGCGTAGCCACCGTACTAAGCTTAAGCAATGGTGGCACAGCCTTACCAAAAAGGAACGATGGGCTGCACGTCTCAATATCCTGTCGATGCACCAAGCTGTAATAGGAAAAGCAACGAAATGATTATGGGTAGACAACCTTTTAATCTTTTAGGTAAAGTGTTTGGCAAGTTGACAGTTATTGCTGGGCCTATTAGGAATTACAATGGGCGTCCCGCATGGCTTTGTCGATGCAACTGCACACACAGGACTGAATTTTTGGTAAGTTCTCAGCATTTGCTGCGTAGTGCTAGAGGTACTAAGTGTTGCAGGAAATGCTTTAGTATCAAGCACGGCTTTTCTGGTACTAGCTTGCATGCTATTTGGACTAAAATGCGTGACCGATGTAATAACAAAAACAACGCCAACTACTGTAATTATGGAGGCAGAGGCATCACAGTATGCAGTAGGTGGAATGACTTCAGAATTTTTATGCTTGATATGGGCAAGCGGCCCACAAGAAAGCATTCTGTTGACAGAATAAATAATAATGCAAATTACACGCCTGCTAATTGTCGCTGGGCTACCAGTAAGCAACAACAAAGGAACACAAGAAGAAATATCCATATATCTTATTCCGGAACAACGCTTACTTTTAGTGAGTTTGTTGAAAAGTATAAACTTAAATATGGAAAAGCATGGTATGGGTTTTCAAAAATGCGCAGTAGTCCTTCGGAATTAATACAGGAGTGTTCATTATGATTTTTTTAGATGGAAATTCTGTTGCGGCACGCGCATTTTTTGGAACGCACGCGCACGCCGGGACTGTGTTTGATGAAAACTTATTTTCCAGCGCTTTCATCAAAAGTTTACTAAGTATTTTAAGGCTGGTGAGTTCCTTCGATAGCAGGGTCATTCTTTGCGCGGATTCCTGGAGCTGGAGAAAGCAGATTTTTCCGGAATACAAAGAAAACAGGAATGATTTGAAAAGCTCGGTGCCCTACAAAGAATACCAAAACTGCTACACTGACATTTGCGCGGAGATGAAAGGCCTGCTTCCTATTGCCGTTTTAAAGCGGGAGCCGTATGAGGCGGACGATTTGATTGCTTACTATACCATGCGAATGCCGCATAACCCGGAGAAGTTTAACTCTTTCAACACGGCCGTAATTGTAACCACAGACACTGACCTGCAGCAGCTGTACAGACCGCGGCAGATTCAGATTTACAACCATGCTACGGATACGATGGAAAAGGTGGCGGATACCAAAGCGCTGCTCCAGGTGCTAATCTGCGCCGGTGGCCACGATAACATTCCATCGCTGTCTCCTAAGAAGGATAACGGAAAACCAAAATTCCGTTTTGGCGAGAAGACAATACCTTCCTACATTGAGTGGGGAAGACCCTGCGGTTTGAATGATGAATTCTGGAAAAAACTGGATGAGCAGGAAAAGAAAAAATTTATGCTGGACTACGCCTTAAACAAAAGGCTGGTGGATTTGGAAATGAGCCCAGTACACAAAGAGGAGCTGGGCCTCCCTGACTTTGGGCACTATGAGCCCAGGAACGTAGAACGCTTTTTCAGGACATATATGAATTATCAATACGAAACTCAGCAGCGGGAGATTCAGGCCTTAATGGAAAGGTTTGGTAGCAATGTTTAAAAAATTAGCAAAATTATTCAGCAATCCGGAGCCTTCTTTTCCTACTAACTGTCCTAAATGCAAGGGTCAGTTGTATTTTCCTCAGGTAATAGAGAAGCATCCGCTGCTTGGCACTTACTCTCCCGTTATTGTCATGTGCGAAAATCATGTAGATGGAGAAAGCTTTAATATCATAGGGACAAAAACCTGTACATACCACGTAGGTAATGTTAAAACTGTGATAGCAGGCCGTGTTGTTATGCCTATGAATATGAAAATAGAAGCTGATGACATGATTTGGTTTCGCCCGGATTTATCTGAGTTTTATGATGTTTCTATCGCTCAGTTTTATCCTCAGTTTATTGGTAAAACTGTGAGTGAGGCCCAAAAGCTTGACATTCATCCGCGGCTCATAGTAGCATCGCGAATATATAAGGCGGAAGCATGAGCTTAACAAAGAAGGAAGTAAACGCTTTCCTGGAGTCTGTGTTCGGCTACAAGTGCGAGACTTGGTATGCCTTTCAGATTCAGTGTGACCTGTATGAGCACGGTTGCAGCAATATGTCTGCTCCTTCCAAACAGGAGTACTGTCATCGCATTCCAAAAAGAGGAACATTTTTTGATTACGGAATGGCTGGTACTAAAAACATGCACTACTATAAGGGCGGAGAGGCCAGACCGGCCGGGCAGCTATTGACCTGTAACTGGAATGCATGTCCCAAATTAAAAAAGTTGATGAAAGTCAATGCAAACAAAGCAAAAATCGCTCAGAGAAATAACGGATGACGGCACGCGCTCTAAGAGGCGCAGGCAGGTCTACGTTTTGATTTCTGAATACCCAAAGCGTTCAAGGGCGGATATTGCCAAGCTTGGACATCTCAGGCTGGCCAGTGTGTGCGGCCGGGTTAATGAGCTTATTGCGGCCGGTAAGGTCGTGGAGGTGGGCACTAAGGTTGATGAGGAGACACACAAGACGGTTGCTATTCTGGATTTAACCGCGGACACAAAATGAAACGCTACGCTGATAGACTCCTTTTCTTTTTAAGTAAAGTATCCTACGGTAGTGACGGCTGCTGGTATGCTAAACCAGTATTACGATTTTTTGGTTCTTATTTCAGGTCAAAGACTCTTTCCTACAAGTTGCATCTTGGTAGAATTAAAAAAGGGTTATTCATTAGGAATAAATGCTTTAATACCTGCTGTATTAATCCTAAACATTTATATCTATCTGGTAGTAGGCATTCAACTGTAAAAGACTTAATTGCTAGATTTTGGGCTAAGGTTGATAAGCACGGGCCTGATGCTTGTTGGCCCTGGCTGGCCAGTAAGGATGTTTGTGGGTACGGAACTATCGGGGAGGGTCACGGATTACTTGGTAATAAAAGAAGTACCAGGATACTTAAGGCTCACAGGTTGTCTTTAGAAATAAAACTAGGACGCTCTTTAAAACAAGGAATGCAAGCTCTGCATACTTGTGATAATCCTTCGTGTGTTAATCCTGAGCATTTATTTGAAGGAACGCAGCTTACTAATATAAAAGATAGAGATACAAAAGGTAGAACGGCTAAAGGAATAATGCTTCCTCATGTGCTGACTGCCCGTGCTGTATTAAGGATACGCCGATTAAAGTATAAAGGTTTTACTAATAAAAGAATAGGAGAGCTTGTTTCAGTAGATAGGCATTATGTATCTCAAATAGTAAATAGGAAAATATGGGGGCACATCTGATTATCTTATCTGATGTAGAATTAGTAGTAATAGATTGTGTTTATCCTAAAAAGACTACTAAGGCTTTGTATCATTGTTTGCAGGCTTGTTCCTTTGCCAGCGTTAAATTCTTTACCAGTATTCCTATGGGAGATTTTACTGTCTGCGGCGTTCCTGTTAATGTTGTCAAGATACCACACATCGACTGCCTTCAAAAATATTCCCGGTTTGTCATTCATGACCTACACAAGCACTTTGATACTGAGCATGTCATGATTGCTCAGGCGGACGGTTTCATTCTCAATCCGGATGCTTGGCAGAAGGAATTCCTGGACTTCGATTATATAGGAGCGCCCTGGTGGTGGTACACGGATGGGTACAATGTGGGCAATGGCGGATTTTGTATCCGTAGCAAGCGCTTGATGAAACATCTTTCCGATACTTATGATGAAACAGAAGCGCGATACGGCCGGGACATCTTTCATCCGGAAGACCATTACATTTGCAGGACAATGCGTAAGAGCCTGGAAGATTGTTCCGGTTTCACTTTCGCTCCCGGAGAGATAGCAGGCAAGTTCAGCGTGGAGAACGGCCGGTGGAATGGGCAGTTTGGTTTTCACGACTTTGAAACGGACATTTCAGCGTGGCCGGGATTTAATGCGTTCAATGTAAATCCCAGCGTAAAGGCGGGAATATGAATGGCGAGTTAAACTACCGTGTTAGGTGCGGAAATGGGTTACTATCAAAAACAGAAATACTAACCGCTCTTAAAAACGGAAAACTGTATCAGGATTCAGATGGCCCTGGTTATTCTGTTCAGGTTCCTGCCTCCGTCATATTTTCGGGTAACGATTTGCCTTCTGTCTTTTTCGCTATTGTCAATAAGGCGGGAATATGAGACAGGTACGAGTGGAATGTCCTGCCTGTAACATGAGCTTTATCCTTCACTATAGCAAGGATATTGTCACAGCGTTATGCCCTTTTTGCTGGCACGATTTTGGTGTAGAGATAAAAGATGCACCTAAAAAGGAGGAGCATGCCGAAGAAGAAACTTAGTCTGGCTGAATTTTGTGCATTGGCCAAAAATGATGTGGACAAATTCTACGGTATGTGGATTGCCGCTATGGCTGCAAGCCCTGGACACTATCCCACAAGCATGGACGCCGGGGAGTGGCACGGACAGTTTGAGGCTTACCTGAGCAGTGAAGGATAGCTATGAAAATATTAGTACTCACTGCCTGCCTTGGTGAAGGCACCGTAGTAGCCAGCACAAAGCAGGAAGGTTTTTACTCAGGCATTAATCCTGTTGTGTACAACACTGTCGATGAGGTAGTGGTCACAGATAAAGACTTTCCGCCGCGCCTGAAGGCCATGACTTCGCGGCTGCAGGCGAAGATTCCTAAAATGCTCGGCTATCAGTTGTATCCTGGCTACGATTATTACATCTGGAAGGATGCTAATATTTCATTTCAGAAAAGCAATACAGCAGATTGGCTGGTTAGTCGGTGCGGTTTTGCTCATGCAGCCTTCTTTAGGCACTCAGCCCGCAGTAGAATTCAGGACGAAGCGGATTTTATTGAGCAGGTCATGGCCAGAGGAGACCCGTATCTTGTAAACAGATATTCCGGGGAGCCCATGCAGGAACAGGTTAAGCACTACAAAGCTAATCCTCTTTTTTCTGATAACCGTCTTTTTGAGTGCGGCGTATTCGTTTACAAAAAAGAAGTGATAACAAAAAGTGCTCCTAATATCTTGGAGCAGTGGTTTTATCACTGTGCTCGCTGGAGTGTGAATGACCAGCTTAGCCTGCCTTACGTGCTATCTAATAATCAAGATTATATCGTAAACACCATCGACAAAAATATATTTGGTAATGAGTACACTTTCTACCATTCAGCACACAGGAAAATAACATGAGCGATAGCAACGTAGGAAAATGGGATGCTTGGTACAAAGGCCTGTCTGCTAATCCATCATCTTTCAGGTACGGCGATACCTTGACATACCAGCTCGGAGCTAGATTCCTGGAAGACTGTGAGGTTGTAGAAGACTGGGGCACCGGTGCTGGCGGTTTTCTGCGTTATCGCCCGGATGCTATTGGTGTGGACGGAAGCGATACGCCGCATGCAAAAAAGAAATTCGTGGATTTGGTAACGTATGAGACGCAGTGCGATGGAATTTTCATGCGGCATGTGCTTGAGCATAATTATGACTGGACAAACATTCTTAAGAATGCCCTAACCAGCGCCAGAAAAATATGTATTGTGCTATTCACGCCTCTGAGTGACGGGCCCACCAAAGAGCTTGCTCATAATAAAGCTTACGGCGTTGATGTTCCGGATTTATCACTGAGCAAAGATGTGCTTATGATAAATTTGAAAACACAGAATTTCGATGTGAAGATTGAGGAATACAAAACACAGACGGATTACGGAGCAGAGACCGTTTTATATCTAACCCGGACTTACTAATGAAAACTTTTTTACACAACGGCCCGCTGGGCGATATTATCTACGCGCTGCCTTTCATAAAATTTATGGGCGGCGGGCTGCTGTATATCGGTAAGAGGGAGTTCCGCGACTTCAACCAAACACCGGATTTGATTTATCAGATTAGGGCTTTAGTAGGCAGTCAGTTTTACATCAAGGAAGTAGCACCCTACTACGGGGATGAGCATATTGATTATAACCTTGACCCGTTCCGCTGGGAGGCTGGGAAGTTTCCAGCAAAGAATCTGGTACAGTGCTACTTTGACGCTCTGGGCGTGCCTTTTAAATTTGACACAGCTACTGCATGGTTTGACATGGGCCCGGCAGGGATAGCATACCCGTGTCAAGGCATGGTAGTAGGCAGGGACATTATCGTAAGCAACACTACTCGATTTCACGATACAGAGTTTGATTTTTCTGTTCTCAAAGAATACCAGGGACGTTGTTTATTTTTGGGGTTGCGCGGAGAGTATGACCTTTTTGTTTCTCAGACAGGGCTACAGGACATGATGTACTTTGATGCTACTGGTGCCAGCGACAATGTTTTCCTGGTATTGGCGCAGACCATAAAGGGTGCCAAGCTTTACATCGGCAACCAGTCATTCCTTACGTCACTTGCTAATGCCATGCAGGTCAACCGCGTGCTGAAGGTTTTCAAGGCTCAGCCAAACTGCATGTTCTATGCGGACAACTTTCACACGGAATTGACAAAAGACCTTATTGAACACTACGTTTTTGATGGCGAGCGTTACTGTGACAATGACCACAACTAATGACCACAACTACGGAGATTATTCTGGAAAAGCGCAAAATATCATTCCCGGCCCCCCTGACCGTTGGTGATTTAAAGAGCATACTTTCTGGTTATGAGGATTGTTTGGAGCTGCTGACTCCTTGTGAGGTTTTTATATGCCGCGATAAGGGCGGGCCTTTTAAAATGGAGATTAGACACAAATGAAACTATCCTACGTTATTCCTGTGTACAACAAAGATGGACGCGGCGTTGACCTGACAAAAAAGGCTATTGCCTCCATAAAGCAGTTCACGCAGCTGAGTCCGGATGATTACGAGATTATTCTTATCGACAACGCCTCTCCGGAACACCTTGCAAATTATTCTGCCTTAGACCTCAGGCAGTTTGTGTACCAGGATGCCAAGGTTATTTCTCTTCCAAGGAACGTAGGCTTTGGCGCGGCCTGTAACCTTGGCTTCAGGCTGGCGCAAGGCACGTATGTGTGCTGCATGAATTCTGATGCAGAGCTGGTAGAGGATTCTGCTAACACACTAATTGATTTTATGGAAAACAATGACATTATGGTAGCTTTTCCTGAGCACTACGAAAACTGCAAACATTACAAGATGGAAAAGGATGAGCGGATAATGTGGCACTGGTATTTTGGTTGTTTTTGGGTTTCAAAGCGTGATTTTATCTACGGACAGTTCGGCGGCTTTGATGCGGTCAACTTTCCTATGTGCTACTATGAGGACACAGACCTGTGGAGCCGGGTGCTGCAGGCCGGGCATAGAGTAGCAGGCTACCGCGGAACGTGGGTAAAGCATGCCGGTAATGCTTCCTGTGTGGGAAACATTCATGAGATTGCCAGTAAGAATAAAGAGACTTATGAGAAAAAGTGGGGCATGTCGCGGGTTATTCCGCACACGTTGGACAGGGGCGATGTTGTTTCCAGAAAATGCAGGAGTTACTAATGCAGACGGCCTATCAGTATATCCATTTTGTATTGCTTGCTAATGCTACAAAGAGGAAAACGAGCACATGGCGTTGTGTCAGCCGGTGTCCGGTATCTTGTCACGCAGATGGATGAGCTCTCCCGGCTGGAGACCCGGCTGCAGGATTTGAACATGGAGAAGGCAAGAAGAGGAGCGTAGCCGTATTAATATGTTATGAGTGAAAAAGCAGTAGGGATTGCTATTACAGTAGTCTTAGGTATCATAGTGTTTCTTTTTGTGTGGTGGTGCGAAAAGCATTACGGGAAACCTAAAAAAAGAGGTTTAGCTTGATTGACAGAATGCCTATTCGTTATTATGGTGGAAAATGGAGACTTGCTGACTGGATTATTTCATTTTTTCCTAAGCACGGTCACTATGTTGAACCGTGCGGAGGAGGAGCATCTGTTCTTTTAAAAAAGAATCCTGCTAAGCTAGAAACATACAATGATTTGGATGTGGAGATTGTGAATTTTTTTTCTGTGTTAAGAAATAAACCTGATGCTTTGGTTGATTCAATAAAACTAACGCCGTGGTCGCGTACAGAGTTGGAGATGGCTGCTGAAGATTCTGTACTACATAGTTCTTTGGAGCGGGCAAGAAGATTTTGGATAAAGTGCTGGCTGTCTATAGGGGGGGCAGGAGAGCCAACATCTTTTAGAATTTCTAAGAAGGTATCAGCAACACCAGCAAGTATTTTAAGAAATGCTGATTACTTGTACGCTGTGGCTGACCGTTTTATTGGGGTTCAACTGGAGTGCATTGATGCACTGGATTGCATTGATAGGTATGATGGTGCTGATACACTTATTTATTTTGACCCTCCGTATATGACAGACACAAGAAGTCACAAAAAGCAGTATCTTGTAGAATGTGGAGATGCTTGGCATACCTTAGCATCTGTTAAACTCAAAGCCTGCAAAGCGTTTGTTGTAGTTTCCGGTTATGTTAATGCTGCATATAAAGAACTTTACTGTGATTGGGAACGCTTCGATAAAGACACACTGTGTAATAGTGGCACAAAAAATGTTGAAAGTGTTTGGCTAAATCCCAGACTCTCAGAAGAACGCAGAAAAGGTTTGTAATTGTATTAATAGTATGGGAATAAGAAAACCAAAAAAACTGCCCGCGGAACCTAAACCTAAAAAGGAGAAGGTTCCCAAAGAGCCTAAGAAGCTGACCTGCCAAGAGTGTCCTAATTTTTCTTTCCACAAAGACATTGATTACGGCGCAGACTACTACCGCGAGTCTTCTGTAGGCAAGGGTACTATTGCTTTCATCCTGTCTCCGATTGACTTCTACAATCTTGACAAGAGGCAGTGGAAGTATTCTCTGTACGCCGGGCTGATGGATTACAACGTGCTATTCCTTCCTTACCCTCAATGTGTGGAGAACGTGCTCCAGCCTGATAAGACTAAGGTTGCTATTCTGCGGGCGTGCAAGGACAATTTCATTCTCAAGTACCTGAAGGCCTATAGCATAGACCTGCTTGTGGTTTTCGATGATACAAAAATTCTGATGGAGGTGGATGACGGCAAGGAGATAGACTTCTGCGGCAACTGGGAGACGTGGAATGATACGCAGGTGTATCTGGCAAAGGGTCTTTACAATCCTAACACCGGCGGATTCTGGTCTGAGAATTACCAGCACACCGTCCGAAAGATTCACAAGTTTTTCAATAAGGAATTAATCTGGCAGAAAAATCCTGATTTCAAAACGGTTACTACGATTGAGAAGCTGGAAGAGGTAATCAAGAAAATCAGCGAGCAGGACATGGTTGCGGTTGACGTTGAAACGTCCGGGCTGGATGTTCTGGCCAAGGATTTCAGACTGAAGACTATCGGCCTCTGCTGGGGCAAAGAAGCTGTCTGCATTGGTTATGAGGTGGAGGAGTGTCTTGACCTGAAGTACCAGTCCCGCGTGCGCGGGCTTATTGTCAGCCTGCTGGGTAACAAGGATATTGTCAAGGTCTGCCACAACCTCAAATTTGAAATGAAGGTTTTTATTCAGAAATTTTCTTTTCATGATTTTGATAATTGTGAAGACACCATGTTCCTGTCATACCTGTTCGATGAGAAGCGGGAATCTAATGGCTTGAAATATCTGGCCGGGGAGTATTGTGATGGATACGATAAGGTTGTCAAGGAGTTTGCGGACGCCCGGCTGGTTGACCTTTGGTTTTATAACTGCATGGATGCGTTCTTTACCTACTACCTCAGAGTAGTAGTATTTGACCTTGCATTGCTGGGTACGCTGAAGGATGGAATAAAATACGTTTACGAAAATGTCATGATTCCTGAGTGCTACGAGATAGCACGCATGGAGCTGGACGGCGTGAACGTGGATTTTGATTATCTGGAAAAGCTCCGGGACGTTCTGAAGGATGAGGTTGAAGAGCTTAAAATAAAAATTGAGCATGACTATCCTGATGTTAAGAAAGCCCGGCAGGAAAAAGAAGCTGCAGGAAAGGTACAGAAGACTTACATCTCGCCTAAGCAGCTGGCACACGTCCTATTTGAGGTTCTGAAGTATCCTACGATAAAGCCTACTAAGGGTAAGAATCCTACTCCCAGTGTGGACAAGGAAGTGCTGGTGACACTCAAAGAGCTGCACGGCTGTAAGCTGGCGGAGTTCCTGCTGGAGCTGCGTAAGAAAGAGAAGCAACTGTCTACCTATGTGATACCTTACCTTGAAGACCGGCCGAATATGTTTGAGGGTCGCGTGCGCTCCAGCTACTCTCAGGTGAAGAGCTATGACGCCGGGGAAGGACAGGCCAAGGGTACTGTCACCGGCCGTCTTTGTGTAGCAGGTAGTACGCTGCTTTATACAGACCGTGGAGTTTTTGAGATTAAAGATTTAATTGTGTCTAAACAAACAAAATATTATATTTTAACCCATACTGGGCGGTATCAAAAAATTAAAAATAAGTTCTATAAAGGCGAAGAGCTTATGTACCGTCTGACTTTGGATGATGGAAGATACTTGGATTGTACTTATCATCATCAGATTTTAACAAAGGAAGGGTGGGTTTATGCAGGAACAAGAAAGAAGGGTAATACCGTACTCTCCTACCTATATGACAGTGGAGAAGATAGAGAATATGCACGGAACCCGCGTGTTGACGGAAGATTCATTTCAGGAGATATTCATTTTACGGGGTTACAGTCGGACAGAATCAGTGAAGGTTTACGGGTCTTTGGGTTTAACAAATCACGTTGTAAACGATTCGCGTATTATTTATTCAGACAAATACGCAGAGCAGTTAAAGAAAATAAAACATTTGCATTATTCGCGGGCTCTGATGGGAAACACACACGGAACAAAAGAGCGGCCGTCAATAGTAATACCGAAAGAGAAACTGGAGGATTTTATTGCGGTGGGGAAGACTACATGGAGAATTGCCACAGAGCTTGGGGTGAGCGATTTTATTGTGAGGAGCAACCTTACTTATCACGGCCTTCAGAACAGCACAGAGAACAAAAGGAATTTGACAGAATACGAAATGGGATTTTTGAAGAGACTATCAGTATTCTCTCCGGATATTTTGGAAAGTGTGAAAAATTATTACGAAGACCCGGAGTGGTATTACAAAAGGCTGTATCGTTGTTTTTTGGAGACGTTGCAGATTCTCTGGTTTATTCAACGGCAGGGTCACAGCATCGAGTTTTTGAAGGAGCCGGGACGGGAGAAACGTGTGAGGATTCCGAAGAACGAAGTGTGTTGGTCTACAAACCGTTACGAAGCAATGCTGGCGATAGCACTACTGGATGCGAAGATTTCTCACTGCAGACAGTACATAATTTACGGGACGCACATGGTAGATTTCTTTTTTCCAAGTCAGAATCTTTGTGTGGAGGTGGACGGTGCTTACCACGAAACTCACGAGAGTACGAAAAAGAGCGACAAGGAAAAGGAACGCATAATTCAGGAGAGGGGCTGGAAGCTGTTACGGCTTTCAACGGGGGAAGTGTTGAAGGATGTGGGGGTGTGCGTGCAGCGCATAAAGAAGCTACTATTGTTAGAATAGAAAAGTTGAAGAAGCAGGATGTGTGGGATATTGAGGTTGAAGCTGACCATACATACCTTGCTGGTGGTTTTGTAAACCACAATTCCAGTGCCGGGCCTAACCTGCAGAATATCAGCCGCGATAAAACAATCAAGAAAATATTTGTTCCTTCCGCGCCTAAGCGTGTATTCATTCAGTCTGACTTGTCTCAGGCAGAGCTCCGGATAGCAGCCTCTCTTGCTTTTGAGGAGAAGATGCTGAAGGTGTACAAGGAGGATGGAGACCTTCACACGCGCACCGGCCTGTTGATTGTGCCTAAGGTGCTATATGATAAGTTTGTGACCTCTGTGGGTAATCCTACTACGATTCAGCGCATGCTTGATATTGGAAAGCCTAACAAGGATGTGGGCGATAAAAAATTGCTGGGCGATATTCGCCAGAACGGAAAGCCCGGAAACTTTGGAATGATTTACGGCGGAACGTGGGCCGTGCTGCAGCGGATTGCAAAACAGAATTACGGTCTTGACCTTACCAAGGAAGATGCAATGCACGCGCACGCGGCCTTCTTTGCTGAGTATAAGAATCTGGAAGCGTGGCATAATGAGACACACGCTTTCATTGCCAAGTACGGAATGTCTGTGTCTCCTATGGGCCGCGTGCGCCGGGTGCCTGAGGTATTTGTGTACCCGGTGGACTCAGAGCAGTATTCCGCGGCTCTGCGTGAAGCGCTCAATAGCATCGTACAAGGCATGTGCCTTCCGTCTAGTGAATATGTCTTTACACATAAGGGTTATTGTCAAATAGGCAGTCTTATTAATAAGAAATTTAAAGTATGGGATGGAGAAAATTTTTCTAGGGCAAGAGTTGTAGACCGCGGAGAGTCCCGTATCGGAAGACTAAAATCCTACAGATGCCCAGAGTTAGAGTGTGATGATCGTCATGATGTTAAAGTTTTTGTTGGGAATGACCTTATTTGGAAAAGAGTAACTGATTTAGAGTTAGGCGATAAGGTGGCTGTTGCTTTACCAGAAGTAGCTGCCGGGGGTACTGGTTTTTATAAAAAATTCTACGGTAACGCTACAGGTTTTGGAGAGCGGGGTTTTGATTTTGTTTTTTCTACTTCTGATTTAGACACGGCTTATCTGTTGGGTTATTTTGTTGGTGATGGCTGTTTTGGTGTAGTACATGGTGCTAATACTCATTGGAAGGGGCGATGGGGCACCGGGCGGCGACTTTCTTATTTCACAAATTTTGTTTTTAATTGCAAGGATAAAAGCAAATCGTTAAAGATAATTAGGCGTGCCCTAAAGAAGGCCTGTCCTAGTAGCTATAATCACAAATTAACGCTTAAAAGAAACAGGTTTGGCGGAAAATCCTGTTACTCGTTTTCAGCGCAGTACCACGCTTTGTACGATATGCTTATCTGGCTTGGGTTTATTCCCAATTGTGGTGCTAAAAATAAGAGGATTGCACCTAAAATATTTAGCATGCCATTGGAATTTAGGAAGGCTTTTGTTAATGGCTTATTTGATTCTGACGGAACAAAGAGTAGCTATGTGTGTCCTGCATGGCATACTTCGTCTCCTGGTTTGGGAAAAGACATTTATCTGCTTTTACGCAGTCTTGGAATAATGTCAAACTTGTACGCTACTAAGGCTGGTAATTTTAAAGTAGATGTTATTTCTACCAGGGCGTTTGGGAAAGTAGTAGGCAGAGAGTTTAGTAGCAAGGAGACCGGTGAATTTGGAAAAACAATAATGCCACGTTATTGCGCTGCTGTGTTTTTGGACAAGATAAAAGGAACTTGCAATAATCATCTTAGTTATTCTGAGCAAGTATTGATTAGTAGGGTTAGGCATGGCGGTTCTGTTTCTCTAGGAAAGGCTATTGACATATTGGATAAGTTGTTTGTGGATAAAACAGGTTTATATATAGCAACTGAGTTTGAGTATTTTAAAATGACCAAACAGGTAGCGAAGGTTTATACCTTATCTGTTGATGATACTAAGCATCAATATGACGCGGCCGGGTACTTGTCTAAGAATTGTGCGGACTTTCTGGGACAGGTCTGGGTTAGAGGCATGCGGGAAGTACGCAAAAGGAAACTTGACAATGTTGTAAGGCTATCTGTCCATGATAGTATCGTGGGCGATTGTCTCAATAAAGATGTTGGTCTGGAAGTAGCGCACATCATGGGAGACGCTACTAAGTACTGGACAGAATTTCACTCTCAATACTGGCTGCAATGCCCTATGAAGATGGATAGTAGCATGGGCCCTCACTGGGGAGCACTAAAGGAGCTTGACGAATGAAAACAAATTACATACTTGCTATGGATAAGAGTCACGCTGAGGCTTGCGTGGCTGGTTTTAATGTAGACCCGGTAAATCTACAGAATAAAAGTTTCAGCACAGGAAGTTAGGATTTAACCGTATTAATCTGGTAAGGAGAAAAACACAATGGATGACTCACAAGTGATAGTAACGTATCCCAGTGCTAATGTTTTGAAGATTACTACAATCATCGGCACGGAGAAGCGAGAGATTGACTTTCGTACAGAGCTCCGTATTAACACAGGTAATCTTGTTAAGGAGCTGTCTGAACAGCCCGGACATTATGCTTGGTATTCGGCAATTCTAGCAGACCAAGAAGACCAAGCTCTGAGTAAGAAACGCGATATGGAAAGACGCCGCTCTGACCTTGCACTCCAGCTGAGGCAGGGTAAGCTTAAAATAAGTGATGCTTCCGGTGCTGCCATCAAGCTTACAGAGGGTGCTATACAGGATTACATTGAGAATGACAAGCTGATGAAAGCAATGCAGGATGAGCTTTTTACGCTGGAGTCGTACTGCAAGAAGTTCAAGATTCTGGTTGCCGCAAGCGTACAGCGTAAAGACATGTTGGTCAACCTAGGGTTGCTTGAACGTCAGGAAAGAAAACAATTTAATTCGTAGTGCCGAATTAGGCAATAGCCAAATAGGCAATCGCCAAAATAGGCAAAATAAAATAACTAAACAAAGGAGTTTGCTGTGGCAATGAATCAACAGAGAATGAAAGAAAACGAAGAAGCGGGGTTTAAACGCGAGCCTGAGGAAAATGAATTCATACCTGATGTGGGAAAGACGTATTTGATTCGTCCTCTCCCGCGGGACATGGATGAGTATGCGGACGTGAACGGCGCGGATGACTTTGCTTACATCTATCGTTTTCACTTCAGCTACACAAAGCTGGACGGAACGAAAATCTTCAACATCTCATGCCCGAAAACGTGGGGCCATGACAAGCCTTGCAGCATTTGCAAGGAAGGAAACGAGCTTTACCAGAGTCCTAACGAAGAGGATAAAAAGCTGTCTAAGAAATTTTATCGGCAGGAACGTGCCCTGCTGAATCTTATCGTCCTGGATGACGCCAATTCCGTAGCCAAGGGCGTTCAGTGGTACAGGGCTCCCATCGACAAAGTTTACGGAGAAATCCGCAAGCTGGTTATCAACCCGGCATGGACTGTGAACGGTAAAGACATCTTGGATTTGGTTTACGGCCGTAATTTCACATTGAAGGTGTTGTCGAAACATGAAAGTGGGACGGGATACACGGGCTATGAAGTGACGCCTGCTCCTAACAGTTTTGACATCACGCCTTACCTTGTGGGAGACTGGCGGGAACGTATTGCAAGCTTAGTAACCCACAAACCGCGGGCAACCAACGATGACATCAATAAGCTCATTGCTGTAAGGGATAGGGCTGGCAGCGCTGCTGGCGCTCCCCCGGCTCCTCCTGCCCCTCCCGGCAGTGTAGGCGCTCCCCCGGCCCCTCCCGCTCCTCCTGCGCCCCCGGCTGGCCCTGCGGCTCCTCCCGCGCCTCCTGCGGCACCGGCAGCGGCTGCTTCAGGCCCTGCGGCCCCTCCTACACCCCCGGCAGCTCCTCCCGCGCCTCCTGCGGCCCCGGCTGCTGGCCCTGCGGCACCTCCGCCTCCTCAGCATGCGGATAACGCGGCAAGCAAGGAACAGGAGCTTAAAGCGCCTCCTGCTCCCCCGGCAGCACCGGCTGCAGGCCCTGCAGCTCCTCCTGCTCCTCCTGCGGCCCCGGCCGCTCCTGGTGCGGATACTGCTAAGCCCGCCTGTTTTGGCAAGAAGTACGCTCCCCGAACTCCGGAATGCGTAGCATGCAAGGCCAACACACCGGCGCTTCTGCAGGACTGCAGGAAGAAGTATTTGGACGCTTAATTAGGTTGCGGGTCAGGCGGCATGGGAGTCTGAGTTACTATGAGTAGGACGCTACTATTAGTTAGGACTTGGAGTGATACCGCTACCTGACCCGCGGCTTTTTCAGACTATTACAAGGAGAAAAAATGGCAAAGAATAAATCGGTTAAAGAAGAATTATATGAGTCACTGGAGAAAGACAAGACGGTGATTCTGGGCCTGGATGCAAAAATTCCCTACTTTGTAAATTCCGGACATTACGGATTGAACAGGGTACTATCCGGACGCTGGCTGGGCGGATGGTCTGCAGGCACTGTCGGTGAAATGTTCGGAGACCCTTCTTGTCTGGTTGCTGGTACTCGTGTTGTTTTAGCGGACGGCAGTATTGTTTCCATAGATAGTCTTGGAAATAAACACTTACAGCATATTGATGTTCTTATGCAGAAGGGTAACGGGGATAATGCTGTTGCTAAAGTTTTTCATAAGTATGAAAAGCAGAATGTCACAGAGATTATTTTAAGTGATGGTTCTCGCGTTACAGGTACGCATAATCACCCTTTGCTGACTACCGCTGGTTGGATGACCATTGACGAGTTGCAATTAGGTGATACGCTTATGACTACAAGTTTTATTCCTTGTCATATCACCGATTACATAAAAACAGGCTTTGTGGTGGAACAATCGCATCTTGGGCCTCGGTATAACGGAAAAATGCCGCAGGTCGTTGATGAAGAGCTTGCTTCAGTAATGGGATATGTTCTTGGTGACGGTTGGGTAAGAAAGAAAGGTGTAGGTTTTTTGGTTAATCCTGATGAAATTGACATACTCGGTAAATTGTTAGTTTACATGGACAACCTTTTTGGTGTTGCCGCTCACACGCAAGTCAGGGTTGGCAAGGACCATTATTACGAAGGTAAGTTGTTTAAAAGTAAAAAGGCGCTTACGTCAGTAGAGTATTCAAGAAATGCTGTGACTAAAGCTTTGGGCTTTCTGTCAGAAAAAAGAATTCCTGATTTAATTATGCGCTCTGGAAATTCAATTATGAGCAGTTTTCTCAGGTGGTTATTTGAAGCTGCCGGTTGTTGCTTTAGCAAGGGTCGTGGATCACGAGCTGTTGCTTTGAAAACCGCATACTTGGATTTAGCTTTGGATGTACAACTTGCTTTGCGCCGTTTTGGAATAAGAGCGAGAATAATCAAGTGGACAAACAGCGCAGGGCGCATATCTTATAATATTCGTATAGGCAGCAGGGATAATATTTTGTTATTTGATAAGTACATAGGTTTTGTATCAAACAAAAAAATAATAAAACTGCAGCAGCTCGTATCAGACGTAAACAAAATGCGAAAACCGCGAGATTCTAAACCAGAAACTGTTGTGGCAATTAACAGGCTTAGTAAGCAGCAGGATGTTTTTGACATAGAGATTCCAGAAGGCCACCAGTTTGTTGCTAATGGTATTATTAGTCATAATACTGGAAAAAGTCTTTTAACCAGTCGAGCGATGGTATCACTGCAGCGCAAGGAAATTTATATCAACGAAGGCTGCGAGAAGGAAGTGGATTTGACGGACACCTTCATCATCCTAGATGATACGGAAAAAGCATACCAGGAAAAATTCTGTAAGATGCAAGGTATGGACATTAACGACCTTATCAAGCTTCACAAAACATTGACCGTTGAAACGCACTTTACGCAGATGGAAGACAAGGTGAATAAAATACGCGCTCTCACCAAGCAGGCTCCTCTCGGTGTTTTCTGCGATTCCATTTCTCAGCTTTCTACAGACAACGAAATGGAAAAGGGTATGGAGACTACGGACATGGGTAACAAAGCCAAGAAGGTGCATCAAGCAATGCGCCTGTATTCCGATTACATTTATTCCAATATGGTCATGTATCTGGCCAATAGTCATGTTACGGATAGTCCTAACCCTTACGGGCCTAAGCGCGTTATTAAGGGCGGAAAAGGCATGGCTTTTCAGTCCACAGTGAGGCTGGATTTGCGCTACCTTAGTAAATTCATTCGTAACATGATGGATACTTCTGAGGTGGGCGAGCGCGGGGAAACTTACGGCGTGAAGATTCTGGCTGAGACGGTAAAAAACCGCGTTGCTCCTCCTTTCATGTTCACAATCATTGACGTGTACTTTGACCGTGGCATTGACCCATACTCCGGGCTGTTTGACCACTTCACACGCACGGGCCAGATTATGCTTAAGCCTGCGGATAAAAAGAAAAAGGAAAAAGAGAAGGAGAAGGAGCCCGAAGAAAAAGGAAAGAAGAAAAAGAAAAAGAAGATTGACCCGGATTCTATTTACCTTTTTGACGGCAAGCATGAATTCAAGCACGCCGAATTGCCTCAGCTGATTATAGCTCAGGATTTGCTGGGCGTTAAGGCTGCTGGTTTTGAATACATGACTCCGATAGATGCCGGTGAGTTGGTAGAGGAAGACCTGGAGGAAGACGATAAGGACTTTCCCACGGCCGCGCCTCCGCCGCTTCCTCCTGTTCCGCGCCGTGAACCTATGGGAGAATGAATGTTGCTGACCAACGAAGAGCGCCAAAAGTTTTCTACTTACCTTAAGCAGTCTGCGGAAGGCGATAAAGGCATTATCGAGCAACTGGAAAATTTAAATAATAAGCTTGGCATGTCATCTTCACTCAAAGAAGCTATGACGGGTAAAATGAAGAGCGAGATGACTGTTAAGCTTACGGTTGCTTCACTGCTCGATAAGGTAGAAGGTTTTTAAGACTGGCCGTATTAATATGGTATGAAAAGAAATTCTAAATCAGGGGCTGCTAAGGCCACAGTTTTCTCAGACCCGCACGCAAATAATTTCCAGCGTTTCGCCAAAATCAAAAATGGTTTTAACTCAAGGCTCTTAGATGTAATAAGAGCCTTGCGTTTTATTAACACCTACAACGAAGAGAATGCTATTGATACTACGCTTCTCTCCGGAGACTTATTCCATACGTTTTCTTTCGTAGAAAATGATGTGATGAATCTTGTCAATGAGGTGCTAAGTAACTGGTACGGCCAGCTGTACTACATTGTCGGCCAGCATGACTTGAAAACCAAAGCGGACAAGTACGATGAGCGGCTGGCAAGTTCTTTGGTATTCAGGAACAACAAAACAATTCACCTATTGCAGGGCGGAATAAAGTATACGCTGCCTAACGGTACTACACTTTTCGGTATGGGCTGGCAAGACCCTAAAAATTTCTACGAGCAGGAGTTTGAGTCTGCGGATATTTTCATGGGCCACCAGATGATTGATAATCCGGACATCCCAAAAGGAATGCGACTGCATAAGGACTGGATTGAAAAGAACGGTTACAAACTGCTAATCTTTGGTGATATTCATAAGCCTGATTTCAGAAAATATGATGGCTACAATGTTTTGATTCCCGGCGCTCCCCTTCAGCACAATTTTGGTGATGCCGGGCAGGACAGGGGATTCTGGACGGTTGACCTGGATACCTACGATGCTGATTTTATTCCCATCAATACCACACCAAAATTTATCAAGGTGCAGAGTGCTGCGGAATTAAAGAGCGGCGATGACTTCAATTTCTACCGGGTAGAAAAGCCCGCGGATGTGGATACTACGGGAATGAATGTGGCCGTCCGCAAGGAAGTAAAGCAGGCCTTTAGAGAATCCGGGTTATCCGTGGCCATGTCAGACGAAGAGCTTCTGACAAAATATTTGGAATTGAAAACTGATAAGAACGAGACCAAGCAGGATGTGTTTTTGCAAACAGGTTTGAAGTATTTGAAAGAGTGCGTGTCATCTGCGGTCACGCCCAAAGACTATGTAATAAAAAAGGTGGAGATACACAACTTTGTTTCCATGCTCGGCAAGCACACGTTCACTTTTGTCAAAGACATTTTTCTCATTCTGGGCAGCAACGGTTTTGGAAAGACAACGCTCTTTGAGGCGCTGTATTGGTGCCTGTTCGGGGTTACTACAAAAGGTTTGGCTGCTGGGGAAGTGGTCAACGATACTGTCAACGAAGACTGTAGCGTTATCGTAACGCTGGAAGGAAGCAAGGATACTATTACCGTTCACCGGTACAGGAAGGATAAGGATTTTGGTAATGCTTTCTTTTTCAATATTTATGCAGGGTCTACTGACGCGCAAGAGCAAGGTAGCGTTTATCAGATTAAGCGTGAGTCCACGGATGCAACGCAGGAAGAGCTTAACCGGATGCTGGGTACTAATGCCAGCTTCTTTAAGAACGTCAACTATTTCTCACAGGAAGCTTTTGAATTTTTCTCCACGCTCACGGACGCCGGGCAGAAAGCAATCTGCAAAAATCTTATGCAGATTGACCGCTTTGAAAAGGCGGAAGACAAGGTTAAGTTTGAAGCGGCAATCCTGGACAACAGCTATAGCAAGCAGGAGCAGCAGCTTTCCAGTGATAAGGCTGTCCTGATTGAGAAGGAGCAGACCTTGAAGAGTCTCAGGTCTCAGGAGATTATCTGGGAAAGCCAGCACAAAGAGGATTTGGTTAAACGAGCGGAACAGCTGAAGGGCCTACAGGCCCGCTCTGAAAAAATAAATCGTAACATCGAAGTCCTCAGCGCGGAAAAAGAGGACTTGGAAAAACAGAAGGCAGGAATAGAGCTTGCTATTCCTGTGTACGTTGACGCATACGCGGCCGTGGTCGTTGAATTGACGCAGGCCATTGCTACGGCTGATGGTAATCGCTCTTCAGGGCGGAAGGAATACTTCGATGAGCTGAAGCGCCTGAACACCAATAAGGAAAAGCTTAACAAAGACCTTTACAGCATAGAGGCTGACCTGTCGCAGGTCAGTAACCGGCTGGATGAGCTCAAAGAGCAGGTGACGGCCTCTGACAGCGCTCTGTGCTCTTTATGCGGTCAGAAGCTTCCGCCTTTTAAAATATCTGAGATACGGGAAAGGCTTCAGCAGGAATACTCCCAGAAGACCGCGCTGCTTCCAGGAATGAATAAAACCAAGGAAATCCTGCAGTCGAATATCCAAAACACCGTAGAGCTTATTGCACAGCTGGAAACCAAAAACAATTTTGATAAGCAAGACCAAGCTGTGCGCCTGCTGCAGGCCAGGAAAGACACCGTTACCGTCCAACAGACCGCGGCTAAGCAGTTGCATGATAATGCAGTCAATCAAGCCAAGCTTGTCTATCAAGAAAAAACACACGAGATGGATACCCAGCTTGTAAATCTGTCATCGGAGCTGGCTGTGTTGCTCAGGGATAAAGCAACCTGCGAGCACGACTACGGCGCATATCTTCTTGAATTAAAGGCTCAGACAGAGGTTGCCAATCCTTTTTCTGTTGAAATAAAAAATCATGAAGCACTGCAAACGCAGATGCGCCTTGGCATAGTAGCCAGAGAAGAAGAACTGCAGCGCCTTTATGCGGAGCAGGAGATTCATCAATTCTGGCGCGTAGCATTTTCTAACCAAGGCATAATTTCTTACCTGCTAGATAATTTTTCATTGCGTTTTACTATTATAATTAACGATATTTTGTTGGATTTAACAGACGGGCATTACTCTTCATTATTATCAACCCAGAAAAAACTGAAAAACAAAGATGAGTACCGAGAACAGTTTGAATTTAAAATTTTTATCGATGGCAAGGAGCGGACGTATAAAGCACTGAGTGGAGGACAAAAAGCTAGAATTAATCTTGCTACGGTTGCCACTTTGCACAAGATAATACAAGAACAGTATAACTTAATTGCGATTCCATTTTCTCTTGTGGCGCTAGATGAGCTAATTTCTGAGCTGGATGCCGGTGGAATAGAGGCAATGAGTTCTTTGATTAGCGGTATGGCCAAAGATTGTGCAGTTTACGTGATAACACACCTGGATAATTTTAAAAACTTGTTTTCTAATCATGTTACTGTGGACTACACAAAAGAAAAAGGTACAATAATAGCGTATGTTTAATTGCAGACGGTGCGGGTATTCTTGGTTGCCTAGAAAGACTAATCCTAAATACTGTCCGTTATGCAGTAGTATCTGTTGGCGCACACATAAGAAAAAACCACTAGGGCACCTGTTGGTACTTAGACGGTGGCGAAAACGAAATAGGAAGCGTTACCTTGAGCTTCAAAGAAAAAGCTCGGCTATTTTTAGAAAAAAGCATCCGGATAGGGTTAAGAAAGCACTTGCTGATTATAAAAGTAAAAATTATGATAAAATCATCAGGCATAGCAGGGAGTACTGGAAAATTTATTATAAAAATAATAGACAAAAAGTGCTTATTAAGAATAAGCAATACCGCGTTAAAAATAAAATTCTTTATAAGATAAGAAACAATATATACACTGCTATAAAAAGAGAGCTAGGTTTTAAACAAAGCAGCACTGTAGTACTGCTAGGTTGTTCTGTGCAGGTTTTTAAAGACTACATTGCGCGGCAGTTTAAGCGTGGTATGTCTTGGCATAATCACGGAAAGTGGCATTTAGACCACATTAAGCCCTGTGTTTCTTTTGACTTGACTAAGCTATCAGAGCAAAGAAAGTGTTTTCACTACTCTAATTACCAACCTTTGTGGGCCAAAGATAATCTTATTAAAAATAAAAGGTCAGCATGAGCTTAAAAGTGTTATATTTTGATATTGAAACTACCGGGCTGGAAGCCAAGGAGCATGACATCATTCACCTTGCCATGATTGCTGAGGTGAACGGTAAGGTAGTAGGCGAGCACGAGTTCCGCATGCGCCCTACACGCTTCGACAATATCAACCCTGAGGCCCTGGCAGCGAATGGATTCACAGTAGAGGAGCTTAAGGTGCTCCCACCGCAGGAAGAAGTTTTCCCGGAGATAATAGCCACGCTGGACAGGTACATTGACAAATACAACAAAGCGGATAAATTCACACCGGCCGGTTACAACATTCGGTTTGACGAAGCTTTCCTCAGTGAGCTGTTCAAGAGAAACAAAAACGATTACATAGGCAGCTACCTGAATTGGCACGACTTGGATTTGCTTTACGTTATGTTCCTATACGAATTTTTAGGTCATCACAAGCTTCCGAATTACAAACTGGAAACGGTAGCGGCGTACTACGGCGTTAAGCACGCTCCGCATGATGCTTTAAGCGATGTTAGGGCCGTGCGCGAGCTGGTACACAAATTTCTGTTTCAGTCTGTAAATTGGACGCTGCATAAATGATAAGAATATCCTACACTATTTTTAGTTTTGATGCACTATTTGAAGGCCCGAAAAGAACACCTTCAGAGTGGGTTATTTCTTTGATGAGAAAGCTTCAGTTTCATCAACACATAGTAGTAGCATCTTGGCACAAAGAACGCTGTAGGGCGGATATGATTGGAGTGTTGAGAGATTTGGCAGGAAGGCCGAGTAAGGTTCCGCTTTTGATTTTGGAGCCGGAAGAAGACAATACAGACCCTCGTTTTTGGTTGTTGAATTCTATTCGCAGGTGTATACTTCATTTTAAACAGAATCCTGAACTTGTCATAGTGGAAAATAGTTTTATGGATAGCAGGCTGGGAGCTGGGTCTATTGTAAGTGAAATAGGAATGCTACTTTACAAAGAAGAGCTTCAGCAGTTCAACATATTGCAGGTTTTTAACAAGTTGTAGCTTTTTTAGAAAAAGTAAGCTATTTTTAATTATTGATTGAGTACCGATTCACTTTAATCGGAAATTTACAGTATGCGTCCAGGTGGAGGCAAACGAAAAGGTTCTGCTTTTGAGAGGGATGTTTGTCGTATAATTTCTCAGTTTTGGTCTAACAATTCTTACAGTGACCTATGCTGGCGTTCCGCAAGCTCCGGTGTCAGAGGTACTTCTACAAACTCACACTCACGCAGTAAAGTTAAAGGGTACTACGGAGACCTCACGGCCACGAGCCCCCTCATCGAACCGCTCTTTCAGGTTTTCAGTATTGAATGTAAATTTTACGCTAAAATAGACCTCACAGAAATTCTCCGCGGAATAAAAAATAATAAGCTGCTGGAGTTTTGGACACAGGCCTACCGGGATGCAAGGCATTCCGGGCGCACACCGGTACTTATTACCAAGCAGAATTTTCTCGGAACACTGATGATTATCAGGCTGGCAGATGCCAATAAGCTTTTGCATACTATGGATAAGCCGGTTAAGTACATGACCATAGGACAGGAGCTGGCCATTTTTAACCTGGACGATTTTTTGAAAAATGTAAACAGGGAACGATTCATAAGAACAGTAAAAATACTGGCAGAGGAGAGCATAAATGCTGAAACTGAAAGCGCTGCTTGAAGTTACGGAAGCACAATTGGGCGAGCTGGGGCCGATGAAGCGCCGGGACATCATCGACTACCTGAAGGATAAAGGCTTCGCTGGCCCTTTTGCCGGGGCAAAACATGCTTATATGGCCTGGAAGAACGGGAAAAAGATTACAGTGCCTAATCCTCATGGTGGAGAAGAGTACAGCCGCGGGCTCGTTAATCAGATTTTCAAGCAGGCGGATTTTGCAATGGCCGGGGTGGCCTGATGAAAAACCAATGTAATGATGACGGATTCTCCTACTTAGAAACCCCCGCAATGTACCTATTCGCCCGGCCGCGGACAAGAAACAACGTGCGCGACATCATCAAAATGATTCATCCCATTCTGGATTATTACATCAAGTACTACCTTTACAAATACAGAATATACGACAACCACCCTGAGCATCTGGACTACTACGGAGATACTTACGTGTTTTGCTGCGAGCTGCTATACAACGTGCAGCATACCGGTAACAATTTCAACCGGATAAAGCGGTATATCAATAAGTCAATCAGCGGATGGCTTTACAATAAGGTCTACAAGAAAAAGAAAAAGTGCATAGAGCTAACCAAGGATGAGCTCGCCGTGGCCCTCCAGGTGGATTACCGGGATGATTTTGCTGAGGTGGAGTATCACCATGACCTGCGGCAGCTGAAGCAGACCTTGGCAACGGAGCTGGACTTCTATTTTGAGCTGTTCAGCACCGTGTACGGCAATATTGTATTCAAGCACAAGGAAGAGTTCAAGAAAAAATACTACGATGCGGCATTCCTCAAGTACCTGAAAACGGGGCAGTTACTACAGGCAATCGACTTCTTTGAAAATAAATACGGGAACATTTTTAATGAAACAAAACGAGAAACAGCAGCATGTGGTGTCTGAGCTTGACTTGCTGGTTTACATTTTGGCCATAGAAAAGAAGTACTATGACCTGTTTGAAATGTACGGCATGTTTTACGATTTCAAGAAGTGCAGCCATTGTGGCCACGACAACCAAATTCAGTTCAAGCTTACCAACGAAATCATTCGCACTTTCGGTGAGCACGGAATGATAAAAATTCCGCAGGACAAGGAGCTGAAGCAGGTGTCCCGCGACATCACAATCTGGAAGGGCCTGATGCGCTGTGAGGATACGTCCCTGTCTGTAAGGGTGGAAGAGTATGCTGCGCGGTACAAAGTGAGCCAAGACACCATTTATAAAATCAGGCATAGGGTACAAGCAATGGTAGATAAGTTTGTCGCAATGAAAAAGATATTCAGACGGAGGAAGCGTGAGCCGAATTCCTAACAACTACGATGTCTCAGTAGACCCGGAGCCTACGTCATTGTCCGTTGTGGATGACCACGAATTTTCTGAATTTGTCGCGGGTCAGACAGAGCAGCTTTCGCCGTCCATGAAGAAGAAGGTCAAGCTGGCCATGAAGGATTCCTCTGCCAAGCTGAACATCTTTTTCATGGCTATAGCCCAGAAGAACGCTCACCGGCTGGCGCGAGTCATGGGAGCCTTGGATAATGTGGATAAGGAGCTGCTGCAGAATTGGCGAATAAAGACCATGAATACAGAAGAGCTCCTTGACTTGTTCTCAGAGCTGAACGTGGAAAAGCACCGGACTACTAAGGGCCTGCTGGAAATGGCAAATAAATTTGAAGGTAATCTTCCCAGCATGAATCAGTTTCTCGATGATGACCAAGAAATAGAAATCAGAGAAATGCCCAAAGCCTCCAAGAAAAGGGTCGTTGACTTCTTCAAGCAAAAGATAGCTGTAGCCACGTAACACCTTACTTTTCCTTTTTTGCCGTATTAATATAGTACAGGATACTTTGTTACAACTTATAGGGGGTACTATTTATGCTTAGGATTACACTCGCAGAAGCTGCGGAATTTCTTGGATACGATACGCCGTGGGTTTATAATACGCTGCCCAAAGTAGGCTACGGTGGAACGAAGGTCTTCCTGGGGATAACGGAGATGACCGCACTATTTTCTTTCTCTTTCATGGCCAAGAGTTACGAGCTTTATCCATACAATTTCATTGTCAATAAAAAATTCTTATCCCTGGTGGCAAAGAACACAGTAGCGGAGATGAGCGACTATGCGCATACACAGGAAGACCTGCATGACATTGTTTTCGCTCTCAAGGTTGTTAAGACTAACATCCGGGTGTTCAATCTCATGTCCTACGTTTACCGGAAGGTGGATTCCTCCTGCGGAGACTGGAGAAAGACGTTCAAGGAGGATGTTTTCTCCCGCATGGCCAAGCTCTTTGTCCAGAAGAAAATTACCTATCTGGAGTTCAACCCGGACGGTCTTTTCATGAAGAACAAAGAGCTGGAAGCGGAGATAATCACCGGTCTACAACAAGAGCTTGTGGGTAAGAATACATAAGCAACTAGGTAATGTGATAGATTAATTTTCAAATTTTTTACTTGACTTCCGTACTCCCTATGACTTATATTACTACTAATAAATTTATAGGTAATTTTTCAGGAGGTAAAGATGGTGGCAGAGTCAAGAGCTTCCAGGATTGCTGTGCAGAGACAACCAAACGAAGACCCGTGGGCTTTTATTTGGAAAAACTTTTACGGTTTGGCAGTGTACTACTCCTTAATCTATGCCCGGAAGACAAAACACTGGGAGCTTAAGGACGATTTCAGAAACGAAATGCTTTACGCGATGGTCGATGCTTACACAAAATACCGTGACCGGCCGCTGAGCGAGCAGGTCAAAATCTTCAAGACAATCCCTTTCAACTACTACTCCTCACGCCTTGACCGAAAATGGATGACACTGGAGCATGTGCCCATTGAGAACAAGGCCATTGTGGAAGATGAGGACAGGTTCAGGAGCCTGTACGATGCTTACTATGAAGAATTCCTGGATACTCATTACCGGCTGAACGTGGATGAAGACACGGATGAGAAGATGGTGCTAATGCAGATTCTTTATCCGTCAAAGGAGTTTCAGGACTTCATTGAGGGCGAGAAAGACCGGCATCAGATGACCAAAGCTATGCTCAGGAAATTTTTCTGCCAGAAATACAAATGGAGTAGCAAGTACTTTGATGAGGTATTCGCCAATGTCAAAATCGCCGCTTAAAAAATGCCGCTTTGAGGGCTGCAAGAAGAAAGAATCTGATGCTTTTGATTTGCGTGTGGAGGGTAAGCATATCCCTCTTTGCGAAGAACACGGGGAGTACACCATGCAGAAGATGCTGCTGGATAATCCTAGCGCAGTTGTTTCAACAAAAGTAGTGCATTAAACCGGGGAGATGGTGAAACTGGCAGACACACTGTACGGGTCGCAACCGTTGGCGCGTGATGACGCAACACAGAACATCACATTGAAGGTTCGACTCCTTCTCTCCCCAGCTTAATGCACGGTCAATAATGAAAAATATAAAACTTAATTACTCTGCTATTATCAGCTTTTCAAATAAAGGCCCGCAGGGTGAGCCGGTCAATATTAACAAGCCCGGTGCTGCATATTTGAAGAAGGCAAAAGCCTGGGCCAAGAAAAATAAGCGGACGTTCCGCGATAATTTTGCATTGGTTTTGGCCTATACTTTTGAGACATAGCATGCTAATAAAGGTTTTTGTTCGTATTAATGTGTTATAGGTATAGCATACTAAGGTAAACTTTAAGGGAGGGTACTAATGGATAAGAAGCTGCTGCTGCCTGAGATTGAAAAGATTAAAATTAGACATCCACGAGCCGCGGATTTCATGGCGAAGATTTCCCGGCATGATGACTGCTTCGCTTTGAACAATGACCCGAAAAGCGAAGACTGCCTGCGTTGCATTCTCCGGGTGGAGTATGACGGCCAGGAAATGAGCATGTCTGAGTGCTGCAAAAAATTCATGAAGATGTCCGTAACCGAAAAACCAAAAGGAGAACCTGTGGCCGAAAAGAAAGAAGAAAAAGCCAAAGATGCGCCTGCAGAAAATGCTGCAGCCGCTGAAAAACCTGCGGAGAAAACAGAAGCTGCGCCCAAAGAGGAAAAGAAAGAACAGCCCAAGCCCCCGGCCAAAAAAGCCGCTGCTCCCAAAGCCGAAAAGAAAGCCCCGGAACCGGCCGCGCCCAAAGCCGAAAAGAAGCCCCCGGCCAAAAAAGCCGCTGCTCCCAGAGCTGAAAAGAAGGCCCCTGTCAAGAAGGCGGATAAGAACAGCGTGGAAGGTCTGGGCAGCTGTCAGCTCACAATCCTGAACATGGTGAAAAAGAAAAGCATGACGCAGGGTGACATTGCCGACAAGCTGAAAATCAAAGGCCCTACGGCCAACATTGCCCTAGGAAAGCTGATGAAAAAAGGATTCATTACCCGCGTCCCTGAAGGGAGAGGATTCTTGTACTCTTCCAAATAAATAACCGGCCAGTATTTATCCTAATTGTCAAGCCCCAGCCTTAATCGGCTGGGGCTTTTTGTTATAAGTCATTGATTTTTATACCTTTATAACTATAAAGAAAAAAGTATATAATCTTACTTTTAACTTGCATTCCTGATTGTATTACATTATATTTAATACTGGAGGGGGAGCTATGAAAAAGATTTCGGTTCCCAGAAACATGAGAAGCAGCGAGCGGCTGCTGAGCTTTTTGCCTTGGTGCAAGGAGTGGGAGCTGAGCGGGTATCTTGGTAAGAGCGGAATTCTTTATGAGGTGGGCGGGAAGCGCGAGAGTCGCGCTTTCAACAAAGAGGTTGTGTTTCACTCTCACCCTAAGAGCAAAAACGCCAATGTTCCTTCTCCCGCGGATGTCATGAAGTTTGCTTACCTGAGCCGGGCCAAAGTTTCAATCGTGGTTTGCCCGGATTGCTTTGTGGTCATGGCCAAGGGGCCACGTTTCAATCCTGAAAAATACAACCCGGAGTTTGATGCTGTTTCCCTGATGTGGAATTCCGGTAAGATAGACGGCCGCTGGATTAAAAATTGGAAGCGGGCCGTGGTTGACCTGGGAATGAAAGTTGACCTTTATGGTCGGGAGAGTGCCTAATGAGTATCACATTTCAAGATTTCATGCGTTTGCAGGTCATGGGTATTGAACTATACGCCCAACGCAATAAAAAACCTGCTTCTGTGGTGGCCGGGGAATGGATTCAAAAGTACGCGGTGAGTTTTAGAAATCTCTTTAAAAATTAAAAGGTAGAGCGTATGAAAAACAGGAAAAAGTGTAACGGCAGGTGCTCAAAGTGTCTCGGATGTGGCAGGGTGTGTTAATAAAAAGATAAATAATCTTACTTTTTACTTGCATTCCTGATTGTAATTGATTATCTTATTACTGTGAGAGAGAAAGAACAAATGATGGACTTCTACAAACGGCAATGTGAATACTTCCTGCAGCATGCAGCAGGCCTTCAGGATGTTGCCAGAGACTTTATGCTGCGGTGGGCAGAAGAGAGCGCCCTGAAGTATATGGAATTTAAACTTAACTAAGAGGTGAGTATGATGCTCTTAACGAAAGAAATTCTGGCCAAGCTGCCTCCTATCAAGGGCCAGGAAGTAAAAGGTGAAGACGCAGTGGCTTTTGTCAAATTCTTTACCCCGGACTCAAACTGGACTTGGTACGCTACGGAATATGACCCGGCTGAGGGCCTGTTCTTCGGGCTGGTGCAGGGGTTTGAAGAGGAGCTGGGTTACTTCTCGCTGGCGGAGCTGAAAGTGGCGCGGCGCGGGCCTATGGGACTGGCCATTGAGCGCGACAAATGGTACAGTCCTAAACCAATCAAAGAATTAAGGAGGGCGGCATGAGTGGTATGGTATTTCCTGCTGAATGGAAACTGAGTTTTGAAAAGCCTAATGTCTGGAGTCGAAAAAAGAAATATGTCCGTTTCAATGCTTGGCGCGGGCAAGAAGAGCCTGTTTACGCCGTAGCAGGGGCCAATGATACGGGCATGAGCAGCGATTCTCCGTGTCCCTCTGATGTATGCAAGGCTGAGCTTGGCATGGTTAAGCAGGTGCTGAAGGAAAACAACATCCCAGCGCGTATGGCTACGGGCCAGTCATCCAATGTCTTTTGCTTGTGTCGCTACTTGATTGTTCCGGTTAATCTGGTGGAAGCTGCCCGTGGTATCCTTAGCTTCTGGTATCAAACTGAAGGAAGATGGAGTACGCGACTACTATACTTGTGCAGTTCTCCGGTTTCTCTGGTTAAGGCAGCATAAAGAAAAAGATAAATAATCTTACTTTTCACTTGCATTCCTGATTGTAATTGATTATATTAGTAATGTAGGGAAAGGAGTTAAGATGAGCGAGAAAAAGAAACTGAGTCAGAGCTGGTGCCGGTGCAAAGAAGACAAGCTCGCGCTGGGAGAGTTCATTTACAAGGAAGACGGAAAGTGCGAGTGCGGAATTGAGATGCATCATTACCATTGCGAGTCCTGCGGCGGCGTTCTTCAAATCGGGTAAGGAGAGACTATGAGACTTCACAAAGAAAAAGTCATGAGTGTCAACGGCATACTGTGCAACGTCATCATGGATAAGGGGCCGGGCCGCGATAGCCTGGACATCATACCTTTTGTTTCACGGAAGATTTGGGAACTGGGCCTTGGCAATCTGGAGCCTATTTGGAAATCAGCCAGGGAGCTTATGGATGCGCCGTACTGCGCGGAACGAAAACTGGATAATGGAATAGTAATCTACAATTCATACTTATGTGCAAAGGAGGCTGCATAATGGCAAGTAACGCTGTGGCTGAAAAAGCTGAAAAGTTTGACCTTGTGTTCCTGGGAGCCTATGATTCTGGGATTGTACCAGGGAGACGGAATCTGCATGGGTTGCGGTAGGAAAGTATAAAATAAGTATTTTCACTTTTTACTTGCAATCCTGATTGAATAGAATTATATTACTGGTAAGCAATAAAACTTAAGGAGGGTAAGATGTCAAATGCAAAGATGGTCAGTCTGAAAAGTACCCGCTTCGCGTCCCTGGAGCAGGCAGAAGAGTATGTCAACCGGTTTTCTATTACGGATAAGGTTGTCGCGTGCCGGGACATGCAGTTCAAAAACGGCCTCATCCAAATCGGCAACCAGGAAATGCCTTTTACGGCGAATGGCTGGCGGGCGTTCCTCAGTGAAGTCGTGCCGGGTGCGAGTCGCTTCCTGAATTCGGAAGACTGCCCTCAGGATTTGGCGGAGCAGGTTGTGAATCGCATGCTATCGGAAAAGTCCGACATGAAGCGCATGGTGCGAATCGAACAGGACAACGGCGCTCAGCCGTACCTCAAAGCATTCCTTTCGGAAGGATACCGGCCGTACAATAACAAGCAGTTTGTGGCCGAAATAAAAAAGAACATCGCAGGCAAGGAAGACGAATTCAAGGTGCTGCGTCCCAGCGTGAGCGGCGGAACATTCTCGGTGAACCTGCTGAATCACAAGCAGAAGATTACTCTGCAGGACGGTGAGAAAAACCGTAGCATCTTCCTGGGCGTGAATTACCGGAACGGCGAAGACGGAGGAGCCTCTGTGTCGCGCCTGCCTTTCAGCTTTGACCGCTTCTGCGAGAACGGTACTATCTTCGGCAGGAAATTCATTGAAGCTGTGGCGAAGCGTGTTGTCCACCGTGGCGCTGACATCGCGGACAGGGTGCTGGAAATTATCGGCAAGGCGGACAATTCCGCGCTGGACGTTCTCCGGAAATCGTATGTCAATTTGATGAATACCATGATGACTCAGCTTTATTTCAAGCATGTCGCGGAGCGGGCTATCTATCCCATGAAGGTCATGCCTCAGCGGGATTTCATTGAGGCAATCCCTTTTGACGGGAGCGAGAGTCGCTTTGGCTTCTTCAACCGGATTAACGAGTATGCTCATACGGGCAACCATGACGAAGAGAAACGCATGGAGTTTGAGCGGCTGGCCGGGATGGTTGTGGAGGAGAATCTGATTTCCTAATCCTAACTCCTGAAACAAAGCCCCAGAGAAATCTGGGGCTTTTTCTTTTTGTCCGTATTAATATGACAGGAGCATTAGTCAGAAGCTAAGAGCGCCTGCTACAGAAGAAACAAGAAAGAAGATGATTATCGCTTTAAAGAGAGTAATTCATACGCCAGCGTGGTGTGCTAAAATAAGTGCCGCATTAAAAGGTAAGAAGAAATCCCCAGAGCATGCAGCAAAGTGTAGAACATTTAATTTAGGAAAGCATCACACGGAGGCCACAAAGAGACACTTATCAAGAGTTATGATGGGAAGATTCGTTAGTTCAGAAACGAAAGAAAAGCAGCGGTATGCTGCTCTTAAAAGAAAGCGTTGTGCTTAATAATATTTATGGGAGGATTACTGTGAAAAAATTGGCAATACTTACTGATTTCGTTGGTTACTTGGAATCCTACTCAATCGCGCAGATTGTTAGGCAGCAGATGCGGATGCTGAAGCAGAACGGTTACAAGTTCAGATTCATTCAGCGGACAACTGACATTGCAGAATGGGAAAAATATACCGATGATATTTGTGTCATTCCCGATTACATCTGCGGCAACCGCGGAGAAACAGAGGACATTCTTAAGCGCACTGGAAAAAGCTGGGCGGAGCTGGTAAAAGAAACCTATGATGCCCTGGAGCTTCACCTGAAGGATATGGACATTGTGATTACGCATGACCTTATTTATCAGTCCTGCGATAATATTCAGGATGAGGCGGCAGCGCTTTATGCAAAAAATCATCCTAATGTTTTATGGTTGCATTGGGTACACTCTGCTTCTAACCCGGCCGGGCTTAACAAGCAGGTAGGAAAAAACGTGTATGCAAATTCTTTTGTCATATACCCTAACCAACGTGATATTTTCAAGGTTGTTGCTAATCTTAAAGTTCCGCCTGAGAAGGTCAAGGTTGTTCCGCATGCTATGGATTACGTTGACTTCTTCGACATGCATCCTATCACGGAAAAAATAATAGAGTCCACCGGAATCATGGAAGCAGATGTAGTATGCTGCTATCCGCTGCGCCTGGACAGAGGAAAGCAACCCGAATTCTGCATCAAGATTATGAATCAGATACGTGACCATTTCAAACGCAAGATTCAGTTGGTCTTTGTTGACTTCCAATCCACAGGCGGCGATAAGGTAAACTACCGGGAAGAGCTTATAGCAATGGCTGCTTCCTATGGCTGGCAGGATGATGAGCTCATTTTCATGTCCCAGTTTCATCCGGACTGTTTCATGCAGACTCCCAAAAAAGTTATTCGGGATTTGTTCCTGTTGTCAAATGTTTACATTCACCCCAGCAAAAGCGAAACGTACTCATTGACAACGCAGGAAGCGCGGGCCTGCAAAAACATGCTAGTGTTGAATTTCGATTTCCCGGCAATGAGGGCTATGTACGGGGAAGACCCTATTTACCGTAAGTTCAGCTCCAATACTTGCATTGTGGAGGATAACCCTAACCCGAATACAGCAACACAGACCGGTTACGTTCGGGGTGTTGATAATTACTGCATGGAGATAGCCGGGAGAATTTTATATTATCTTGATAAGCAGGCTGTGGTTAAGATGTCTGATGAAACAAGAAAAAATAAAAACCTGCAAACGGTTTTTAAGCGTCATATAGAACCTTTACTTTTTGGTGCCAAAGATGATAATCAGCAAGCCCCCCAGCAAGGCGTATGATGAATTCTGTGCGCGAGCTTTTGGTAAACCTGTGGAGCAAACAAAGCCAGAAGAAAAACCGGCTGCTCCTGAAGAGGAAAACCGTGACCTTCTCAGCGCTCGCATGCGTATTGCACGGGGTGAGCTCAGGCCCCCAGGACGATAATGAGTTCAGGAATTGACTTTGGGTTTTTTATAGATAGGATGTCGGTAGCCGCGGAAGAGGCAAAAGTTCTTAGTGAACAATCACAAGGATTACTACTGACTGCGCTTTGTTGTAAGCAATAACATTTTGCCGCAAGGCAAAGAAACGCATGTTTCACATTCGGAGGAAAAGATGAAAGCAAAAAGTCAGAAGAAATCGCCCCTATCTTGCAAGCTCCGTGGCGATAAAGTTGTAATCGAAATTGGAATTGATACGCTTGCCTTTGCTTTTGAAGAAAGCGAATACAATAATCCTTTTGATGTTACCCAAAACAAACACGTTCGCACAGACACCATCGCTTTCAAAAAAGAGTTTGCCAGGGATGTCGTAAACGAAATCAACGATGAAGAGGAAGACGGCTCAACTTTGCTTACTGGGCTATTTGACAAGGCAACAGAAAGAGCCGTTGAAAACGGAAGTCTTGGAATCAGAGAAATTTAAGAGCGCAAAATGTTAAAGCACACAACAATCGTATGGGGTTTCGTAGCCAAGGCTACTCAAGGCAAATTGCCTGCTGGCAACAACTTCCCCATACTTTCCCGTTCTATGGAGCGAACAGAGGCTGTCAGGGAAAAATACTGTCTTCATTAAAGGAGTGTGTATGGCAAGCATGGCGGATATTCAGTCTGATTGTCACGGTGCTTCTGTGATGTCCATAGCAGGTAAGAGCTCCTGTTACTACAGGTGCATTAATTGCGGAAAAGAATGTACGGTACGGGCAGCAGCTCCTCAGGTAAAGACTCCCGCAGATGCTGTGATTGATGAATTCTGTTTGAAGATTGAAAAGGAAATGGAATCTCCTGCCCAGGAGCTGCGGGAAGCAGAGAGGCTTAAGTTTGTGACGGACAGCCTAGAAGAGGGAAAGTTTATCGAGCGAAAACCTTTTGTAGCAGTGGAGGCTTAGCATGCAAAAAGAAGAAGTCCTTTCATTTCCTGCTTACGGAAAAAATGTAGACCTTCACGCTTACTACTACTATTCCAGAAAAAGTGCTGCACAAAAAGCCGAGGTTTGCAATGGTGCCGGGCCGCGCCGTTTCGGTTGGCTGATACCGGATACCTTCTGCGGCCTTTGCATTACAGAGCCCGCCAATATCCATGATTGGAATTACCAGTTCGGAGAGACCATTGAGGATTTCCATGAAGCAAACAGAAATTTCAAATGGAATATGCTACGCATGGCAGAGGCTCTGCGAGAAAAAGAAGCAGCAGCTAATCCTGGATGGCTACGGCGCAAGTGGAATGAATACATGCATACCCGGCGCTGTGAAATCATTGAGGATGAATATTACAAAGCCGTGGAAGCTTTCGGAGGGGCTATCTTCTTCAAGAAAGACCCTATCAGTTTTACGTGGCAATCTCTTGCTCCCGTGGGAGGTGCTATTGTATAACGCCTACTGTATTGCCATTATTATAGTCTCCGCTGCTGTAGCAATCATTTCCCTTAGGGAAAAGCGCGAAGACTTTTAACCGATAAATTTACACTATACAACTAAGACCCCATCCTCTAAGAGGGTGGGGTTTTTGGCGTTATATCTAATTTTTATATTATCTATGCAAGAAGATACTACACAACAAACCGCTGCACTTGAGGCGATATGTCTGAAACTGACAACAAATTCATTGACCGGCTTATTGATTTGGTTAAGGAAGTCACAGAATCAAATGTAGCGCAAACACAAAGTATTGAGGCACTTGAGACAAAAGTTACGGAAGACATAAGTAATGCAGAAGGAAATATCCTTGAGGCTACAGGCTCACTGTCTGATAGGATAACCGCGCTGGAAGAAAAGAATACCTGCTTTTATGGCTCAGAAGAATTCAAACCTGTTAGAGAAAACATCAAAAAACTTTTTACTGAAGAAGCGTATGACATACTTACGCTGGTGAAGAATGTAAAAAAGTTTGTTAGCTTCGTGTCAATACTATTTATCATTCTATCGGCTATTCTGGTGGTAGCAGGTGCATTTTCCTTATTGCGCGTTCTTTTTAAAGGAGCATAGTATGTCACCTACAGAAAAGAAGTTCAGTGAGAGTGTTGCACACGGCATTCAGGCCATAAAAAATAATACAGAGCGCATGCAGCGGATGCGTGTGACTCTGGAGGACAGAAGGGCCAGCCTCTTTTCTTCCAATGTTGAAAAATTCAGCAGGATAACACAGCGCACATTCATGGAAGCAAAAACCTGTCTGGATAAACTATGAGTTTTGTAAAGATAGAAGACAGTTGCGCTATTCTTAGATTTTCCAATACCAGCACACCTGAGCACCGTGATGTTCTCATGGATGTAAGTGCTCTAATGCAGTTTGGTTTTAAGTGTTTCATTTTCGACTTTTCAGGAGTCAAAAATTTTAGTTCCAGTGTTTTAGGTTTTGCTCTTGGCTTGATTCGCGTTGTAAAAGGAAACGGCTGTAAGATGTATGTCAGAAATCTCAGCGAAGAGGCCCGGACAATGCTTCAATTCTCTGTCAAGGTAGAATGCTGCAATGATGAATTGCACGAGCTGCTATCCTTGGAAAATATTCAGAGCATTGAATTAGGAGGAAGCGATGGCCATTGATACTGCCAGAGTATTAAGTGTATTGCAGGCACTGCTTGCAGATAACATGCAGAAGAAAATAAAGGCCCAGCAGGTCAGAGATTTTCTTGTTTCTGTTTACGGTCGCTGGGCATCAAAAACTATCATCTCTGCTGATAGTCCATATTCCATCACCAAAGATGATGTGGCGCTTTACATTGATGCTACTGTGGATAATACCACAGCTCTGCTACCGAATGATTTTGTTCAAAATGACAACGACATAATTATTTACATCGAGAGAACTGACCTCAGCATTAAAAATGTCACTGTTGCTTGTCAAGCGGGATATACCATAGCGCAAAACGGTACAAGCATTAAGTTAGATAGACAGGGTGCTCATGTTCTCCTGCACAAACTGGGAACGGTTTACCATATTGTCGTTGATGGCCGGGTAGGTTTTTCTGTAACAAATCCCGTTCAGAATGACGTGCTTGCTTACGATAGCATTAGCAAGCAGTTTATCAATGTTCCTAATCCTGGCGGCGGGACGCAGGGACAACAGGGTGTTACCGGAATTCAAGGCCAGACCGGTGTGCAGGGAAAAACAGGCCCACAAGGTCAGCAGGGGCATACCGGCCTGGGCGCTCCTGGTATTCAAGGTCAGACCGGCATGCAAGGTACTACAGGTGCCCGTGGAATCCAAGGTAATACAGGCCTGCAGGGCTTAACCGGAGTGGTCGGCGTTCAAGGACAGACCGGCCTCCAAGGCATGACAGGAGCAGAAGGCGAAGATGGTGTCACCGGCGTTCAGGGCGTAACAGGCCCTGTAGGTCAGACCGGAGTGCAAGGAAATACTGGAGTCCAAGGTATGCAAGGACATACCGGCATGCAAGGACTTGGCATACAAGGTCAGACCGGCTTACAAGGGCATACTGGCATTCAGGGTATCAAAGGTAATACGGGCGCACAAGGCGTTCGTGGCGATACAGGTGTCCAGGGTAAGCAGGGTACTACTGGCATAGGTGTTCAAGGCAATACGGGTGTTCAAGGCCGCACAGGCGTTCAAGGAAATACCGGAATAGGTATTCAAGGTGAGACAGGCGTACAAGGTCAAACTGGGCCTTTTGGCGGGCCTCCTGGTGAGACTGGTGTGCAAGGTACGACAGGCGTGGCCGGTGCTCGCGGTATAACCGGAATACAAGGCCTTCAAGGAACAGAAGGTGCTACAGGCCCTCAAGGAAATCGCGGTGTGACCGGCGTTCAAGGCCAGACCGGTGTGCAAGGTGTACAGGGACAAACTGGTATTCAGGGTCATACTGGTGCACAGGGTAGAACAGGAGTCCAAGGCGATACCGGTGTGGCAGGAGAAACCGGCATACAGGGTATTGAAGGGCACGAAGGGGTGCAAGGAAATACCGGTGTGCAGGGAATTCAAGGCAACACTGGAGTTCAAGGCAACACAGGAGTCCAAGGCGATACCGGCGCTCAAGGGGGCACAGGTTTACGTGGTAATACCGGCGTACAAGGTAATACTGGCATCCAGGGTGCTACCGGCGTACAAGGTAATACTGGCATCCAAGGAGTTCAAGGCCAAACCGGTGTACAAGGTAGCATTGGTGTGCAGGGTAGTACTGGTGTGCAGGGATTTCAAGGAAACACAGGTTTACAGGGTAATACTGGTGTTCAAGGAATCCAAGGTAATACTGGCCAAGGTTTACAAGGTAATACTGGCGTGCAAGGTTTACAGGGTAATACTGGCGTGCAAGGAATCCAAGGTAATACTGGCGTGCAAGGTTTACAGGGTAATACGGGCGTGCAAGGCAACACCGGAGTTCAAGGAAACACTGGTGTCCAGGGTGCTACCGGAGTTCAAGGTCAAACTGGTGTCCAGGGTCAGACTGGTTTACGCGGTAATACAGGTGTTCAAGGAAATACTGGTTTACAGGGAATCCAAGGCAACACCGGCGTACAAGGTACTCAGGGTAATACTGGCATCCAAGGTAATACCGGCGTAGCAGGAAGTACGGGCGTACAGGGCGTTCAGGGTGTTACAGGCCTTCAGGGTTTTGGTGGCGGCGCTACATTATTTTTTGATGACGCAGCCTCTGACATCGGTGGCTATTTTTCATTATTGACAGACCCTAACACAATAGCCGAAGTTCAAGATGATATTTTTGTTAATTCAGGAACTGGAGAGGTTTTTGGAGAATCGTACGCAACAGCTGCAGGTTTTCCTGGACGCACGGTTATTCCTGGAGGTGACTGGGAGTTTGACATTTGGCGTTTTGTTAGCAGTGCTACTGGAGTTACAATACTTAACATTAATGTTTACAAGAGGGCTACAGGCGGGGCTGAAACACTTCTTTTTGTTGCTACTACCGGTAAAATAAATGACACTACTAACACAATGCAGAACATTACAGTTACGCAACCTGATTTTGTTGTTTTAGCTACTGACAGAATAGTAATAAAAATATCTGCTACTTCTACTTCTGGTGCTACAAGAACAGCAAGCCTTACTCATAACGGTACTTTACATTATTCACATGTGCATACAACTCTTGCTGTTGTGGGCTCGCAGGGTATTACGGGTATTCAAGGTCAAACTGGTGTCCAGGGTCAGACTGGTTTACGCGGTAATACAGGTGTTCAAGGTATACAAGGCAACACGGGCGCAGGCATACAAGGCAGCACTGGCGTGCAAGGTATCCAGGGCCAAACTGGCATGCAAGGAAACACTGGAGTTCAAGGTAATACCGGAGTACAAGGCAGCACAGGTTTACAAGGTAATACCGGCACTCAAGGAATTCAAGGTAACACTGGTGTGCAAGGAATTCAAGGTAACACTGGTGTGCAAGGTATCCAAGGTAACACAGGTTTACAGGGCAATACTGGTGTGCAAGGTATCCAAGGCAATACTGGTGTGCAAGGAATTCAAGGTAACACTGGAGTCCAAGGTCAAACTGGTGTTCAAGGCAACACAGGTTTACAGGGCAACACTGGAGTTCAGGGTAATACCGGAGTACAGGGCAATACAGGTTTACAAGGTAATACTGGCGTACAAGGTAGCACCGGCGTGCAGGGTAGCACAGGTGTTCAGGGAAATACAGGTGTGCAGGGTATCCAGGGCAACACTGGTGTGCAGGGTATCCAGGGGAATACCGGTGTACAAGGAAGCCAAGGTAATACCGGCGTGCAGGGAATCCAAGGTCAGACTGGAACAGGAATACAAGGCCAAACCGGCGTGCAAGGAAGTCAAGGCAACACAGGTTTACAAGGTAATACCGGTACTCAAGGAATTCAGGGTATTACCGGAGGGACTATAGGTACACAAGGAAATACTGGCGTTCAAGGAATCCAAGGAAATACTGGCGTTCAAGGAATCCAAGGAAATACCGGCGTGCAGGGAATTCAGGGTATTACTGGATTGTGGGGAAGAACAGGCGTGCAGGGAATTCAGGGTATTACTGGATTGTGGGGAAGAACAGGCGTGCAGGGAATTCAGGGTATTACCGGCGTGCAGGGCATTCAAGGCAATACAGGCGCAGGCATACAAGGCAGTACGGGTGTGCAGGGAATCCAAGGCATTACGGGAATCCAGGGTCAGACCGGTATACAAGGCATTACGGGTTTACGCGGCAACACTGGCGTACAAGGCAATACTGGTGTACAAGGAGTTACTGGTTCCGCTGGAAATATAACACCAGCTGTGGGCTCTAATCTGTCCGGGTCAGGAACACAGTTTCCAGCAACAGCCGGTGAAACCTTTGCGGCCGGTGAACTGTCTTATTTTAAAAATGACGGAAATTACTACAAGGCTAAAGCGGATGTTATTTCCACCATGCCGGTAGTATCTATTGCCGCGGCAGCAATAAATGCTTCAGCATCAGGCAACATGCAAGCTGTAGGATTTTATAGAAATGATGCGTGGAGCTGGACGGTGGCTGGTTTACTTTATGCTTCTGATACTACCGCAGGAGCAATAACACAAACTGCCCCCTCAGGCTCAGGAAATATTGTGCAGATAGTAGGCTATGCTTATTCTGCTACTGTAATTTATTTTAATCCTGACCCTACATACATCACTCTTGTGTAGAGGTATTGAATGTCTTGCGAAGAAGTAAATGGAGCATTTGACCCGTTAGAGTTCAATGATGACTTTGACATTGGTGGATTTGTCGGCGAAGTCATCAGGATACTACGGCTAACAGGAGTAGCAACCGGAGCTTTAGTTTTTGCAGCACAGGCTATAAAAAATGTTTTTATTCCGGGAACAGTGGTATTTGTTCAGGACATTGACGGAGAGGCTGAGAGAACAGAAAACATTACCGGCTCCATTTTGGATGTCGAAGATGTCAAACGATATGACAGGGACGATATTTGCCCTTAGGAGGTTCACATGCTTTGCTCGATACCGGTAGTAGGTGAAATTGTTGTGTATCAAGGTGATGCTCTGGATGTTCAATTCACTGTCACATGGGAAAATGGAAGTCCGGTAGACCTTACAAATTTTGAAGCACGTTTTCGCGTGCTTGATACTTCGTTGCTGAAAGACTCTGTGAACATTGGTGACATCACCAAAGTTTTGCCTCTCACACAGGGAATTTTAATAGTGCATCTTCTGACCCCTGACACTATCGGCCTTACCAAAGGTTACGAGTATGTGTATAAGGCTGAGCTGTACGACATTCAGGGCAATGTTTACACGTTCAAAGAAACTGCGTTTAAAGTTTTGTGAGCTGTCCGTATTAATGTATTGGAGGGTGAAATGAAATGTCCTACTATCGAAATAGTAATCTTGGCGGCTGCGGCAAAACACTTTGTCAATAAGAAGGGAAAGAAGACGCAGGAAGACCTTTGGCTTTCCAAGTGCGCCATGTCTGCTGCCGTAATGCTTTGGATTAAGACTCGCAGAAAGGCCAAACATGGGTAACAAACTTCCGTTAGCATTTGAATTTTTCTTCAAACTGTTCTTTGATTTCATTCTTAGATTTTTTCAATTCTGTGTTATTGACGCTGTGGCTGTAGTACCGGTAAACTACTACTTAAAGTACGGATACCGTAGCTGCTTTCTCCATGCGCTAGGAGCGCAGGTTGTCATTTATTTTGGTATAACGTACATCAGTCTTCTTAAGGTTATGTGGAATAATCGCGGATAGCCCTTTCTGTTTCCCTTTTCCCTGCCCTGCCCCTCCCCCTTTGGGAGGGGTTTTTGTTTGTGGTCGTATTAATATGGATATAAGGAGATACTAATGAATAGAATTCGTACCATTGACTTGCTGAAGCAGGCGGATGTAGCCTACTATAACAAAGCTGAGCCTGTTCTTGAGGATACAGAATATACGGAGCTTAAGGATAAGGCCCACGCTTTGTGGCCTGATGACGATTACTTTAAAACGGTAGGCGCTAAGCCTGAAGAAAAAAGTCCATGGGAGATTGTCAAGCACTCAATACCAATGGGCTCCATTGACAATATTAAAACGGAAAGCCCCAGCACCTTCATTCAGGACATTTTTACCAATACGAAAAAGTGGTGGACAAAATTAGGCTGTCCTACGCTTCTGGCACAATACAAGCTGGACGGATTTTCTCTTAATCTTGAATACGTGCCAGCGGATACTGTGATGTCAGACGGCCCTTGTGATGAAAGCATGTTAATGAATGCTGTCATTCGCGGTGATGGTTTTGAAGGAGAGGACATTTTTAAGAATGCTATTGCCATTCAAGGAATAAAAACCAGCGGGCCTGCGGAAGTCAGGAATGTTCACTGTGAGGTTATACTTCCCAAAAAAGGCTTGGAGGTAGTCAATGAAATTCAGACACTGGCCAAAGACAAGCTTTATGCGAATTGCAGGAATGCGGCTGCTGGCATAGCCCGGCGCTTTGACGGCAAATACTCTAAATTCCTGGCTGCTATACCGTTTGACATCATCCACGAAGGAAAGAGGCACGATAGCAATGCTATCAATCAATACAAAAAGGTTTTTGGCTTTGTCGAAACCGTCTTCATTGATACTTGGGAAGAGCTGGAGGCTTTTTACAAAGAGACGCTTGCTAAGCGTCCGGAGCTTCCGTATGACATTGACGGCATTGTTATAAAAGTGGATGACATGGCCCTTCGTAGCAAGGATAAGCCTGAGCTACCGGAATGGTGCCGTGCCATGAAATTTCCCCCGGAAGAAAACAGTTTCAAGGTGGACACCCTTCGCTGGTACATTGGAAAGACTGGCAAGGCTACGCCTGTGGCTCACAACCATGTCGGTGTTCAGTTTCAGGCCAAGGTTATCCGTGAAGTCTCGCTTCACAACTACAATAAATTCTGCTTGCACAAGCTGGCCCCCGGCGATAAAATTTCTGTGGTCATTGCTGGGGATGTTATACCAAAGATTGAATCTGTGTTAGAGCGGTCAGGTCAGCCTATGTTTACTGCTCCCAAAAACTGCCCGGAGTGCGGGAGCTTGCTACAGGTGGATGAAAATTTCCTGTACTGCACCTCAGAAGGATGTCCCGGCCGCATAAAATCTCTTATCAGCGCCCACGTAAAAGAAATGAAGATTGAAGAGGTAGGCCCGGAGTTGATTGACAAGTTGTACAAGCTGGGACAGACCGGGGAAATAAAGTTCAATCACTTTCCTGACCTGTACACGCTGACAACCAAAGACATCATGAGGCTGGAGGGCTACCAGGAAAAGTCTGCCATGACTGTCATAACCAATATTCACGCAAGGGTGGAGGTCTCCCTGGCTGTGTTTATTGCTTCTCTGGGTATTCCTGACATCGGTGCCAAAACCATTGAGAAGTTTGGCAATGTCAGCTTGGACGATTTATTCAAGATGTCTCTTGATAATATGCGTAAGATAGAAGGGATAGGCCCTACTACGGCTGCGAAAATTAAAGAAGGCTTGGATAACAGCTTTCTTTTAATAGGGCAGCTGTTCGGTAACGGCATAAAAATAAAGAAAGTCAAAAGCGTCAAGGTGGACAGTGACCGGTTCAAAGGAAAGAGCTTCTGCTTCACCGGTGAATTTTTGTATATTAATGTAGACACTGGTAAGAACTATACGCGAGAAGAAGTGCAAGAATTGGTTATTAAGAATGGCGGCATTGTTAAATCCGGTGTTAGTAAAAAGCTTGATACTCTTGTTTTGGCTGATATGTTAAGTAGTAGCAATAAGGCTACTAAAGCAAAGCAGTGTGGTTGCGAGTTACTATCTGCTGAAGACTTTTTAAAAAGGGTGGGGGTATTGTGAGTAACGGCAGGCCTCTTGTTGATTTAATTGGCAAGACTTTTGGCAAGTTTACAGTTATTGGGGGCCCTGTCAGGTCACAGTGGAAAAGTAAACGGCACTTATGGTTGTGCCGATGTTCCTGCGGTTGTGGAAAAGAAAAATTAGTATCTGGTGGTAATCTTGTTAGTGGTAAGGCCAGAGGGGGGCACATAAAACATGGATTTAAAAGACGGGATAAACAGCATCCGTTGTATGTGCTTTGGTCAAACATGAGAAATCGGTGTAATAATAAAAACGAAAAATCCTACCAATATTACGGAGGGCGCGGCATTAAGGTTTGTTCAAGGTGGGATGATTTTGTCAATTTCAAGAATGACATGGGTAAGCGCCCATCTAAAACTTATTCTATTGACAGAATAGATAATAGTGGTAATTATTGTCCTGAAAATTGTAGGTGGTCTACTGACGTTGAACAGGCTAATAACATGACAACAAATATTATGGTTTCCTATAAAGGAAAACGTATGACATTAAAGCAGTTTGCTGCTTGTGCTAATCTTCCCTACCCAAGAGTGCGGTTTCGTTATCATAAAGGTTTAAGTCTTAGTGAGATAATAAAAACAAAATTGTACTTTAAGCGTGCGGGGATACTATGAAAACAATACCGTTAAAGCGAAACATTGACAAAAAATATTTGCTTCACACCGGAAATCTTCTTAATGAGGATATTCGGTATTTTGAAGACAAGCTTGTTAAGGCGCTGGGTATTCCCAAAGGTGTACTTAAGCAATCTAAATTAATGTCAACGTCAGGCGCGTCTTATCTTCAATGGTGCATTAAGGATTTGAAACGCCTCCAGCTTCTGCGGGAGGCTCATGAGTTGTTGTATCAGCGTAAGCAGAGGGGTTACTGATGAAAAAGTTGCTGCTTTACTTAAAGCATAAGCTGGGGTTTCACACGCGGGAGTGTGTTGTTCCCTGCTACAATGCTGACCGGGAAGACAAACACACCTGCAGGATTACCATGAAGGATTTTCCTAAGGACAAACTGAAATGAATAGTAGGCAGCTATTATGATAATGTTCAAGACTGTATTAAGAAGGGTAGAAGAGCGAGCACTAGAGGACACTGCAACGGAATGAGCAAACTAACAAATGGTAATATTATCAGGATACGACAGCTAAGAAAAAAAGGATTAAGCCAGTACCGTGTTGCTGAAATTATGGGTGTGAGTAGGAGTAACATTTATTTGATAGATAAGGGGATTACATGGAAGCACATAAAAAAAATTACAGCGTAAGTCTCGCTATCATTGTCCGTAATTCCGCGGCTGTCATAGGCCGGTGTTTGGAATCTTTGAAAGGTTTACCGGATGAGATTATCATTGTGGATACCGGCTCTACGGATAACACCAAAGAAATAGTCAACAGCTTCATGGATGATGGTCTTATTGTAAAGTTGTATGACTTCAAATGGATAAACGATTTTTCAGCTGCGAGAAATTTTGCCTTTTCCAAATGCACAAAGGACTGGATTTTTTGGGTTGACTCTGATGACATTGTGAATCCTTTTGAGAAGAGAAAAATAGAAAACCTGGATTTGGCGCACACAGACAAAGACCAGATTCTGTTTTTGTATGATTATGCCCAGGATGCTAAGGGTGAAACTCTCAGCACGTTCTACCGTGAGCGCATGCTGAGGAGGTCTGCTAATCCTACCTGGAAAGGTAAAATTCACGAATATATCCCGGCTGCAAATTACTCCAGAGAACAAATCATCATAACGCACAAACGGCAAAGCGGCGATAGCGCTGAAAGAAATATCAAGTTGCTACGTTCGGCCATTGAGTTTGAAGAAGATAAAGAGCTACTTGCTAGGTACTACTACTATATCGGCAAAGAGCTTTACGATGTGAAGGATTGGCCTGCCTACAAAAATCAGGATTACGAGAAAAAAGCAATGGCCTACTTTGCTAAGTTTTTAAGCATGGGGGGTTTGTGCTGGTGGGAGGATGCGGCTATTGCAGCTTTGCTGCTTGCTAAGTATTACTACGCTATTGATGAAGACCTTTTCATGGAATACCTGCTTAAAGCAATAAAGATTGATAGTACAAGAGCTGAACCGTACTACTACATGGGAATTTTCTATTCAGACAGGCAGAGGTGGGAACAGGCTATTCCCTGGTACTCCATGTGCGTTCAGGTTAAACCGGCCAGTGACCTTATGGCACCGCTGCTGGACTATGAAAAGGGATTCAACACTTGGTTGCCCTGTTTACAGCTTTGCTTGTGCTACAACGGCCTGGGTAAAATAAAAGAAGCCTATGACTGGAATGAAAAGGCTATCGCTTTTGGTTCTAAGGATAGCAGGCTATTTCATAATCGAGAAGCTTTAAGGAACGCTTTACCTTCCTTGGCTATAGCACCGGTACAACCTTCAAACAAAAAAAGCGCTGATAATCTGTTTTACATTAAGCACATAATGGATGGACAGGGTAAGAAATTGAATTTGGGATGTGGTAGTAAGACCCTGCCTGGATACGAAAACGCTGACAATTTCAAGGCTGATTTTGTTGATGCTGTTTATAACCTGTACGACATTCCTTATGAGGATGGCACCATTTCTGAAGTATTATCAGAGCATGCACTTGAACATTTGGGTAAGGAGCTCGGAGAACGAGCAATAAAGGAATGGGCCCGCGTGCTACGGCCGGGCGGTCTCCTACACCTTAAGATTCCTGACCTTGCTTTGTGCATTAGCAACTATCTCACGGCTGATGTTGTCGGCGCGGCTGCTACTATTAATGGGTATCCCGCTAAGGAATGGCACAAGTACACTATTTATGGCATTCAGAAGTCGCAGGCCGGGGAGTCAGACCAGTCGCAGTATCACGTCTGGGGTTATTCAAAGAATGAAATACGAGACTTGCTATCATCGGCCGGTTTTGTTATTGACAGTTTGGAAAACTATGACGGCTGGGGAACGCCGTCTATCGAAATCAAAGCGCACAAAAAAGTAGCAGCCAAAAAAGTAGGCTGGTGGTATCCGGAGGACTGGGATTTCGGCCCCGTTAGAATACGTGCATTGAACATTGATAAGTGGCTAAAGGCCAAAGGTTATAATTCTGAAATAATAGCCAATGTTGAACAGGGGGCGCTTTGCGACATTGTGATAGTAGGCGACTTCAGTGAACACACACTTCAAGGAATAAAAGAATTAAGGAAGCGCGGTATCATTGTTATCTGTAACCTCTGCGAAGAGCTGCATCATGAAAGCGTGTATTCCGTGCTCAAGGAATGTGACACGGTAGTATGCTGCTCTACTAAGCTTGCGGAATGGGCCAAGCAGTACAGTGAGACAGTAACGGTGATTGAGGACGCCTATGAAACAAAGTAATATTGTAAAGCCTGTCCACGGCTGGTTTCATATTGCGGCAATGCTGGGCGGCGAATACATAGCAGCTGAGCTGCATGGGCGCTTGCTTCAGAGCAGGCTGTACGAAGCCAGCACGGCTATTCACGTTTCTATTGTAGGAAATATTGAACAAGCAGCACGCCTCCGTGATTACATTTTTAGCCGTCATAGCAAGTATGATGTTTTTTACGTGAGTGCTAATCTTGAAGACTATGAGTGGCCCGCTCTAGTTGATATGTATAAAATGGCACACAATGCGGACATAAATTGTTTTTACATCCATACTAAGGGTGCCAGTAATTGCAGACCTGATGTTCCTGCATCAATTCAGAAAAATATTCGCTGTTGGCGAGATGTGATGTGCCACTATACTATCGGCAGGCACGCGGAATGCCAGCAGCTTCTCAATTTGGGCTACGATACCGTAGGCCCTCTCTTTAAATTTGACAGGCATTACGCTGGAAATTTTTGGTGGAGTAAATCTTCCTATTTATGCACGCTGCCGTATCCAACAGGAAATAGAATGCAAGCCGAAGGCTGGGTTACTGAATGTGGAAAGCCAAAAGTATTTAACCAGTTTTCTGTGGATTCTGATGACCTGTACGGGTTTGATGGCGGCAATCCTTTCAAGGAGTGGAGGCAATCCGTATGACAACCTGCTTAAACGTAGGATGCAACGACATTCAGCTGGAAGGTTTTATTAATATTGATTTGAATCCTTCCGTTAAACCCGATTTGATTTGGGATGCTACCAAACTACGCGATAAATTTGTTAATGATTCTGTGGACTTTATTTTTTGCGGACATTTCCTGGAGCACTTCAGTGTTGCCGTTTCTTCTGTTATAGTTAGAGATTTTTATAGCATGTTAAAACCCTATGGCTGCGTGGCCGCTATTGTTCCTGATTTTAAAAAAGCAGTAGGCGTTACTGCATCAGTGGAGCTTACTACGCCTGAGATAGAAAGAATTGTTTTGGCAGAAGGAACTCATAAAATGATTTTCACCGAGGATAGATTGGTATCAATTTTTGAACATCAAGGTTTTTCTGCTATCCCAGCTCCTGTAACGCTTTTGCCTTGGTGCCGGTTTCCTGAAGTGCCTTGGCAATCTGCAGTGCTTGCTATGAAGCATCCCACAGTAAATTTTACGACTGGATGATATGAAAAACCTTGATGCTATTGCTATTGCCTGTGGAACAGATAAGTCGAGCGAGCGTCATTATTACACCCGCTATTATCAAACGCACATTGGTCATTTGGAGGATAAAGAGATAAAGGTGCTTGAGATAGGTGTGCATCTAGGCTACTCTCTGAGTATGTGGAGTCAGTATTTTTCTAATGCTTTGATATATGGCATTGACATTGAGCATCTGCAACACCTGAGCAAGGGTAATGTCACCGTGTTGCAAGGAGACCAGAACGACCCGGAATTTTTGCGAGAGCTTAGCAGGATGTACGGCCCTTTCGATTTGATTGTGGATGATGGCAGTCATCACAATGTTCACATGCGGACAAGCTTTGATACGCTATTTCCGTTGCTGACCCCAAAAGGTATTTACGTTGTGGAAGATTTATACTGCTGCTATTGGACTGACCTTTACGGAACAGGTCTGCCCCGGTTCACAGATTATTTATTGGAGCTCATTGATGCTTTGCATTGCCGCGGTAAGACAGACTATGTGAATCAAGATAAGCCATTTGTGCCAAGCTACACGGAGCATCTGGGAGAGCGCACGGAAATGGAGAAAATTATTAACGCTATTCATCTATACAGGGGCATAGCATTCATCCACAAAAATTAGGAGTAGTATGATTTACGATTGCTTCCTATTCTATAATGAGTTTGACATTCTGGAAATCAGGCTTAACGAGCTGAATTCTGTTGTGGATAAGTTCGTGCTGATAGAATCTCCACTTACGTTTACCGGGAAACCTAAGCCCTGCTATTTCTTTGAAGACAAGAGTGGGCGCTTTGACAAATTTAAAGATAAAATTATTAACTGGGCATTTGACTCTGGCAAAAACAATGAGCTTACTGCATGGCAAAGAGAGCACATGCAGCGTGATGTTATAAAAAGTATCTTGGTAGAAGACGAATCCCTGAAGGATGATGACATCGTTTTCTTTTCCGATGTGGAAGAGATAAATAGAAAAGATACAGTAGCTTTTGTTTGTGATGGTATTGAGCGCGGGTATTACGATGCTGCTATACTTCAGCATAGAACAAGCTACTACTACTTCAATAATACTTTTATTGACAATCCGTGCCCTATGGCCAAAGCGTGCTCAGGAAAGTTTTTCAAAGGTGTTACCCCCAGTCAGTTCAGAGATATTACAGGAGCGATAGAAGAGGTAACACGGATACGAACAATTAAGAACTGCGGCTGGAATTTTTCTAACCTTGGCACGCCTCAGCAGTTGAAAACCAAGTTGGAGGCTTTTTCACACCAGGAGTATAAACATCTGTTTACAGAAGAGAATATCGCTAAGAACAAAGCAGCCTGCACGGATTTGTTTGAGCGGCCGGGTAAGCAGCATGAGTTTCATATCATTCCTTTGGACGATAGCTTTCCGGAATTCATCCTGCGGAATAAGGAGCGCTTCAAGGATTACATCACAGGCCCGGAAGACTTGGGGCTCCTGCAAGATTTGAGTGCTATCACTAAAAAGCACTATCCTGATGGTTTTCCAGAAAGTAAATCGACTGAAGAGTTTTATCTTCCCGGTGTAGGATTTCTTCCTACCGCTGACGCTCATAGAAAGTTCGGACAGGAGCTTATGGATTATTCGATGGGAAAAAAGCTTCAGGTGTACTGGTTTGGGTATGGCGGAGGAGCCCATTATGCGGAAGCATTGCGGCCGTTGATTGAGGAGCTGGGAATGCAGCTGGTTACTATTCACGAGCAGGCTAATGCAGACGTGAAATGGGATAGGAAGACTTGGCTTGCTGAGCTTAACAAGGCGGATATAATTATTTTACCGTGCAAGGTGGGAGGTTCCGCCAAGAGTAGCAACCGTCTGGCGCAGGCACTGTCTTTGGGTAAACCAGTCATATGCTCGCCGCTGGCCTCTTACTTAGAGCTTGAAAGTAAGTATCCGGACTGCTGTAGGTTTGCAAGAGAGGAGATTGATTGGCGAGAAGCACTGTCTTACTATGCTACAGCAGCACGCCATGTAGGTTCTCCTATTCGCAAAAACGCAGTCAAGGACTACAGTATTGACAGCATAGGAGCTAAATGGGTTAGTCTTTTCTCTTCTGATTTTAAAGCTCGTAAGGTTGTGCATAGAGTTACTGTTGATAAGGAAGGAAAGGCCGGTATCAAGTTTGGTGCATTATCAAGACACACTCAGACGGTTGATATTATAATTCCCACAGCAAATAATTTTGAGCTGCTTAAAATCTGCGTTGATAGCATCCGGGCCTGCACGAATGTTTCTTATAAGATAATCATCGTAGATAATGGCACCGGTGCGGGCACGTACAGTGCTACCTTCGTGTGGGCTAGAGAACAGAATGACGTGCTGTACGTGGGGTCTCCTGCCCGGCTGGTATTTTCAGAAGCAATCAACATGGGTATCCGTTCCTCAGATGCAAAGTACGTCTGTCTTCTGAATGATGATACCATAGTAAGCAGAGGCTGGGTTGAAGAGATGATAGCCGTCTGCGGGAATGGTGTGGGCGCTGTAGGCGTACTATCAAACTGTGACAAAGGCTGGCAACACAACATCAGCATTAAGGCCGGTAGTGTAGCCCTGCTTCCTGGCTTAAACACGTTGGAGGAGATACGCCCTGTCATACCAGAAATCTACAAACTAGGGCCTGACTACACTGTTAAAAGCGAGCGCTCGCCGGTGCATGCTCAGGACTGGATTGCTTTCTACTGCACTCTTATTCCACGAAAGGTTATTGATGAGGTGGGCTTCTTGGATGAGGGATTCAGAAATTCAGGTGAAGATGTTGACTACTGCAAACGTATAACCAAAGCAGGATATAAAATCATTCAGAACTATGACGCTGTGGTTTTTCATTTTGGAGCGGTAGGCAGGAAGCAGCTGGAGAAAGAAAATTATGAAGCATACCATGCAGCTGATAGAAATACGCAGAACTACTTGAAGGATAAGCATGATAATCAGGGGCTTATTGTTTTGTACTCTGGTAAAGCATGGGAAAAGTGGGACGGTGATTCCGTTGTTAAGGGTATAGGAGGGTCTGAGACTTGGCAGGTTATGCTGGCGGAAGAGTTCTCTAAGCTTAATTACCGCGTGATAAGTTTCTGCGATTGCCCGGAAACATGCAAGACAATCAACGGCGTGCGTTACATGCACTATTCGGAGTTTCACGCTTTCGCGTGGGTAAACTGGATTGACCTATTAATTTCTTCCCGGACAACGGAGTGCTTGGAATATGCGCGGGCGTCAAAAAAGCTGGTCATGGTGCACGATGTTTACCTTACGCGGGAAGGTGGACTGCCTCCTCATGATGATAAGGTGGACTATTATCTGTGTTTGTCAAGGGCCCACAAAGAATATTTTTCTCAATGGCAGCATGTTCAGGATAGTAAAATCCTGATTACATCAAACGGCATTGACCTTGACCGCTTTGCGAAAGCAGCACATCCGCGTAAAGACAAGTTCAAGTGTATCTATTCCAGCTCCCCAGACCGCGGACTGGAAGCGCTGCTGCTTATGTGGCCTGAGATAAAGCGCAGGGTGCCTGAGGCTACGCTGGACATATACTACGGATTCAACAACTACTGGTCTCTGACGGATGCGTGGCGGGTAAAGATGGAGGAGCTGATGAAGGCTCCGGGTGTTGCTTATCATGGCCGGGTAGGGCAGGATGAGCTGGCCAAGGCTTTTTACAGTAGCAAGCTGCTGCTGTATCCGTGCTCCTTTGAGGAGACCTTTTGCATCACGGCGCTGGAGGCTATGGCTGCTGGCTGCATCGTGCTGAGTTCCCGGTACTGGGGAATACAAACAACGGTTAACGATGTTGGAATTTTGATTTCAATAAAAAGCGGAAAGGAAGTTTACGAAAAGGAGTATCAGGACGTTTTTATTTCTATGGCTGTGGAAGTGCTTACTGAAGATGACAAAGGCTACTACTGTGAGGTGGAAGGGCCTAAAAGAGCCGCTACTATGACTTGGAAGTGCGTAGCGCGTCAGTTTATCACATTTTTGGAAAAAAAAGAATGGAAAGAAATACAATAGTAAGACGTTTTTGGGCTAAAGTACAAGTCTGTGAAACTGATTCTTGCTGGAATTGGCTTGGTGCTTTAGATAAGGATGGTTATGGAAGATTTAGTTATAATAAAGATAAAAAATCTGAGAGTTCTAATAGGGTTGCTTTAGAGCTTAAATTAAAACGGCCTATTCTGGCAGGGTATAAGGCCTGTCATACTTGCGATAATACTTCTTGTGTAAACCCTAAGCATTTATACGAAGGGACAGTGCTCGATAACATTAAAGATAGAGTTTTGAGACATAGAAGTGCTTGTGGAGAGCAGAGCGGTGTGGCAAAACTGTCCAATAAGGATGTTATTGAAATACGAAAATTAGGTTTACAAGAAAAGTCTACTACTAAAATAGGAAAAATATTCGGTATTACGAGATTAACCGTATATAGGATAACTAGTAGGAAATTATGGAGACACATTGGATAGCATACTGGCCAAGCTTTCTTACCTGCTACTGGAGAAGCGGCCGTTCCTGCCTACTGAAATTCTGGCCTATGCAACTATGCCGATTAGGATTGAAGCCAAAAAATGTGTATCTTCTAATGTGGAGGCCTACGGCTACGATAAGCAGTCTCGGACATTGAAGGTTGTGTTCTCTGGGGGAGCGGAATACCGCTACCTCTGTGTGCCTGAGCAGCTGTATCAGGATTTGGATAAGACTGACTCCAAGGGCAGCTTTATTGCTATCGTGAAGAGGATGTGCAAGGCCATACGGATTGACGGGCGCTGGTATAGCATGGAAGAGGAGAAGGGCCCTAAGGCAGCATCACCGTGCTACGACTGCAAAAGTAATAGCTGCGCTTACATAGCAGAATGCAAAGAACAGGATTTTTCTTTATTCAGAGATAAAAATGTCAAAGACAAGCAGCCCGCTACAGAAAGACCTCCAGGAAACGCTTGATGCTTTAGTAGCATCCGGGCGCTGCACGGCAGATGAGCTGGGGCAGTTTTCTGCAAAAGAGCAGGAGCTTTTAGCCAAGGCTACCCTGGAATACCTGGACAAGGGTGAATCTCTCACCATAAAAACCATAGAGTCAAGCGACTACCTTTTTGAAGTCCCTAACATTATTAAGTTTGTAGATGACCCCTACTACTTAGGCACGGAACTTGGCTTTGTCCGCGATGAGCATGGCCGCATAGCATCCAAGAACAGACAGATTTACGATTACTGGCTGACACAGCTTAACGATATTTACAACAGCGCTGAGATTTACAATGAGGTACTGATTACTGGTGCTATCGGTATCGGCAAGACAACCTTCATGAATATCATTCAGCTCTATGACCTGCTACACCTCATGGCACTTAAGAATCCTCAGCAGCATTATGGACTCATGCCAAGCACGGTTATTATTCAGGCCTTCTTTAACATCCTTATGGATTTGGCCGCGGACGTAGGCTATACTCAGTTCCAGCACATGATGGATTCTTCCGAATTTTTTCGTAAAATAATGCTCTACAACACGAAGCTGAGAGAGGGCCTGCGATACACGCCGCCACCTAAAAAGAAAATCGCATTCCAGATAGGTTCCCGAATAGCGCACACTCTGGGCCGCGCCGTGTTCTCCGCTCAGATGGATGAGGCAAACTTTGGTATGGATACCCAGGATGACCGGCGAGCGGATGAGAAGAAGTCCCAGGTCTACGAAAACTATGTCAGCTTGCTGCGTAGAAGAGAAAGCCGCTTCCCTACAGCGCCCGGCCATTTCTGCATAGGCTCCTCCAAAAAATCCACAGCGGACTTCCTTGAAAAGCACATCGAAGATTCAAAGGGTAAAAAGGGAGTCAAGGTTATTGATGCTGCTCAGTACATTGTGAAGGCAAACTGCTTAGACCCTATTTCAGGAAAGCCTCTCTACTCTGGAAAATTCTTTAGGGTGCTACTGGGAGACCTAACCCGCGAGCCTAAGGTGCTGGATGAGCAGGAGAAAGTAGCAGATGACCTGAAGGATAAAATCATCAAGGTTCCTGAGGAGCACAAAGTAGCCTACGACACAAACATCATTGATGCTCTCAGGGATATTTCCGGTATTGCAGCTATGCCTAAGCAGGCATTCTTTACTAATAGAGATTTGATACGTGAGCTCATTAAGCCTGAACGTATCATTCCTTGGAAGTACACATCCATAGGAAAGACCATTCCGAATACCATTAACCTTTCCTTTTTTGGTAAAGACCAGATTCAAGATTTCCTGGTCACAGAAGGGTTATTCTGTGATAAAGGCAAGCTGCCATTCAGAAGGAATCCACGGTTTCTGTCTATTGATACCGGCTATTCCAGCAAAGGTGATGCTGCGGGTATAGCCATGACATGCCGGGCAGGTGTGCTAATCATGGAGAAGACTGGAGCAAACGGACAGCCCGAAAGATTTTACGTCCCTAAGTACTGGACGGATTTCTATATCAGAATAAAAGGAAAAAATAAAGAGGAGTTCCCTCTTTATAAGCTTACGGAATTCACAAAATTCCTAATCCGGGAAAAGCAAATAGACATCAAAGGCTTTTCCGTTGACGGTTTCCAGTCTGTTCAAATGCAGCAGGACTTAAGAATAGCATTCCCGTCCCTGGATGTGCGCGAGTTATCTGTGGATAAGGATGACAGCCCGCACATCAACCTGAGAAATATTGTCAATGCGCGGGCTCTTGATGGCATGTACACGGATGCAAATCTCTTGACAGAGCTTTTCGACTTAGTACATATTTCTAAAACAGCCCGCGGTACGCGGGAGAATCTAAGGAAGATGATAGTAGACCACCCTACCATAGCCTCAGATGGCTTTATTGGCAGAAAGGATGTCACGGATGCACTCACGGCGTCACTGTTCCTTTGCCGGGAGCTGGACACATCCATTTCAAATGAAGAGATTGAAATGCAGATTGAGGATTTCAAAAAGGTAGACATCAACGACATAATTAAAAAAGCTGAAGACGAAGTGGATGCGGCAATAAAGGAAATTGACAGCTTTAAACTGGAAGACCTAAATTTTGGCGATAAGTAAAGAAATGGCAAAAATAATTGCCGGGCACATATTCGACAGGATAGTGTCCACCAATAAGGTAATGTTTGTGTGCGGGGATTTTGTTCAGATTAACTACTTGATAAAAAATAAACCAGAGCCGCGTACTGTAAATCTTAAAATTTTAGGTGTAGGAGGAGTCCATGAGCTGCATTAGCAAGGATAGCAACGGTAAGTGTGAGTTGGCCGGTGCAGAAGATAAGAAACTGTACAATGTTGATGCTGACGGAAAATGTTTGGCGGACGATGAAGGCGACTGTGCATTTTTCACAAATGATAAAGACCTGGAGCAGGAGATGGATATAGAAGACGGAGACGATGAGGACGGTCGGGAACGGCTGATGGATGATTAGCTACTAAAGGTGTTGCATTTGATTAAAATTCTTATTATATTTATTAACAAGGAAGGAGGACGGTGCGATGCGCTTAGTCCAACACGCGCCTTGGTAGCCGAGTTGCTACCAAGGCTTTTTTGTTTTAAGGGTATTAGCAACCTACTACTATACTTGATTTTTATATTATTATCGGAAAAGGCAGGTCTGCACTTACGGACGGAACGATGAAAAAACTGAATAAGATTTTACAGGATTACGAGAGCACTTCGTCCTCTGACATGCCCGCGTTTCAGCATATCCCCCTCACAATTAATAAAGATAAAAACAAAGATAAGCCGTTCCTGAGCAGGATGGATTTAAAAGACATTCTGGATAATTACGGTAAGCTAATAGGGAGAAAAGTATAATGGCATTGGATATTTTCAAAAATCTGAATCAGCAAGCACAGATGGCCATGATTAAGGTCTTTGGCCTTGACCGTGCTTTCAATGATGAGAAGGGCGGCGGCATAGGCGGAAAAGATGACCTTAACAAATCGCTATCAGCCGCGCTGGGGCAGTTCAACTACAACCCGGCCTTCGCCTCTATCTACACCAGTTACGTTAAATCTGAAATTGACCGCAAAAAGCAGTACAAAGAATACGATTCGATGGAAGATGAATCAGAAGTGATTGCTACTGCTTTGGACATGTACGCGGAAGATTCTACGGACTTTGACAGCTTTGTGGGCGCTCGCGTATGGATTACCGGTGCAGACGAAGTTTCTATAGAAGCAAACAAACTTCTGAAGCGTCTGAAGATTGAAAAGAACATGCCCCGCATAGCAAGGAACGTGGCCAAGTACGGTGATTTCTTTTTAGGCATTCAGACGGACAAGGACAAGGCTAAAGTTGTTGAAGAGGGAATTGCTCACGTAGAGACCTCCTACTATCCTCGTGATGTTATGCCTATTGTTCGGGACTACAAGCTCCTGGGCTACTGGGTTATGGATGCTGAGAAGGTTATGAAGGTGGCGGAAGAAGGCCTGAAAGCTCCATGGGAATTCGTACACTTTGCTATTCCTGGTGACGCCAATTTTATCACTTACGATTCACCAATGGAATACGAGACTAAGCGCAGCGACTTGGTTGAGTATGGTCAGTCGATTCTGAAAGCTTCCCGTAAGCCTTACAAGCGTAGTAAGCTCATGCACGACATTTTAGCCATTGCCAGAATTACTCGGTCTCCTCTGAAGCGCGTTTTCAAATTCCACACGGATACTAACAACCCTATTGCTCAGATTACCGCGCTTGCTATGTTCAAGAAGACACTGGAAAAAATAGGCGGCGTGGATAAGTTCAATGATAACCTGTCCTACGATGAGCTCATGAATATCATGACTCAGGATATTTATATCCCTCTGGGCAAGGATACAAAAGGCGATTACTCCTTTGACACGCTGGGCGGAGAAGTTGAAGTAAAAGCCATTTCTGACATTGAGCTTTTCGATAATCGGCTTTTCATGTCTCTTCGCATTCCCAAAGAATTTCTGAATTTCGATGAGGCCAAGGGTGATAAGCAGACGCTGCTCCTGAAAGACATCCGCTACTCAAAGCGAATTAAGAAGCTGCAAAATGCGCTCAGGAACGGAATCAAGGAATTGATTTTCATCCATTTTGCTCTTAAGGGCAAAGTGCTTTCAGAGGATGATTTTGTTGTCAACATGGCATCCACGTCCATATCGGAAGACTTGGAGAGGCTTGATTACTATGGCAATGCCGTTCAGACAGCTGACTCTCTGCTCCGCATGCTGGAAGGTTTCATGGTCAAGGTAGAGCCCGATGTTGAAGGCAACCCGCAGGAAGAGCAGAAGTATGACCGTGACTACCTGGCCTACTACATTCTGAAATACATCGTCAAGCTTCCTTCTTTCGACATGGACAAATTCAATCCCAAAATGAAGAGCTTTGAAGATGAGCCCAAAAACAAAGGTAAAGTTGAAAAAACAAAAGCCTTTGTGGAAAGCAACCAGCATCTGGTCAATAGCATGCTACAGAAGAGTATGGGCCAGCTCCGGGAAGCGGCGGAAGAAATAAACTCGCTTGTGGTTAAGGACTACCGGAAAGAAGCTATTAAGATGGAGTCTTTTGACCATGCCAGTCTGAAGGCTTACTGTGAAGGTATTATTACCGCCAAGGATAAGCTGCTTGAGAAACAAAAAGAAAGCAAACAGGTAATCGAAGAATGATTAAAGAAAAATACAGCGATTACTATACAGCCAGCGGCAGCTACCGCAAGTATCTCATGAAGCAGGAATCCGCCAATACCGCGGAGATGTATGACTATTTTTCCCGGTTGGAGATTCGTTGTCGGCAGCTGCTTCGTTGCAGCGAGCTTTCTCAGGCATCAAACCCTAACATCAGCAGAATGACCGTAAAAATTGGAGAATTCATTTCTGATATGCGCGGTCTGGCGAAGAGCATCTTTGAAGAAACAGGTGACAGGCTTCACCGGCTATTTGCAGACCTGTATGATGAGTCCGCTTCCGTTGTGGAAGGCTTTGAGCAGGAAGCAACGCAGTACCTGAGTAAGATGGAAATGCTCAGTGAGGATGCGCAGCTTATCCAAAGACGTACACACTGGAAAAAGAACCACGCTAAAAATGCGCAACGCTCTAATGCCGCTAAAATGTCGTGGCGTGCTAACCGCGAGAAGTTCAAAGTCGGCGTGAAAAAGTTCCATGCAAGCTCAGCTGGAAAACAATTTCACCGTAACCTATCGCGCTTCAGCAAACGTGCTACGGCAGAGAGTGCTAATTTCACACACGATGATTTACTGATGACGGCTAAGGGCCTTAGTAGCGCTTGCACGCACATTATCATCGAAGCTGAAAACATTCTGATTGACAACGCTGGCCGGGTGGATGAGAAGGTCATGGAAAGCGCCCTGACCATGCGGGAAGTATTTTATATTTTCAATGAAGCTCTGTGTTGCTTGGTAGATGCCGTATTTCAAGAAGACATGGAATCGGTTGCTAATGTTGTTGACATCATTAAGGACTACTATGACCTTGCTGGTGTTGGTGACGGTAATTGGCCTGACACAGACGGCGTAAGCGCTGAGTTTACGCCCTAATGGAATATTGTAATATGATAAAGGGTAAATGTTTTTGGGCGGACAGCGGTAAGTGCGTCTGTCCTGTTTCGTGTAACGAATACAGAAAAAAGCTAAAGGTAACAAAGGAGTAAGGTATGAACGGTGCATCTGTAAACGAAGGAATCAATGAGCAGTCTCCAGGAAGGCCGGTACTAGACAACATGAGAGTAATTCAGAAAATGAAACGGCCGGGCGAGCAGCAGATACAAGCGGACAAAGAAGCTCACGACTTTGAAGACAAATACAATACCATTTCTGGTAAATCTAAAGAGTCGCAGGCTTGGCACAACAAAAATAGAATTGACGGTTAATTAAAAAGGAGTAGTTATGAGCATTCTTGGAGCTTATGCAGGAAAAGAACCGAAGAAATTTTTTCGTCTTCTGGATACGGTAGGTGATGGCAGCGGGGTTAAAAATGCGGCCGTTGACCATAGCGGTGCGGCGGTTGCTTACAAGATTAAGCCGCACACAAGCACTGACCCGAAAGTGCCGAGTGAGGTCTTTGATATTCAGAAATTGAATATTGAAATTGAAGACGCTGGTATCAAAGCAGACCTGTATGGCGGAGCAGCCGCTCTTTCCAACGGCATTCAGGTTTTAGTTTTGGATGCATCCGGAGTTAAGATTGACCTGACCAACGGCGTAACAATCAAAAAGAATTACGATTACGCCCGGCTCGGTGTGGTCAGGGAATCATCTTCCGGCGCTACAACCAATTTTGTCACCGTGAGCATTGACTTGTCAAAGCTCAATCAGTACAACTGCGGTGTGCGCTTGAACGGAGATAAAGGCGAATTCCTGGAAGTGCTCCTGCATGATGACTTCTCAGGCCTCACCAGTCATTTTTTCGTGGCACAAGGCGAAGTCGTTTCCGATGGGCCGTTCCTGGTTGATACTGTTAGCGCCTAAGGAGCTGTATGAATGCAACACGCCGGTTAGAAAGTATCCTTCTTGAAGCTGTGTACCAGCTCGGAGAAGGCGTCTATGACCCCGGAATATTTCGGGCAGTGTTCACCGCAGGAGGCCCCGCTTCTGGAAAATCCTTTGTTGCCAGTATGACTACTGGCGGTTTGGGTTTGAAAGTGCTGACCTCTGATGATTTGGTAACACTGCTCTGGAAACGTACCGGTAAGTCTTTTGACTTTGATACTTTCTCTCCGGAAGATAAAGCACACTTTAGCGCTACGCGGCAGGTAGCCAAGGATAAGACTGCAGAACGGCAAGCAAACTTTCTTGAAGGAAGACTCGGCCTTATCATTGATGGCACAGGCGCAGATTATTCTGACATTGCAGATTTGAAAAACCAGCTAGAAGAGCTTGGCTACGATTGCTACATGGTGTTTGTTAATACAACACTGGAGGTAGCACAAGGTAGGAACGCGGGACGTTTTGAAAGAAATCCTGGCCAAGGCAGGAAAGTTTTTGCAGATGTGCTGAATAAGAAGTGGCGGCAGGCTCAGGATAATATGTCGAAGTTTCGCGGATTGTTTGGACACAATTTTGTAGAAGTGGATAACAGCGCAGATGCTTCCATGAATGCGGAAGTTTACAGTACCGTCTGGAAGCAGATTATGAAATTTGTTAAGCAGCCTATCAGGAATTCAACGGCATTACAGTGGATGCGGGATAAGGGAGCGCGAATATAATGCAACGCTTGTCAGCCCTTGTGGAATTCACACGTAAAGAAATCATAGGTGGCACCGACCCTACATTTATCCATCATAAATTTTACACAAAAGACCTGCCTAACGCAGGAGGTTCGCACTATCAAGAAATTCACAAAGTACAGGTAGCAAACAACAAGCACTACGAAGTTGTTTTCCGTACTGACTCTCGGACGTTTCCGGGAGATGATTACCTTCAAAAAATAATTTTGATGGATTTGAATGCGATGCTTAGAGATAAAAAATCCGACCTGACATTCAAAGATAAAGTAATGTACGCGATTAACTCTGGTGATTTATTAGTAGGATGCCAGTGCCCAGCATTTCTGTATTGGGGTTATGCTTACATTACTACACAGCTTGGCATTGTGCATCCGGAGTTCAAGGAGCCGCGCACTCCCAAAGTTAGAAATCCTCAGATGCGCGGGATTATCTGCAAACACCTATCATTAGCACTTCAGGTGCTGCCCTTCAACGCCAGCAGCATAACCTCAGACCTGAAAGACCTATTAGATGCTTAGTCTTCACTGCATTTTTGTTATAGGGCTTACTGTTATCGTAGCAGCTTTGCTACTTGCCTTACTGCTAGTGATTGATGAAACAGACCCGGTGAGCGGGGAGATCTGATGCAAAAACTAAAAAATTTAGTGGATTATTCCACCTTTATGGCTGAGCTCCACAATGCGGCCACGGCCGCGGGATTCATTACTAAGGTGCTGGGGAAGGTAGACGGCGAACCGATACTGTGTCTTAGCAAGCTACAGAGCCCGGAAACGGCCTCAGGTAAGAGGAAAGTGCTCATTGCCGCAGGCTTCCATGGCAATGAGCCTGGAGGCCCGTGGGGCGTCGTAGAATGGCTTAAACAGTTCGGTAGCGTGCCCCTGGATGGTGTGGACGTTACTATCCTGCCTCTGGTAAACCCGGACGGTTTCAAAAACGACATTCGGGAAGACAATACTGACGATGACCCTAATCGCGGCTGGACAAAGAATCCTGAGCAGCATGCTTCCAAAGAGGGCATTGTTCTGCTGGGCCATATCCAGGAGCTCTATGACGCCTCTCTGGATGGATTTCTGACCCTGCATGAAAATACTGGCAGTACTTATTTTGTTATAACAATTGATGAGAAGGGCCTGCTATCTGAAAAGCTTAAAGAGGCCGGTAGCTTGTTCTTCACTACTGAGCATACTGAAAAACCAAAAGACGATACCTTTGAAGTTTTTCTGAATAACATTGGCGTCCCTATTGTGGTTGTCTCTGAATCTCCTTCTCAGCAGCCCCTCGAAAAGCGTGCTGAGTGTAATGCTTTTGTAATAAAAAAATTCATTGAGTACTACGATAAGATGGAATGGAATGTTTAACTGAGCACTCTGCACATACTCCATACAAAAGCACCAGCAATAACGCTGGTGCTTTTCTTTTTTATCCTTAGTATGTGAGAAAAGGTTTTATCTCGTATTAATGTAAGTGAGGAAAGAAATTTTAGTTCTTTTCTTTTAAAGAGGAATACTATAAGAAGGTAAGACTTTTATATAGTATTATGATTAGGAATTTTTATTTAATACACTCTTCGTGTATTCAGCTATAAAGAAGTTAAGTAAAAATAATACTTTTTTATTGACTTTACCAATAAAATAAACTATTTTGATAGTATGCTAATCATCTCCAGTGCTAATACTCGCGGCGGCAAAGCTGGCAGAGGTAAAAATAAAACCTCTACCGTGCGCGTGATGGAATTGGATATTAGTGGATTCGGCCGTATTGTGGCACAGTACCGCTATAAGGTTTCAGACCCTGCTACTTATGTTGTGGCATTTAATAAGGCTCAAAGCTTTATCAGGAAAAATAAACCCAAGGGTGTCAAAGGATTCAACTACGGCTTATTCGGAAAGGAAAACAATGAGCAACCCTGAACAAGTAAACAGATTCATGCAGGAGAGAGCGTGGGAATACAAGCAGGCAATGGAAGATATAAATAAGGCTGTTGCTATCTATTCCAGCTACTACGCCGCTTTCCTTCGGGGTGTGTACGAGAATGACCCTGATGTTGATATTACCCCTAAGCTTAAGCTTGCTCTCATGGGAGCTTATCAGAATATTTTGACCAAAGTAAATACTGAGGCTAAGATTATTTCGTGGGATACAGAAACGGACGTAATAATTTTGGAGATTGGTCGCTTCAGATTGAAGTGCTATCTCAGAGACCTTAATGAAAATGAACAGGAGGCAGTATGCGAATTGGAATTATGATTTTGCTTTTGCTGGCGGCGAGCCTTTTTTCTCAGGGTACAGATTACTTTACCAAGTGTGTAAAGCATGGCGGCATTTACGTGGCCATAGGTAGGAATAAAACCGGGACGTATGTGAATTACTATTTCCTAAAAACATCCAAGGATTCTGTTACGTGGGTTACACAGGATATGTCAATCGGAATTTCGGATGTGCGCTGGCTGGGTGATAGATTTGTTGTTCCATGCTTTTCTAAGGTTTTGTGTTCTATGGATGGTATTGTCTGGAGCGAAAGTTATGTTAGGGATTATGCTATCTGTGTTTGGGGTACTCAAGGTTACGGAAGGCCTGCTACAAATTTAGATGTGCGAATAATTGCATCAGCAGGCGGTAATAAGTACGTGATGCGTTTTCCCTATCAGTGGGTGGATGGTATTATTTGTAACATGACGGATGGATGGTACTACGGCTACTACTACTCTGATGACAGTTGCCGGTATTGGAATCAGTATGACGGCGCGGACTGGAGCAGCGCAAATAACGCCGTAGAAAAAAGCGTGCTGCCCGCTAAGGCTGCTATGGCCAAGGCTACTGCGACTTATGACATCAGGGGAAGGCGCGTTTCAGGCATGACTCGGCCGGGAATTTATTTTGTTACAGACGGCATTATAACGAAAAAGGTTTTCAATCCGTATTAATGTGTAAAGAGCAATAAAACAATCAAACTAAATGGAGGGTACTATGGCTGTTATCGGTTCAAAAGCGGAATTACTCGCACTGCAAAAGAAGTTTGTCACGGATGCAGCAATCGGAATGCAATTCAGTATTACCCGGCAGGCCGTTCATCAGCTTCGCAATAAGTATGGTATCTCTTCTGTTGCGGAACGCAACGCCCAGCGGAACAAGGATATTTGCGTGGCCTATAAGAAAGGCACGCCTGTTCCTGAAATTGTCCGCAAGGCCCATGTCAGCATCTCTCAGATTTACCGTATCATTAAACGGGGAAAGTAACGCTGCCAGTTATCAAACGGAGGAGCGATGACTAAGTTTTTCAAGTTTATCTGGGAGCGCATATCCTGGCTGTTTTCAAATGATTCGTGGCCTGAGCTTACCGCCACAAAGAAGACCAGTGCAGAGCATGATGCCGCATACCGTAAGGGCCTTACTGGGAGTGCTGTAGGCATGACAGGCCCTGAAGCTTTAGGGCGCGGCCCCGAGGGCGTGACCGGCATTCAAGGTACTATTGGTATGGCCAGTATTCCTCCCGTAACTGCATATCCTGGTACATCCGTGTTTCAGGGGATAAGAATAAGCGAAGCAGCTTTTAATGCCGGGCAGAGCATGGCACAGTCTGCAAGTCTTCCTGGAGACAGACCTGACCCTTCTTGGCTTAAGATTCAGATTACAGACTTGACAAATCTTCCGTGGAATAAAAACGGACAGCGGTGGAAGAAGGATGTGAATTATAAAAAGGACATTGACACAATCATAGTCCATCAGTCTGCGTCCGGTAGCAAGGATGACCTGGATGGAATCAATCTGTACCAAATCACCGGCCCAAATCATTTAGGGCCTGAGGGAGCCCCGCACATCTGCTATGATTACGGAATCCGGAAGAACGGAGAAATCTGTCAGCTGAATGCGCCTGAGGATGTTCTCTGGAGTAATGTTGGTGGCAACATAAAGGGCATTGCTATTGTGGTAGTAGGAAATTTCACAGCGCACGACCACGAAGGCAAGCTTCTCTACCAGGGAACGGATGAGCCTACGCCTGAGCAAACCAAAAGCCTTAATCGGTTACTTTATTGGCTTTGTCACGAAAGTGAATTTCATAGCAACCTGAGTGCTTTTCGCGTGTATGGGCATACAGATTTCGGAAAGCCTACGTGCCCAGGTGATGTGCTGAATGCCCTGGTTACGGATATAAGACGTGGAGGCTATATTTCATGATGCACTTTATTCATGCACACTGGATTATCGCGTTTATCTGGCTTATCATCGGAATATTCATGGCCGGGTTTGAAATTCAGAAGTCAGAAATTCATGATAAAAATAAAAAGCAAAAAGGCGAGCCTACCAAAGAGTACACTGCGGGTGTTCGACTTTTGGCTTCAATGATTATTGCTTGTGCGGGCCCCATAACTTTGATTGCTAACTTTGGTGGCTGGTGTTACAGGAGATACAACCGCGGCGGAAATAAAAGAAGAATGCTTTGCTGAAAGACGTTCATACAATAAAGTTCGTAAAGAAGAAAAAGAGTGGTTTGACAAATACGAAACAATATAATGTGGGATTTGGCCAACAGGGGCGGCACGAATCCCGTGCCACCGCAAATTTGCGAGTACGCAAACTTCGGCAAGCAATTTGTTGTCTAAAATAAACCGGCCAAGACAAGGCCGCCGCCGAAAGGCAGAAAGCGAGAAAAATGGAAGACTGGAAAGAAGCTATCGTGATTATTATCGCCCTGCTTGTTGTTGGCACCTCTGCCATCAAAGGGTGCCAAACTGTTTATGAAACTGACGCGAAGGTATCTATTACCGCGATGGAAAAGGGCTACACTCATGCAACGGTTAATGGGTCGTCAATGATTGTGTGGGTAAAAAAGACGGCGGCGGAAGAGGCCGGTTTACTTCAGACAACAAACGCAAGCCCGGCTCACTCAACCGCAAATGCTAAATAATGGATAGGCGGTTTCGTTCGCCCAAATGCGCTATGCGCACTTCGGGCTTGCGCATCCGTTGGGCAAAATAAAACTACGCGCAAGGCAAAGAAGCGCGGCTTTCAGCCTCGGAGGAAATAAAATGGAACAAGAAAAATGCAAAAACACAATCTGTAAATACAATAACGATGGACACTTGATTGGAACTATGTTGCGAAAGAAAAAGAGCGCGTAGTTTTAAATCGCCCAACAACCGGCTTGGCGGCTCCGGTGGACAAGCCACCTACGACCCAACGTTGTGCGCAAAATTGGCCGAAAGACATTAAAGGCATCGCGCCGGAAAGACAAAAATGATAAAAACAAAGTTGGTGCAAAAGATAGGTGAATTTAATCTTGAGAAAAGAGTGGTAGTGAATCCCCCGTACACGGTTTACGGGCACAGCACATTATTGCCGTCATTTTCTATGTCTATGAAGGTTGGTGGGCTTCGGAAAATGTTGGTCGGGTTAGCTGACGAAGATTCTTTCGGAATAACTGTATCCGATAAAATGACAGAATACACCATTGTAAAGAAATTAAAGACCGGCGCGAAATCATCGGCCAATTCAGCGCACAACAAACCCCATGCCGGTTCATTCGGCGGGAGAGAATAGATAATGGAAAACCCGCCTCATTCACCCAAATGCGCCAGGAGCGCACTTCGGCATGGGGCGGTCCGTTGTGTTCAATTAAACCGTGCCAATACCAAAGGCACAACGCGGCCAAGGCCGCTGAAAGGATAAGATGGAGCAAAAATCTTTTTGGATGATTGAAAAGCCTATCAACGGTGTCGCTCATTGGTGGGTACGCAGAGAAGGGCAAAACGAATACTGGGATAACCCAGACCGATGGACAACTGATCCCAGTAAGGCACGGCATTACCTTTCCGTAGAAGAAGCTCTGCACGTTATGGGCCATGACATGATTGGTTGCATTGCAACTGAACATCTCTGGATGGACAAAGAAACAAAGGCAGGCACGGTTTAACTAAACGCCGGTTACACCGGCTGAAAGGCGGAGCAGATGAAAAATTATGAGATGTTTGAGCCAAAATTCAAGATGCATGACATCCTGAAAGATACCACAAACGGAATGAAAGGTAAGTGTCTCGGTGTCACATTTTATTCTACGGGATGTATTCATTATGGGCTTGCCCCTCTCAAGGCAAAGCCGGACGGAACGCAACCGGACTGGTTCTGGCTTGATGAAACACGGGTTGGCTTGGTTCAGTCGGCAAAAATTCAGAAGTTGGAAAAACCACATTCCGGGCCGGATATGAATCCGAGAATGCAATAAAGGCAGCGCAACTTTTAACTAAACACAACAAACTAAAGGGCGGATCACATGCTCGCATGTTCGACCTACATGGTTTTAAAAATTGATTATGGGAAAAACCACGTCGCCCTTAGGTTATGGCGACATCGCAGGCGGGGAATGTGTTGTCGGGTGCGACGCAGAGGCTAAGGTTGTATCAATCGAAATCCTTGAGGATGGAAAAGTCATAGACAGTTTCAAAGCTTAAAAAGGCAGTCTGAGCCGTGGGTGCGCAATCGTGCCCCTGCGCAGCGCACATCTTGCCCGGCATCTTTTTTCGCGGCTGATGAGGTAGTAACGCCACCGAAACGCCTTAAAGGCGTACCGCGGAGTGGCCCACGCCGGGGAATAACTGGCCACCAGGGGGCACGGCTCAGGCTGCTTAGTTTATACTTAAAAAGGAGTGTGTATGGAAGAGAGAACAGAAGTTGATGTTAAGAAGATGAGCGCTGATGATTTTATCAGCAAACTTCGGGTGCCCCCTTGCCGCGGTCTCATGGGCAAGATTTTCGGTCACAATTTTGTGGAGGCCATTAACCAGGATACTGCCGGGCTTTCCCCGGAGCAGCTGGCTCACATTGTCGAAGCCTGCATTGACCCTACAATGGATATGGTCACGGTACGGCATCTCATTTCTACCACGGAGCCGGGTACTACACTTGTCAAGGCTATCTACTGCACGCGCTGCGGGGAGGAGAAGAGCGTCAATGGAAATGGCAATTCGGGCAAGTAAGCAGGAAATACTTGACAATTACGGTACGCTTGAGCTGAATTTTGTTCGGGAGCGGCATGGGATATTCTGGTATGCAAATACCATACAGAAGTTTTTTCCTGTTGCAGAGCCTGCTCTTGAATTCACAGCCAGCATAGGCTACCCATTGACGCCGAAAGTTACCGTCCGGTATTTCATAGAAGAGGGGGAAAACATTTCCATCATCAAAAAAGACACCGGAGCATTTCTCTATGTTCAAACACGGAGCTGACTGTGAAAACAAGAGCGGAGCTTGCAGCTATTTGGGAGTTTGGTTTTCTTGTTTTATTTATTATACTGGCTGGCTGGCTGGCCTTAATGGTTAAAAAGCAGCAAGTCACCATTGATGCAGCAGAAAGGATTGCTCAGGTGTACAAAGCAGATTCGGTAGAGCTTCACGCTATCAAGGCCACACTCATGCTGGCCTATGACCTGTCAGACCCAGAGGCGGAATTTTTCGGGTACTGGTTTAACAAAAAATCCAAGCAGTTCAGTATTCCGTGGATGACCTTTGCTGCGGTTGCTAAGGTTGAATCAGGCTACAATCCCACTGCTACCTCTGAGGCCGGTGCCAAGGGGTACATGCAGATGCTTGATACCACACACCAAGAGCAGTGTCAAAAGCTGGGTATTCCATTTGTGAAGGGTAAGACTCCATGGATTGATGTAATCAATGTCGTGTGCGGTAGCAACTACTTGGCTGAATCAAAGGATACTACTTTTGAGGTCATGGTTAAACGCTATCTGGCACCGCTGCATGCTAAGATAAAAAAGCAAGCCAAGAAAGAGCCTGAGAATGTTCAGCTGCAAAAGAAGGCTGCTACGATTGAGCAGTACTACCATGACGTGCGCCGGGAATTTATGCTGCTGAGCGCTATCTATACCGGGATTAAAAAATGATGTGGCTGTGTAATTCTTGTGCTGTTGCCAGGATAAAGGCTGGCACGTTAAAGCCTCTTAACTACTACTGGCCACCTAATGAGGCCCCGTGGAAAGAGGGCAGCTGCGATGACTGCGGTAAAACGGAGCACGTATCTAACTGGCCGGTGCCCAAAAGCAATAAGCCATGAAAACAAAGCTTATCGTCATTGAGGACAAAATCCTCATTAAGTATGCAGCCACGATTGAGAGCAAAACCCGCGGCGGGATTATTATTCCTGACAAAGAGGATAGGGAAATTATTTGCGGGTACGTCAAGGAACGTGGAGAAGGCACTCCGCATTATGATTTTGATTCAGATAGCGCCGGTGTTCCTGGCACAAAGAAGAGCAAGATATTCTATATCCCTCTTAAGGTATCAATAGGTGACATGGTTTATTTTTTCAGTAGTCGTGCCGCTGACCTTATGGTAGACGGAGAGCGATTTTTTATAACGGAACAGAAAAACATCCTGTTGATTGTTCAGCAGGACATGATGGAAGGGGTGTAACATGCTACAGATGACCGTTGCTATTCTCATTTTCTTGCTCGGTGCTCCTTTGGGGTACGGCGCTATCAAACTGTTAAAGCTCCTGGGAGCAAACATGGTGACACTGGGGGATGTGGCCAAGGCTTACTTTTTTAGCTTCGCCGTATCGCTTGCTGTGGCCTGCTTCATGTATGCTGTTGTCAATTACTATGTGGTAGAGGCCCGGAAGCGAAAAGAATGCTGCCAGCTCGGATTTGTACAACTGTCAATTTAATATTGGAGAGCGCAATGAGCATTTTGTGGGCCGGGCGGACGGTGCCGTAAAGAATGCTCGTTCCTATCTTCAACCGTACATAGTATAACATGCCAAAACTGACACCTTACTATCGGCGTGGAATCGGGAAAACCAGTTGGTTTCAAATTGGTGGCCGCGTGAGCATGCTTTCCGGGCTCGCTAGGGTGACGCGGTGTTTTTTAAAAGATTAATATTTGTATTTTTATCTTGACTTGCTAATGCTCATTTGCTTATATTACTACTAACGAAAAAATAATTTAACAGAAGGAGTGTGTGATGAGTGTGAAGAACGGATGTCCTAACCCGAAGTGCGATGACCCCGATTGCAAACTCGGAAAAATCATGCAGAGCGGCGGCCCGCTTACAGCGGAAGAGCGCAAGGCTCAGGATGCCATAACATCACCGGCGAAAGAGGTTGCTGCCAAATGCAAGATGAGGCCATCACGGGCAGCATCTTAAATTTTGCAAAAGCAGAAAACGCCCGGCAGCAGCTATCATGCTGGGAACTACGGAAAAGATTTTAATCCTAGAACGCCTATCTGCGGTGATTGCGAATTGCGAGCGGATTGCCGAAAGACATTTTTGGAGTCATAATGAGTTCAGAATTCAACATCAAAGTTACGCAGGATAAAAAAGACCCCAGCCTCCTGCACATCACCGGGGGGTATTCCTGCCAAGCTTTTGTTTGAACAGCTGCGTATTGCTACGAATAAGCGTGCTATTGTTAAGGAAGGCGAGAAAAACTTTCTGGTAATATACGAAGATGACGGATTTACACCTTGGCTAAAAAGGGAATTATGATAACCGAAAAATCTGAATTCTCAAAGCAGTGGATTATTCGTACCGGAATTCCTATTGTGGAATCCTATAATGGCAATATTACTCTGCGTGCGCTTCACTATCAGCTGGTTGCTAATGGGATGACAAACGATATTGCTCACTACAAGAAGGTAGTGAATGCCATGATTGAGGCCCGCTGGAAAGGGCTCGTGGCCTTCGATGCTTTCCTTGACCACGAAAGAGAGACGCTGGGCTCTACGGATTACGAAGAGACAAACGTGATAGATGCGTCTGACCGGGCCAAAGAACAAATCCGGGCGTGGGCTACCAGTTACCACAAAAACCGCTGGGAGAATCAGCCGGTGTATCCGGAGGTCTTTATTGAGAAGAAGGCGCTGCAGGGCGTCTTTGAGGCACCGTGCAAGCACTGGGATGTGGCGCTGAATCCGTGCAAGGGTTATCCATCGTTGACATTTCAGTACGCATGCAAGAAGCGCTTTGATGAAGCGATTTCATTAGGCAAAGAGCCTATCATTCTTTACTTTGGCGATTATGATTGTTCCGGGGAAGACATACCGCGGAGCATTGGTGATACGTTTTCTCGCATGGGCACTCCTGTGGAGGTGAGGCGAATTGCACTTATGAAAGATCAGGTGATAGCGTGGCGTCTTCCCCCGGCTCCTACAAAACAAGAAGATACGCGGAGCCGCAACTGGGATGGCCTGGGACAGGTAGAGCTGGACGCTGTAGAGCCCCGCAAGATTGTGAAGCTCTGCGAGAAAGCCATTCAGGATGTTTTCGATGACGGGCTCTGGGAAGAGCTGCAGGATGTACAGGAAGAAGAACAAGATAAATTCAAAAAGATTCTGAAGCGTGATTTCAAAACACTTCTTGACTAGGAGATAGCATGAACGGCATACGAAAAGAGAACGACAACGTGGCGCTGTTTGACCTTGACGGTACGCTGTGCGACTACGACAGCGCCATGCTGAAATCCATGAATGCTATCCGGGCACCCTCTGAGCCTGAGATTAAGCATGTCCCTCAGGACGGGATACCTCCTTTCATGCAGGCCCGGATAGACCTGATATGCGCGGATGAGCTCTGGTGGGAAAACATGCCTCCGCTCGCGGCCGGGTTTGACATCCTTATGGTTGCAAGAGACCTGGGATACCGGCCTATGATTCTGACTCAGGGGCCTAAAAGAAATCCTTATGCATGGTCAGGAAAGAAACGATGGGTAGACCGGAACATTGGAGTGAACGTGGACATAACCATTACACGGGACAAGGGGTTGGTTTACGGAAAGGTTATGGTTGACGATTACCCTAAGTACATTTTGCGCTGGCTGCAGTGGCGAAAAAATGGGCTGGTCATCATGCCACCGAATGAGGGCAATAAGGATTTCAAACATCCTCAGGTCATCCGGTACGACTGCAGCGAGAAGCTTCCTGAGATTCATGAAGCAATGAAAAAGAGGTTGTCAAAATGATACTACGCACCGTAAAGGATTTTCAGGACATGCTGCTTTATCGCTTTGGCCTCTTACCGGATAGCATGTTTATTGCTTCAAGCAGCCCCAGCGTTTTTGTCATCATGTACAAGCAGCGCCTCAGGACTCTGTGGTATCGTAAGAAAATAATGGAGGCCATTGCCGAAAGTAAGTTTGTAGGCAACAGGGTGGGAGTATCAATAATCATAGGTATGGTGTAGTATGCTAACTAAATTTGTAGTAGCAACCAGCCCCCGGAGAGCAGCGCAAGCAGTCCGCGGTGTGCCTTGGGATGAGAAGTTTGACAGGAAACGCGCTGCTACAATTTTAAAAAGCAGAAACAATGAAACAACCAACACCTGACTTCGATAAGCCCCTTGACTTACTGGCTTTTATTTATAATAGTTTTGGTATCTGCGGATGCTCGCAGTTTGACGTTATTGTCAATGAGCTTAAACGTTTTTTGACGTGGGCGGGCGCTCCTATGGAAAACAGAAGTCTGTACATTACGCTGTATCCGCGTGATGGAATTTTTTATCTGATAGCAGGAATGCTGGACAGGGCCAAGCTAATAGAGCACGGCACTGCTGTGCGTCATCCGTGGCTTACTGATACTGGTAAGGCTTTTCTTGCTGGGCTTAATAAGTACGCAGTGGAGCAGATTGACGAAGCTAAAGGTGATGCCTATGATGGTTGCACCTATTAACACACATTAAAAGGAGACAAAATGAGAATCCTACAAATCGGAACGCAGAAGTACACGCAGGTTATTTGCAAGGATGAGCCTAACAGTGTGAATGGTGGCGGAGCCTGTCATTCCTACGCGGTGCTCCCAACAGAGGCGGATTTTAGCAAAGATGCAGCGGGAATACAGCTTGCTACTGTAAACTTTCAAAACGGCCCTATCAAAGAAGCGGGCGTGAACGGGTGCCACAACGAAGACCTGCTTGCAATCGTCATTGACCGGCTGGAGCATTTCCAGAAGGGCTCCTTTGCTTGCCGGGAGAACGCGCTGGCACTGACCAAGTTGGAAGAGGCGATGCACTGGCTGCGGCACCGCACAAGCGCCAGGGAGGCCCGCGGCGTAGAAGGCACCAGCCAGAAATAGGAGATGTTATGGAAATAACATACAGTCCTGCTCAGTTACGGCAGTACATCGAGAAGCTGTGATGGAAATAAAAATCGGTAATGCAGTTATAGGAAAAATTGACTCCGTGAAAACGCGGGACAAAGAGCGAGTGCTGAGCATAGACCCGGCTGCGCTCGCTAAGGATTTTAGCACCTGGGCGTCTTACCTACCAGGGACGGGGATATTTACCGTGGAGCTGACAAGGCCTGCCAAGTGTCCAGTCTGTAGCAAGCTTGGTTGTAAAGAACATATTGCTGTAAAGCAGGATTGCTTGAAATTGAAGGAGGATGCTAATGGCTTGTGATGGAAAATGTTTATCCTGCAGTGCGTGGAAGACGTGTACTAATTTTAAACGATAGAGGTAACTATGCACACTGTATTACCGTGGATACTTATTGCTCTGGCCATTGCAGCTTTTGTTTTGGCGCAGTACCTGAAATTTAAGAACGGCACCGTCATGCGCCTTAATGACAGGATTTTAAAATTGGTAAGTAAGAAGGGTACGTTTACCAAAGAAGAACTGTTTCAGCTTGCGGAAGACTATCAATCGCTGGAGCGCATTTACCTGGAGCGCAAGGAAACTGCCAAGGCAAAAGTCTGTCGTGCCTTTGCTGATGGGTTTATGGAAATGTCTGAGGGAGCAGACCGGCGCACTCCTCCTGCTCCCACAGGTGCGCCTGATGACCGTGTAGCCGGTAGCTTGCTATTATAAACCTGCGGCCTGAGCCGTAGTACCTTGCTACTACTATCATGAGCGTAGCAGCAAGGTCTTTTAAATTCGCAGGGTAATAAGTGATAAACATCGGGGATGTAATGTGTAGCCCTTGTAAAGGGAGCGCGGAGAATAATTCCGGTGTTGCTTACGCCCTGCTACCATTTTTATATTGTTTGCAGAGAATGCTCTTTCAAATTTTAGGGGGTGAACGGACTCGATTTGAGAATTTAAGTAGTAGGTGCATGCTGAGGACGCAGGTGGGCCTCATAAAAATCCTGCAACAAACAAACAACGAATCCAATGTTGTTTCTCTGGCCACGCGCCAGAGCGCTGCCTTACAGCTCTCTTTCGTAGCTGCAAGGGCCAGTGTCGCAAACGAAGCGCTCCGTCTCGCAGCGTAAGCGAGATTGATTGCGGGCTAAGTCCCGTTGCTGGCGTGAAACTGGTGCTGGGTAACTGACACGTCATAAGATGAGACCCGGATAAGCATGTAGTACCTACGCGGACGTTTTCAAAGACCGGGCTATCATAGGCCCGCACCTCCACCATATTTTTTTTCGGAGCAGCAGTTACTTTTTTCCGGATAGCTGCTGCATCGTTTGTTGTGGGCCCTGCTACTCTAACCAGTAGCAGGGCTTTTTTATTGTGTAAATTAGCAGGCTGGCCGTATTAATATGGTAAGAGGCTAAAGGGTACTACTACTATAAAAAGGGGATAGACTTATGTTATTAGATGCTAGAAAAATTATAGGTAAACTTTGCGGTAATAAAAAATATCATACACTTGATGTTCGGATTATTGCTGAGCTTGTTTATGATATAGCTACTATTGCTAATTCGGAATCTTCCGATGCTAATTCGGAATCTTCCGATAAAAAGAAACACCCTATTCAGTCACAAAGAACAGGTTTTGTGGATATTGGAAGTTGCCAGCGGAGTATTTTGGATTTGTTGGCCGTGGGCAGCTCTGACCAAGCCAAGATTTGCACTTCTTTAGGTATTAAGAGCCCTACTGCTAATATAGCACTGAATAAACTTCATAAAAAGAAACTTATTTCTCGTAAGAAATCTGGCAAGTGTTTTATTTATCGAGTATATACAAACGGAAAGAGACAGGAAACTTTTGATGTGCGTACCAATATGACTAAACGCGAGAGAAATTCTCTTATCTATGATAAATTTAAGCAGGGAGAAACCAAAGCACAGCTTGCTGCTGCTTTTTTTCTTGATAATAATACTGTTGACCATATTATTAAGAAATGCAAAGAACAAAGTCAGGTGGTTAAGCCAGTTGCAGAATTATCAGCAGTATCATAAAGGACGTAACGGATGAATAAGCCCATGCGTAAGCTGGCCAAGAGGGTTGCTAAGGATTTGCGAAAGCAGATTGACAAAGAGTGCAAGGAAAAAGGAAAGCCTTTCGGTACGCTTTCTGACAAATATAAGGTTGTGGCGTTCCTGGGCTACAGGCCCAGAAACGATTTTCTTATTGCTGGTCTGGGGGGAATTTAATGGCTAAGGTCATTGAGCGGTTATCTCCTAACGGCCAAGCTTACATGCGTGACAACGTGATGACCGGCTACGACTCTGATTTTGGCCGGTCAACTGTTTTTGTGGTATGCCCTTTTGTGCAGCAGGCTGATGCTTTGGGTTTCGGCCCTGTCAAAAGCTTAAGCCTGTTGCTTCTGCTCGCCAATTCCTGCACTGGTCTGCACATCAATATTCGGGCTGTGAGGACGGGGATTTGACTACCCGTTCCCGTGAAGTCTGAACCTCAGCTGCAGGGAGAGGCCCTGCTACTCCAAGGGTAGCAGGGTTTTTTGTCTTAGTAGGGTAAATTTAAAGATAAATACTTTCATTATTTGCTTGCATTCCTGATTGTAATTGCTTATATTAGTAGTGTAGGGAAATGAGTATCACTGAGAAATCAAAAAAGCTCTTCATTGATTACGTGAAGGATGCTGGGAACTGGTCTGGATGCCCTGTAGTGGGCGGGAACGTGGGAGGAAGCAAGGAAGACCGCGGGAACCTTACTCACCTGAAGAAGCTCGGACTCGTAGTAGGCGTTGATGATGAGGAGACTCCTTACATCGTTTTTACCAAAAAAGGTTTTGATTATGCTTGCAAGCTTGGCCTTGCGGAATACCTGGAAGAGAGTGATTGTACGGCTCAGTCTGAAATAAAGGAGAACTCATGAAGCCCCTATCAGAATTGGAAAAGCTCGTTCTCTCGGAAGAAAACAGGAAGCAGCAGGCGCGGAACCTGTACGTGAACATTTCACGGGAAGACCTTCGCAGGATGGTACGCGCTTATCGCAGGAAGGAGAAAGCATGAGCCTTGAACTTGATATGGCGCTGACGCGAATAGACCTGGACAAAGAGAACGCGGACAGGAAAGAGCGGGCGCGTTACCAGGAACGGTTGCTAAGCATGATTAAGGCCCAGATACCCCACCGGTACGAAGACTGGAAAAAGGAAATCCTTTCAGGTACTATCCAAGACCCGCGCCTGAAAGTCTGGATAGGAAATGAGCGGTACAAGTCCGGGCGCGGAACGCTCTGGTCAAATTACGTTCAAAGCATCATCGACACATTTCCTGATACGATAAAATAGGAGGTACTATGAGTCCTGAAGAAAAGGTAAAAAAGTTGAGCGGAGATTTGGTCAAGGCTCTTGCAGAGTTGCCAGCGTATCCTTACGATGTTGTTTCTGGGTTAGTAGCCTCTGCCCGGCAGCTGAAAGACAAAATCAATAAACACCTGGAGGGTAAATGATTAGTAACATAACCATTATTCCTAACCGGGTGAAGCATGGCCGGTCACTGACCCTTGCTAAGGGTGAAGCAACCTTTGAGAACGGACTGATAGTATCCTTCCGGTTATCGGAGAGTAGCAAGGGGATTCAATGCCTCTGGAGGGGCGTGAAGTTTTCCAGCGATGAAATCAAGAAGCAGGCGTCCAATCGAGTATTAGCAACCTACGTGATTAATCACTGCATGGACGATAAGAAGGAAGGGGTACTATGACATTTAATCAATGGTGGAAGAAATACTTCCCTACCTCAAAGAACACAACGGATGGCGGTGTACGGCTTTGAAAAGAAAAGAGCTTAAGAAATTAAAAAAGAACGGCGGTTTTTAACTAAACACAACAACCTTATACGAACAGGTTTTTAAAGAAGGGAGCGTAGTATGCTAAGATTCAGGAAAGTTTTAGAAAGGCCATCTTGTTTTGAAATGCTTCGCAATAATAATTCAGACCGTAGGGGAGTGCTTCGTAAGAGTAGGGTAGGATTTCTTTATAAGGCGAACAACGGTATTGTTATTGAGCAAGAGCTCACAATTCTTACCGCGGCAGAGATGAAACAGTGCCTGCGTAAACTTAAGGAGCTGTAGTATGAAAGAGCTGACCCTGAAAGATGTTGACTGCCTTGTCACATGGCCCCCTGGAAGCGTGGGAGAGCTTTCAGACCGGACAATGTTGAATGCCTACCTGGAGCTGTGCAAACACCACGGGTACGGCCGCACGGGACAGATAGCAGAGTCCGTGGAGGACATCTGGAGGCATCCGGAGAAGACGGCCGATTATCAGGAACAGAAAACCAAGCACCTGCGGGAGATGGACGAACTTTTACTTAATGGTGTAGCAGGGTCTGTATTATTAACTCACTCTTGGTATTTTCTCTGAAGTATTTATTTACTGTGCGGTAGAGCAGAGTCGAGTAATGCATCGTATCGTATAGGTTTTTTAACAAAAGGAGAGGCAGATGAAATCATTCAGAATTGGAATTGAGGCGAATCCGGTTTTTCCCTATTACATGCAGCACCGTATGGATGACACTAAACTAGCTGACTGGGAAAAGAATCGCGGAAAGATTATGGAGCGTCCGGAGCTTAGCAAGGAAGACAACCTGAGGGCGGAGTATCACGCTTACCGGGATGAGAGGGGTTACTACATACCAACGGAGCACATCCTTGGTGCAATCAAGATTGCCAGTAAGGAATTCAAATCCAAAACAGGCTCTGGAAGGAAGAGCATGAAGGATGAGGTAGCAGGAGGATTCTTTATTCAGGGAGATGAGAATCCGTAAAAACTGTACTTTGAATTTTCAGATTTTCAAATTGATAAACGGTCAGCCGTGAATCAGAATAACAAGGCCCGCATAATTGTTATCCGTCCTAAGTTTAAAGGATGGAAGGCACAATTCAATCTCATGGTGGATAACGAAACTGTGACCCCTGAGACCATCAGAGGTATTGTGGAGCACGCCGGGCAGTATGTGGGAATAGGAAGCTACAGGCCTCCTAAGGGCGGAGCGTTTGGGAGATTTAAGATTAGTACGTTTGCAAAAGCAGCGTAGCCTATTGCAGTGTACGTCATGTATTGTTTCGCTTTTATTTTTCTCGCATGGTAATGTATTGTAATGCACGGTAAGGTAAAGGTTTTTTAAATTGTATGCCGTGTCGTAATGTAATGTGTCGTTTGGTAACGTAGTGCAGCCCTGCTACTCTAACGGGTAGCAGGGCTTTTTTCCCCCTGCTATTAGTACCTTCCGTAGTAGCTACCTGCTACGCTTTCGACATCCCCTGCCACTAATCATTATAATTGAATTTTATCTTATTTGTGAAAAAGGAATAAAGCTCACACATCCTCACCGGCTGGAGCAGTTAATGGCACAGGTAGAGCTCAAAGAAGTTTTCTCCAATCTAAAAATAATCCGCGAGCAGGACGGCGGCAAAAAAGCCGTCTACAAATTCTCTGGCCCCTTCCAGGAAATGAATGATGTCCGGGGCACCAAAAACAAAAACGGCCGTATCTATAATAAGAAACTCTGGGAGCGCGTGTTCGGTGACGCCGGTGTTCAGGAGCGTTTGAGTAGCAAGCGCATGCTTGGCGAGCTCGACCATCCTACTGATGATGGACAGATTCGGCGCACAAGTCATATTATAACAGAAGCGCGTCCTGACTGGAATGATGGCGTCATTTACGGAACGCTGGAGCTTCTGAATCATGACCAGGGAGATGCTGCTCTTATTCGTGCTCTGGTTGACCAGGGCGTTCAGTTGTGTGTATCAAGCCGCGGGTTTGGTGAGTTTATGAAGGACGGTTGCACTATCGACCCCGAAACTTACAAACTTGTCACATGGGATATTGTTCTCGACCCTTCCGTACCAATAGCAACCCTGAAGAAGGTTGCTGAATCGGTGAATCATAACTTACCGATTGAAAGCAGGGCCAGGGCTAATTTCATAGAAACCCTTGCGGGCGCAAATAAGGAAACCAAAGAAACAAAGTCCGAAACAAAAACCATACAGGAGGATTCGATGGATGAGAAAATTGTAAGTCTCATGGAAAAGAACGGCGAGCTTCAGGCCACCAACGCGAAGAACGAAGCGAACCTGAACAACATGAAAGAACTGCTCACGAACAAGAACGAGCGGATTTCCGCGCTCGAAAACGCGAACAAGTCCCTCACGGAAAAATCCGCCAAGCTGGAAGAGACCAGCGCGGCCCTGACCAAAGCCAATGAAGCGACCACCAATCTTCAGAAGCAGCTCAAGGAATATGAGGAAATCGAAGACCGCGCCATCAAAGTCATCGAATCCCTCAAAGCCAAACTGGAGCACGCGGATACCCTCAGCGAAAAAGCCGCGGACACCATCGAAGAGCTCATGTCCAAAGTGAAAGAGCGCAAAACCAACGAAGCCGATGACGCCGACAAAGCGGACAAGGACGTTGACGTTAAGGGAACGCTCCGCAACTGGACACCTGACCCCAGCAAGGGCGATGAGCTTGAACAGCTCAAAGGCCTTGTGAAGACGATGGAAAAGAAACGCGAAGAGGGCAAGAAGAAAATGGAAGACGCCGATGCGGACGCGAAAGCTGCTGCTGACAAAGCCGCGGCTGACAAAAAGGAAAAGGCGAAGAAGGAAGACATCGCGGACATGCAGAAGGCGAAAGATGCCAAAGACGCGGCCGACAAAAAGGAAAAGGCGAAGAAGGAAGACGCCGACCACAAGGAACCGGATGCGGATGACAAGGCCAAGGACGAAGATGATGACGCCGACAAGGATGCGGACGGTAAGGCCAAGACCAACGAAAATGATGACGAAGACGATGATGACAAGCCTTACGAGCCCACGGCCAAGGAAAAGAAAGAAGCCCGTATCAACATGCTGAAGAACCTGAGCGAGCAGACCGTGCGTGACGGCGCTCCCAAGAAACTGTAAGAGGTTGCAGAAAGAAAATGACCGCTCCCCTTAACCGGGGAGCGGTTTTGAAAACAAACGCCCAGACAAAAACGCACTTCGTTTTCGGCAAGGGTTAAACACAGAAACCAAAACAAGGAGTTTTTTCAATGAAAGAAAAAGACGTTTATTCCAATGACGTTATCGTTGAAGGTCTCCGTGCCTGCGAAAACAAGCGCAACAAATCTTTCGTGGAATCCTCAATCGGGATTTACGAGAAACTGCACGGCCGCAAACCTGACACGATGTTCATGTCCGCTCTCGGCACCGTTCTGGAGAATTTCCGCCAATGGCGGCACGCCAACTTGGTTGAAGCCACCAATCAGGCGTCCTTCCCGGCCCTGCGCGATTACGGCTTTGAGCTCATCACGGCTCTGTTCCCCGGCCTGATTGCGAATGAAATCTTCACCATCCAGCCCGCGAAGTTTAAAAACTTCAGTATCTTCTACCAGACCTTCAAGTATCAGACGGCCAAAGGAATCACACCGGCGAATACGCCCAACTTCGATGCTCTGAAATACTTCCCGATTGACCAGAATTACACTCTGGATTCGGAAGTCAACAAAGTCATCGGCACAGGCACCGGCGCGACTGCGGCCTTCTCGTACAACCCGGCACCCTTCCGTCCTCTCGTTCCGGGCACCGTTTCTGTTACCTCCATCAACACGGCCAACGCCGCAATGGCATTGGTTGACAACGGCACCGGCACGATGGTAGGCGATGGCACCGGCTCGGTGGACTATACCACCGGCGTAATCGCTGTGACCTTCAACGCCAACGTGAAATCGGGCGCTCCCGTTCTCTCTTCTTACCAGTTTATCGGTGAAGGCTCCAAAGAAAATGCCGCGGAGCTCGGCCTGACAATCACCGAAATTCAGGGACAGGCGAAGGAACGCAGGCTGCGTTACAATTTCTCAATCGAATCGCAGTTCAGCTACAGGCAACAGTGGGGCCGTAGCATGGACGCCGACCTCCTGGCCGCGGCGATGGCTGAAATCCGTAAGGAAATCGACCAAGACCTCATCCAGCTCGGCAACACAACGGCACTCGACCCGGCTTCCGCGGGCAGCGTTGTGTGGAATCGTACACCGGACGTGGGCGTGCAGTACTTCTTCTGGCGTGAGCAGTTCATCGACACGCTGAACGCTGCAGGCAACCTCATCGTTAAAGCCACCGGCTTTGGCGAAGGCAATATCGTGGTAGGCGGTCTGAATTTCAAGCAAATCGTTGAAATCATCGGGCCCCGTTTCACACCTTCCGGAGTCGCAGGCGTCAAAGGCTCGCGCTTCATCGGAACCATTGACGGCACGCGCCGTTGCTACTATGACCCCAGCCTGAGCGACAACCAGTTCTTCGTGACGTACAAATCCCCGAATCCTCTGGAGCCGGGAATTGTGTACAGTCCTTGGATGCCCTTATTCGCCAGTGACCCTCATATGTTAGCCGATGGCAGCTTACACCGTTACCTCATTACCAGCACCGGTAAGACGGTAATCAACAAAAAGCTGTTCGCGGCCGGTACTATCGTTCAGTCTTAACAGAGGCCGGCAGTAGTATGAGGTGAGTAAAAAACAAAGGGAGCAGGGTTGCATACCTGCTCCCTTTTTTGTTAAATTACAAGCATGAGTTTAAAAGACAAACAATATCACGAAGCGCATAAAAATGACCCTGCTTATGTTGAACGCCGAAGACTGGCGAGCAAGCGCTTTAGAGAGAAACGCTTAGCAGGTCACAAACTTTATAGAGAGAAACACCGGGAAGAAATAAAGTGCAAAGAAAAAGAGTTCAGAGATGCCAACAAAAATAATCCTGAGTACAGAAAAAAGCGTGCTGCTTACAGCAGGAAATTTTTTAAGAATCATCATGAGGACAGACTTGCTGACCATAGAGCTTACTACAAGAAGAATAAGCATAAAGTAAATGCACAGACGGCTGCTTATCGTAGCACTGGAAGAGGAAAAGCTTTGTCTATCAAAAATCACAGAAAATATCACCTGAGTAGCAGGTATGGAATTACGCCTGAGCAGTTTGAGCAAATGCGAATTGCTCAAGGTAGCAGGTGTGCTATTTGTAATGACAGCTTTAAGCATGTCGAAATAAAAACAGGAAACAAGTTCACCTGCACAATAGACCACGACCACGCTACAGGTAAGCTCAGGCAGTTGCTTTGTGACAGGTGTAACAAAGTTTTAGGTTTTGTTTCTGAGAATAGTATGCTACTCAAAAATATGATTGATTATTTAGGTAAGTGGAAATAAAGGTAGACTGTCAATTTAAACAAGGAGTAAGAGATGAATCAGCAAGGCGCAGAAGTAGTGAAAGGTTATGTTGTCATTCGTAACCTGTCGAAAGGCCCCAAGGGTTTTTCAGACCATAGAAACAGCCCGGTCACGCTGGACGCATTCGGCGGAGCAAACGACCAGATTAAAATCCTGCTGGAAGAAAGCAACCTGGATAAAGCGGTACGGCATTACGTTACGTATCGCAAGGCTGCAATGCAGGTCACGTTCTCAGAAGGTATCGTTGACAAGTTCCCGGAATTCAAAGACCATCTCACCGTGCATTCGACTGCCGGTGTTGACCAGAGCCTTGCTGACCGCGTGGAATTCGTCCGCAAGTCACAGGCCGATAAGAAATCCCAAGAAGACAGTGCTGCGGTACGCCTGGTGCGTGCCCGCGCTCAGAATACTATCGCTGACAATAGCAAGGAACGCACTGCTATGTCCAGCTCAGATGCTCACCCTGGCAACTTTCAGGAACGCCATGTACCGGCTGCGGATAAGGCCGCGCCCGCCCGCGCTCCTATGGGAAACGAAGAGCAAGAAGGAGACGTACTGACTGTGGAAAACCTGAGTCAGAAAGAAGTGCCTGAGCTGATTGAGATTGCGTCCAAACTCGGCGTGAAACTCAAAGCAGACGTGGCCAAGGGTGCTGCTGTTAAGAGCATCCTGTTGTCGCTTAACAAGCAGGGCTAATTGAAAGCGGTCAGAATCTGGATTAAGAATCTGTGGATTCTAGCCAACTTGAATTTTAGGGAACAAGACCTTCCGGGCTGGCTGTATAAGCTTCGCCCGGAAGACCTTGACAACTTCATGACCTACAGAGGCATTATCTATCTTAAAAACTTTTCACGGCAAATGATTATTGACATGATACTTCAATCTACAGGAAAGAAAAAATGAAAATATACGCTGTCTTTATCATGCTATTGATAGCAACTGCTTTTACGGCAGCGGTTATCTCTCCTGCTGTCAAACAGCAAGCAACCAAAACAGTAGTAGCTGATTCAACCAAGATTGCAGTAGTAGACACCCTGCTCATCATTAGGCATGACACGGTGAAGGTTACTAATGCTTTCAAAGATACCATCAAGCTTATCAAATCGGACACGGCGCACGGCCTGCGGTACGATACCCTCAGAATTAAAAGGAAGTAATGGGCTTTCAAGTACTACTCCGTAAGACGGATGACCCTGCTGCCGGGCTCTTCAGATGGAAGCGCGGGCATGTTATCGGCGTTACTACGCTGGAGGATTGCTTTGGTGGCGCTGACCCGGAGACTACTATTACTGTAGTAGTGTCTGATTCAGGTGCTACGGCTGATTTTAAATACTTGACTGAATCCTGGTACAGGAAGACAGCCTATGCTATTCTTGCAGCCGACTTGTCGCGGGACTGGTACAGCGTTAAGGTTTATACGTTGGCTGAGACGTTAGGTGCAAAGTCAGAAGGTAAGATTACCGCGGCGGATATGCAGGCCTTTTTGCAGCGCTGGGGTGCTCAGATAGACGAAGCAGCATCCACGGATAACGATGTGCGCTTCACCCTGGACGCAGTATCAGCCTTGAATGCTCAAGGCTTTATTGACTTTGGCACGGAAGAGGAGTTTGTCAATTTCACGGAAACGGCTTACGATGTGGAATCCGGCACGCACAGCATTAGCATGGACTACTCTTTGTCTTCTTTGAATTCTGACAGGCTGGAAAAGTTCATAACGGATAAAGGCCTTACTATAGTATCGCATGACAGAGAGCGTGCTATTCTGGTTTTTACCGTGACACGCACTCAGCTTATTCAAGCGTTAGAAGCAGGTGTGGAAAGAGAATTCAATAAGCAGGTTGCTATGCGTAGATGGAAGATTGACCTGACTGGGATTGAGACATTCATAACAGACCCGAAGTTTCCCAGCACAGCGCACATAACGCTTTCTGATTTCCAAGCTAGAATCGTTGACCTGATAGAAGGATAAATGCCTACATTATCACGCTCTGTATGCGTAGCAAATGTGCAGAAGACGGCGGGAACGCTGGCTATCAGCTCTGATGGCCTCACGGTAACGCTTTCAGGTGCTACGTTTGAAACGCGATGGGGAAAGGGTGATAAGATTGTTTGCGGCGGAGATACGGTATACGTACTGAGTAAAACCAGTAGCACTGTCATGACCGTGCAGGTAGCATTCTCCGTAGGCAACCGCAACACCTCAGGAAATTCTTACACGCTGAACAGAGCCTACTCTGGTGCTACTGCTATTGCTACGGCTTACGCGGCGTGTCCCTCCGACCTCCAAGCCATTACTTCTATTTACGAAATGGTACTGTACAAGGATGGCGGAAATTTTTTGGAGCAGATAAATTTTAACACTGCTATTACTACGGGTTACGGCGTTGATACCGGGTACTATATTAAACTCACAGCGGCAACTAAAGACCGTCACACCGGAATCCGCGGCACAGGAGTTAGAATAAGACCAGCTCCCGGCTCACTGTCAGGTACGTGTCACTACTTTAACAATCCTACAAGAATAGAGTGGATTGAATGGGATGGCGCTGATGTAAGTACCGTATGGTCAGGCACATTTGATGGCACTGCAATAGCTTTGAATAGCAGTGCGGCTGATTATGGGCCCGCATACTTCCGGAATAATATTGTTTATGATTGGAGTAGAACATCCACGGGCGGCAGTGCTTACGGTGTTATTGTTTTAGCCATGGGTGCTCTTTACAGAGGTAATTACGCCTACAACAATAGATTTTTTGGAAATGGAAAATCCGGATATGCTACTGCTGTGCTGCACTTAGCTGTCTCAGGAACGCATGCTTACACAGGAAATTCTTTACTCCACAATAGCAGTCTTACTGGCACAAATCACAAAGGTATCACCTATTCCACAATAATCTCTGAGGTTATCATTGCGTATAATAATGCTGTTTTAGATTTCAGTACCTGTCTTAGTTTGTATACAGGTTCCACAGAAGATTACAACCTTGTCTCTGACACTTCAACAACCGGAGCTCACAGTTTAAACAGTAAGACATCTGCTAACCAGTTTGTCAATGTAACCAGCGGAACGGAAGACTTGAATTTGAAAGCTGGCGCGGATGCTATCGGTGTTGGCAGTAACATGGGTACTACCTATGAGAACCTTAACATTGATATTCTGAATAATACCCGTGGTAGCACCTGGGACATCGGCGCGTCACAGAAAACCAAGATTGTTAAAGTGCATGTCCTGGACGGACAGCAGAGTATAGGAGGAAGTTTTTCTGCTACTACGGCTTCCTTCGCGCCTGCAGCAAACAAGCTGTATATAATTTCTGTGTGGACTACTACGAGTTACGGCTCTACCGGAGACCCGGTGCTCACTTCGTCTACTGGGCTCGCGCCTGTTCTCGTGGATAAGATTAATGGTACAAATACTTTTGATTTGCGACTGTGGACGTACCGGGCTATGAAACCTTCCGGCCTGAGCAGCGGCACGCTTACATTTACCTGGAGTGGCGTTCCTGTTGACCGCATACGCTGGAGCATCGAGGAGTTTGACGGAGTGGACACCAGCGGAAGTGATGGCTCAGGTGCTATTGTTCAATTTGCACACAATACTGGCGCTGTGAGTGCAGGTAATGAATTCCTGCCCGTAACGCTTTCTGATTTTTCAAACTCAAATAATTTCGGCTATATGAGCGAGGGTGCTTATGGTTATGACCAGCAAACAGTAACTGCTACTGGTTTCTGTCCTATGGCAAATCTCATAACAGAGGGCAGCACTGCTAATTCTTTCTCTACATGGATTAGAGATGGAAATCCCTCAGTCTCTGCTAATATCATACACCAGATAAATTCAAATTCCGCGGTGGCCCTGGCTATAGCTTTGGAAGTAAAAGCTCAGACTACTACAGCAATAAGCAAAGTGAACGGTGTGAGTTTTTCTGCTATCACAAAAATAAATGGCGTCAATAAATCAGCAATCAACAAACTTAACGGCGTGCAAGCGTAAGGAGCTATAATGCGTAATGACCTTGTGAAGAAAGCAGTTGCTGACTTTTTTAAGGATTATCCTTTGAAGACAGCTGGAAAGGGAACATCCTTTTCCGTTCCCGGATGGATTACACAGAATGCTCCTGAGCTGACCTCTGAAGAGCGCCGGGAAGTCAATGTGCTGGTTGACCGGCAAATCATGTCCAAGAAATCAGAAGGTGTGGCCCGGCTGGAGGAGACCCTGGAAAACATCGGCAACTTTGGCGGCAAGAAAGCTCCTCCGTTTAAGAAGAAAGAAAAAAGCCGTCTGGAAAGTCTACTCGGTGAAAAAGAAACCCCCACATCAAAATAACTTAGGCTCGGTGGGGATGCCGGGGCTGCAGCGCGACTGGGTAAAAACAAGTATTAAGGATTAAAATGCGAAAGCTTGATAAACTTTTAACTGAGCGTTACGGCATGGAGCGTACCGGGTTTGCTCAGGGCCTGCGCGTGGACATAAACCAGTACGGTATCAAGGCTGTCATTCACGGACTGGTGGATGTGCTGAATACCAGCAATCCGGATGAGAAGCGGGTAAGCGATGCACTTAGCAAGGTACTACCATGAGCAATAAAACATCCTTCAGAGATAACATTAAGCGGGCGCTAGGCTTTCCACTCCTTGACGTGGAGCTAGATGAGAAACTAAACATCAATGACAATAACACCAAGGATGATTACGACTGGATTGAAGAGCAGGTACTACGGAAGATTCGCACGTACTTCCCCTGCGAGTACATCATCTCCCGGCCGGTGCCCGGCACGCAGGGAGATAATAAGGTATCTATCGGTGGCAACGGCTTTATTGACCTGTCCAACGAAGACATCCTGACCGTGAAGGAAGTTTACAGTATTAGGCCTAAGGTTGCTTCGGGTGACGTGCTACTCCCGTGGAGCCTTGTCAGAATCTGGGAAAAGATTTGGGTAGGGGCCAGCGAGTTTGTTGGCACTGACCTGCTACTGTACAAAAATGAATTGAGCATGCTGGCCAAGGCCTCAGATAATGTATTCTGGTGGAAGTGGTATGAAGCTGAACGAAAGCTTTATATTTGCAACACGCCCAGCTGGGCTAACAGTATCGGTATTATGTGCCTGAAGGGCGTGGACAGGATTGACCACATTGATGAGCGCTCAATAGAATACGGACTGGCCCTGAAGCTTGCTATCGGATGGGCCAAGGTTAAAATAGGCCAGACCTTCCGCAAGTATGAAGTGGATGGCATGAGAATGCCCGGCCAGAATTACACGGATGAGGGCAAAGACGAAATTGACAAGGCTGAAGAAAAAATTGAAGAGATGAGATACTACCCCGGAGGTTTATCATGAAGAAGCTCGCAAGTGTTGTCGAAAAAGCAAGTAACTGGATTCAAAAGGCCTTTGGCAAAGAGGAAGAGGCCTATGAGGCTTGGCAAGAAAAGGCTGTGGCCAATCTCATGAAAGAACGCGGCATGAGTAAGGAGGAAGCTGAGAACTGGATTCAGAAGGCCATAAAGCACCCTGGCGCTCTTTCCAAAGAGTATCCGGGCATGGCCAAGGATAGCAAGGATGAATTCACAAACGCTCAGCTTGACAGAATTGCTGCTAAGGGTGGCATTGATGCGAAGCGTGCCAATTTGGCTAAGACGTTGAAAAAGTTTCACAAAGAATAGTGTATCTTAAACGTATAACTTTTTAAGGAGGTTCAGATGGCAGCAGGTTTTGTTTACATTACGGATGTGGTTGCGGTTGACGGCGCGGTCACGAAGACCATGAATGCAGACGGTGTTACTGTCAAAAGTGTCGAAGCAAACGGTTACGGAAAGCTGGTGACTGTTTCTGTTGCGGCCGAAACGGGCGAGCAGGAATACAAGCCGAAAGTTTCCGTGAATGGCGCTCTCTGCGCTAACCTCACCCGGCAGTCAAACGGTGACTGGACAGGCACCGTGGAAGTTTACATTGTGGGCGAGACACAGCTGGTTGCCAAGCACGAAGACGGCGATGATTACGTGGTTCCGCTTATCACGGATGCCACGACAACCACGACCACGACCACAACGACAACGACAACCACGACAACGACCACAAGCGGCGTATAACGAAAAAGGATAGCAGGCTGGGATAAAACCCAGCCTGCTACTACTAATATGAGCGAGAGATTAAAAAGCGTTTTGGAAAAGGCCCGCGGAATCATCAAGGAGGATTCATCTACTATCCTTCCTGAGAATCTTCCTTTTGGTATTGATGAGCGGGTACTACGGTACTTCGTTCAGAATCCCATGCCTGCGGACAAAGACTTCCACAAGTTTGCTGCAGGGATAAAGGTTGACCCCAGCAAGGCGGAAGAGAACGCTTACATCCTGGCTACTATCGGTGCGATGTTTGTAGCCGGTGGCCGGTCAAACGCTGAGGGCGTGGGCGAGAAGGATGTGGATGCGGAAGAGATGCGTAAAGGTATTATTGTGGAAGCTGAGCATACAGTAGCAGGCGATAACAAGGTTGCTGTGTTTATCCGGAAACGGATTATGCTCGACCATCCCGCGGAGCTTGGCAAGAAGTCTGCTAAGGATAGCAAGTACTACGCCCGGCTTGCCGAGCTTGAAAAAGCTGACAGAAAAGAGGCTGGCATTGAAAAAGCTTAATGAAGTAGTAGGCGCTCTTGAACGCCTGGAAAATGCTGGCTACACGCAAATCTCCAAAGGGGATTTTCGCTGTGGTCTATGCACGGCTATTCAGAAAGAAAACAACTGTAGAATTAACCATGCTACGGTTAATCCTGGCAAAGGTTGCTGCAACAAATTTTATCCTCAGGGCGGAGCGGAAGGAAAAGATGAATGGCCTGATGCTGTGACGGCTGAAGATGTTGTTGAAAAATTACGAAACATAAAGAAGCGCAAAGAGGGTGCGTGGTCACTTATGAGTGAGCCTGCGAGAGAAGCGCTTTTCAGAAAGACACCGGCTGACCGGTATGCTGCTGATACCCGTAGCATGCTAAAGAAACAGCAGCACAAACTTCCTACTGATATTCCTGAAAGCAAATAGAAACTTATTAAGGAGCACACCATGCCAATCGAGAAAAAAGACGGGACATTCAAACTGGCCGAAATTCTGGAAGATAACGAATTAAAATATTTATACCATGTCAAGGAGAATTCCATGAAACTGAAAGAAATTCTGAAAGGCCACAACGGCACCAAACTGTCTGAAGCGCTCGACAAGGCCGAAGACATGACCCCGGAAATCGGCAAGAAGATGGGACGCCCTGACCTTGGCGCTTACGGCCAGAAGAAAAAAGGCGAAGGCGCTCAGGCTGAAGACAAAGTGAAGGCCAAGAAAAAAGAAAGCGATGATGACCTTCAACGTGTGAACAAAGACGCGGATGTGGAAGGCCCTCTTCGCCGCTGGTCAGAGCCTACCAGAATCACGACCATCGTAAAGGAAGCGGAAGACTTCCTGAAAAAGGGCGATGATGACTGCGGAGATGACGATGAGCGGGAAGACGTAGGCGCGGCTGGGTCAGATGACAAAGGCAAGAAAGAGCCTGCCAAAGATGAAAAGAAGAAGGGCGATGAGGACATGGGTACTATGGGTAATGAGCCCAAAATTGCAGAGGTATTACGGCAGGCCGAAGACATGACCCCGGAAGTCGGCAAGAAGATGAAACGTGATGACCTGGGTAAGTACGGCCGCAAGGGCTGGGAGAAGGAAGTTAAGACGGACGGCGAAGCGCCGAAAGTCTCCAAAGGCGAAGCACGGCTGCAGAGTGCTCTCCAGCGCTACACAGAGGCTGACCAATTCAAGTACACCGGGAACGCGGACAAGGATTTCACGGATGAGCACCCGCTGATTCCTGACCTTGCTATCGAGACGGCTGTGGAGAAGCACCGCGGCGTGGAGCCTGAAGATGTTGAAACGGTAGCCGACATCATGAAAAAGAAATTTAAGGATGTGTACAAAGCAAATTCCAGCTGGGGCAAACAGATTCTGAATGGCCGGGGTAACACTGGCCGGGATATGCTTTACACGTTTGTAAATCACTGGGTTGACGCCTATCTTGCTAAGAGGTAGTATGCGGTGGTTACTATTGTTCTTTTTATTGCTGGCAGGTTGTGGCGTTCAGAAGACGCTCATTGTGTGTCCGGATGGCCGCAACATCCAGAAGTGCGCAGAGGAAACTCTGAAGAAGAAAATCAGAATCTTGGATATTAATTCTGGGTCTGAAAAAGGAATTTTTGAAATTAAATATCAAATAGAAAAGGATAATAGCTTATGATTTTTAAAACACTGAAAGCTGGAGGAGATTACGCGACAGCTGCTGCTATGTGGGCGGATATTGGGGCCATGCTTCAGGCAGGCCTTACTGACCACATAGACGTAGAAGTTGACGGCGTGTTTGGTGACCCGGCTGTAACTTATACACATTCCACAGGAGCAGGACATAACTTTAATGCTTTCAATGTAACCATCCATTCTGCATCTACTCCTGCTACCCTACTGGGTATTTTTGTTTTATCTCAGCCAGGAAGCCCCGCAGGCACTGGCAACTTGTATTTCAATCGTCTAATGATGGGGTCAAACAACTACTATGTTGTCAAAATGGCTACCAGCGCATCTAATAGAGCATTTTTTCAAGGATGCTTACTTGCCTTTCGCACTAACATTGCTGTTAGCGTTGCCGACTCTTCTGCTCAGGGAGCGGGAAGCATTAATAATTGTATCATCCTTATCTCAGGCACTGGTGGCTTAGCTATTTACACCGTAGGTACGTTCTATAATAACTTTGTGGGATTTTTTAGCGATACTGAGTTGACTCTGCAAAATGGCGGAGGTCAGGCTAACTCTGATAACACTTTCTGGAATTACGGAAGTGGAGCATTCACTTTTGCTGGAACATGGAATGCAACAACAAGCGACACTGATCCTCTTCTTGTTGGTGGAAATGTTATTGCCAGTGCTACCGATAGTGTTGCTGATATGCTTGCCGCAAATAGTCAATCTTCTGAACTTTCCTGTCTTGTGAATTCTGTAGGAGCAGGTGGACTTGCTTTCGTGTATTCTCCTGACCTGCTAGGTGTGGAGCGTCCACAGGGAGCGGCTTCTGACAGAGGGTGCTATGAGCTGGTAATTGCGACCACCACAACCACAACCACAACCACGACCACAACCACAACCACGACCTTGACAACTACGACAACCACAACCACAACAACTCAGACGGAAACCACGACTACAACCACGTTGACAACTACGACAACCACGACAACAACACTGAATCCGTTTCCGGATACGCCGCCCGTGCCGGTAGTACCTACCCCCGGTGCAGCAGGCTCAGTCTTCATTCATGATGTGGCGGGCATTGACGGTCTGGTTGTCAAAAACTTCAACTCAGACGGAACGGTGCGTTACATTGAAGCAATCGGCGGAAGCAAGATTCAGGTGTCAGTATCGGCCCGCGTAGGTACACATAACTACAGGCCGGTAGTGACGGTGAACGGTGCCGTGGTTGATACCTTTACACGGCAAGCAAATGGTGACTGGCTAGGCACAGTGCTGGTGGCTTTGGATGATGAGCTGCATGTCCGCCATGAAGATAACGGGCACTCAGCAATTCCTGTTGTACGAACATAAGGGGAAATATGTCTGAACAAGAACGCACAGTCAGTGACCTGCTTGCTATCTTTCACGATAACAATAGCAAGGACATCTCTGCCGGTAGTAGTAGAGACTTTATCTATTCTTCTTATGGTAAGCTGCACGGTAAGCAGCTTACCGCAGCAGACTCTACGTACACGATGACGGCGGATGACTTTGCTTTGTATTGTGACACTGCGCAAGGCAATATCAATGTTATCCTGCTGGAAGGTGTGGATTCTAACAGCAGGTTTGTTCTTATTGTCAATGTTGGCAGTAACGCTGTCGTGTTGACGGCTAACGGAGCTGACACCTTTTTTCGCGGCGGCGAGAGCTTAACCATTAAAGGTATGACATCTGCCCTACTTTATAAAATAGGGACAGTGTGGTCTGCTATTAACGGTTCAGGCAATGCTGGCGTTTTTATTACTGATGCTAATCCTACAGCAGGAGGCACAGTAAGCGGCAAAACTTATGCGGATGGTATAGTACTCACATCCTTTGATTCAGACACGCGAAGCCTTACCATTTCAGTTACGGCGCTCACCGGTACTACACACTGGAAACCTGTAGTAAGCGTCAACGGATTTTCTGTGACCAACTTTACACAGCAAGCTGATGGACGCTGGACAGGCACCGTTGATATTGTTCTGCCGGGCAGTGATGCTTCCTATCCGATTGTGGCGTTGCATGAAGATGGCGGAGCAGGAGTATCCTTGCTAAGCATAGCAGCAGGGCCGGTACTTACTGACCTGCGCCTCACCGGAGGCTATCCTGTAAGCCAGTCAGAGCTTAAGCAGAATGATTCTTTTTCAATCACATTTACCGCGGACAGTCCGTGTGCCCAAATTGAGATTGAAGATTTTGAAGCTGCACAGGCAGGACTGCTTACTGTTTCAGGAACAGGCCCTACTGTTGTTAGCGTTGCTATTGCTAATCGCGGAGCTGGTACTATAGCAAACCAGCGCGTTAAGGTGCGCTGCAAAGGTGCTAATGGTATTTGGGGCGGTTACTTTATGACTGATGCCTTTGGTGTAGGAGATGGTTCAGCCTATGTGCAGCTCAATAATGATGTTCCGGTTATAAGTGCTATTGCTCAGGTCAACATTGATTACCCTGCTACACAGGCTGCGTTAAAGAACGCAGAACAGGCTATCGTCCACCATACCGTAACTTTTCCCACCGGAACGGGCTCTGCAGCGTACACGAGCCCTAACGGCGACTTAACGGTTGCTAATCCTTCTACGTATGAAACTGCCAAGGTTGTTACGCGAGCAGGCGGAAGCTACAACGTGGGTACTACTAACCTTACTATCGTAGCAACCAAAACCAGCAATCAAGCTCAGGTCACAAGAAACGCGGTTGTGTGCATTGCTAATGTTGCCTGCACGCTATCGGTTGCTACACCTTATGCACGACTCAGAAGCGGCGGCAGCATGGGAACCAGCGCTCAGAATTACAGTATCACGCTTACTGCAAACCAGCAGCTCTACGCTGCTCCTACGCTTGCAGCGCCGGTAGGCAACTGGCAAGGCGGTGGCTTTGCGGGCGGGCCTTCCGTATGGACGCGCACACTTCAGATTGATGATACCATGGCCAAGGGCACACAAAGCTGGGGTGCTGTATCAGGTACTAATCTTGCAGGCATTGTTACCAGTGCTATTACAGGAACGTCAACGTACGTTCTAGGCGGTTTTGTTTCCAGGAATCTTGTGATGACACCCGCATGGCCTAACAGAGAAACGAGCATAGGTACGCAAGTATCTGACACGAGCAAATTAACCTGTCTTAATAACAGCAAAGGTTCCGGATACAGCATTACCTTTCAAACTTCAACCACAAACGCTGTTGACAAGTTTACGGTTACGCAGCCTACTACAGTGTACAATCCTGCAGGCAACCTGCTGTACAACTGTGACCAGGCCAACGCAGTAAATAACACTCTGGGAACGGATGTCTTCGTACTGGAAGAGGTGGTATAATGGGAACAGATTATGAAAATGGCGTAAATGCAAAACTGCCTACTAAGCTTGGCATAGATGTCATGCCTGTTAGCGGAAATGCTACAGCCGGATATTTCTTTCAATTCAACGGCGTAGGCTTAACCGGCTCGCAGGTTCCCGCTATTTCATTGGCACAGACCGTTGTGGTTGCTAAAGCTGGTGGACAATTTACAACTATCCAAGCTGCTATTGATTCTATCACGGATGCTACGATTACCAAGCCTTACGTAGTTCTTATTTACCCAGGCACGTACGCAGAAAATCTTACGTTAAAAAATTGGGTTCACTTACAAGGGTTTGGTGGTCAAGGAAATAGCACAATACCCTCTGTTAATATTATTCCAGCATCAGGTATTGTTTTTAATATACCTTCTCAGGCTACCCAAAGTAATATTCAGATTCTTGATATTGCGGTGAATGTATCAAATCCTACTACTGCTATAGATTACACTGTTTTTTACTTTCAGGGTGGCGGAGGCAGTCTTATTAATAATGTTTCTGTTTATAACTGTTACATTAGTGTAGCTACCAAAGGAAACCTTAAAGCAATTGACATGGCAGCGGATGCTGCGGCAACTTTTTATGCTACCGGGTCAAGTTTTATATTTGCCTCTATCGTTCCTGGTGGCCCTTCAGTACAGACCTTGTTTAACCTAAATAATGTTAGCGGTGCTAAAATTGTATTTAGCACACTATCAATTAATAACAACGTGGCAAATTCTACCACTACGCTATTTTATGATAATACGGCTGGCAGTTTAGGTTTTGATGTTGAATACTGTAATCTTACTATGGTTGCTACGTCAGCGGCCGGAACAAAGATTTTTGCTAAAGCCGCAGGTTCGGCAGCAAGCTGGAAATTTATCAATAACACTATTATTACAGGTAAGACATCAGGCTCCACAACGATGACGGTTAATGTTTTTGATTTGAGCGTTCCCACTTCAGGAATTACAACTCTTCAGGCTAATACTGTAGTATATGCGGCCGTTACCCCTGCCACAAAAAACTACTGCATAACAGGAACAGGTGTTGTTGTAAATTCTACCTTGGATGTGATTGCCGGTATGGCAGTATCTGGAACAGGCACGTTCAATAAATCTACATTTTCCCCTAGTGCTGGGCAGCTTCAACTAGGAGCAGGCCCGGCAGTGAGTGATTTATCACTCATGCCTTATACTGCGGCAGTATCGGGTAATTGGCTAACGTCTGCGCCTACTAATCTGAAAGATGCTGTTGACAGAATAGCTGCATTGGCTGTAACATTGAATAGCGGAAATCCTATTCCCTAAAGGTAAACGATGGCCGGTGCTTACACTGATGCATACTCTGATGCTTACGATAATGGAGAGCTTGTGACAACCACAACGACTACGACAACTACAACAACGACCACAACTACTACCCTAACGTCAACTACTACCACGACCACAACTACTGTTACAACGACCACGACCACTCTTGCTCCTCCTCCTAAGTTACCGGACTTGCCGGTTATAGAAGGGGCGGCAGGGTCTGTCTTTATTCATGACGTGGGAGCGGTGGATGGCACAGTTGTAAAGAACTTTAACAGCGATGGAACGGTTAAGTATATTGAAGCCATCGGCGGAAGTCAGGTTGATGTTTCTGTTTCGGCGCGGGTAGGCACACAGCATTACATGCCAACCGTTACTGTGAACGGAGCAGTGGTTACTAATCTTGTCAGGCAGCCAAATGGAGACTGGTTAGGAACGGTACTTGTCGCACTGGATGATGTACTGCATGTCAGACACGAAGATGAAGGACAGTCCGCTGTCCCGGTAGTGAGGATAGAATGATAAAGCTTCCGATTGAAGTAGGGGATACTATTCTGACCGGCAAGTTTCGTAATCACCGTACAACGGTGGAGACGATTGAGACGGATGAGTGGGGGCACCCTACTATCAACGGAAAGCCAATTCTGAAAGTCAGGATTGAAAAGCTCATGACTGCAAAGAAGGAAAGCGGCCGGGCGCGTCTTGAACGTCTGATAAAGGGTTGCTAATGTCCACGACTACTACGACAACCACGACTACTACAACAACGACAACTACGCTTTGTCCGTTCACGCCGCGCATTAATTTGATGCCCAGCAGGAAAGAATCGGCGTTCTACCGGAGAAAGAACGATGAGCGCGTGGAGCTGCGTGGCGCTGGCTGCAGGCTGTTCAGGTCACAGGACGGCCCCGGCAAAATCATTGACAAGTTTGACAATGTAGTAGTAGCACCTGGAGCTGAGCCGGTTGCTATTCAGACGCGGGTAATTATCGAGCCGTATCAGGTGGCCAGAAACAAAATAGGGGATGACCATTCCACGGAATACACGGACTTCCCTTTCACGGCTACGCTGCGGTTTTGCGATGATGCACGCCGCCTGGACTTGATAGAGATTGCTTATGAGTATGCGCGTGCGGCCGGGCTCACACGCTTTGCTTCAGGACAGCCGCGGGACATTACGCATATTTTCTATACTCGTTTCAAACTGGTCAACCGGGTTACGAGCGGAATCAATGCTGACCTTGTGAACAAATTCTTTATCAGCCCTACGGAGGAATCATGGAACGCTTAGAACGACTTCTGGAAAGTTACCCGAAGAGCCCCAAGGGTACTAAGGTTTTCAAGAAGCAGATTAAAGAAGGCTGGCTGGCCGGTAATTTGGAAGGCGCAGGCAAGGCCTTTGTGGGCAAGGTATCCGCCGCTCTGGAGTACGGCGTAGAAGATGCACGGGCATTCTGTGTGGCGCTGCTGGAGGATGTGAATGACCATAAGGGCGCTGAGGCTGTGAACAACCTTCTTTCCAAGATGAGTGTATGAAAAAGCTCGATGAGCTCACACGAAAAATAGCCAGACGGGAAACTGTCTGGGAGAATCCGGATGGGACAAAAACCAAACAGACGGATGAGGGTATTGAAGAAATATCTGAATCCAAGAAGCGCGAGTGGGATATGTGGGACGGACTCAGCCCTATGTGTAGTGTATCGGCCCGCCGCAAGCGCCTGGAGAAAGTAATCAGGAAAGCTGAGGATGATGACACCATAGGAAATTTTGCTTACAGCAAAAGACCTATCGCCAAACTTTACCGCGATGAAATGGAAGGTGACATTTGAGAAAGCTGCTATCCTTGCTTCTTGAATACAATATGATTCCTGAGCTCACGCCTACTAAGGGTACGCTGGGTATTCCCCGCGCACTCATGCCTCAGATAAGCAAAGACCATCAGCAGTCTTTCTTCGACCAGCTCAAAGAAGAGGGTATCAAGATTCACAAGATTAGCATGCGGGCCAAAGACATCTCACCGTCCCAGAATGAAATCAATTCCGATAAGGTTGACACATGGGTTATTGGAAAAAAGCCTATGGTCATTTCATCGGACAATTATATCCTGGACGGGCATCACCAGTGGGCTAAAGCAATGGTGGAAGATGAGGACATGAAGCTGGACTGCTACAAGATAGAGCTTCCTATCCGCAAGCTTTTGGATTACGCTCGCAATTTTGAACACACCGGCTATAAGGATTTTCACGATGCACTTATCAAGGAGCATGCTATGCAACAGCAACAGCGATTAGAGAAGGTTTTGAAAGAAGCAGGAACAATGGCAGGTGCCCTGTGAATCTGTATCATAATACCGTCTTTATTTGCTTTGTGTTTTTTCTTGCCGGATGGGGCCTTAACGAATTACTCAGCAGATTAAAAAGGTGGCTATGAAAAAGGTCAAAGAGCAGAAAAGGTTTTTTGACGCCATTGAGGCGAGCGGAGCGGATTCTGTTTTACGCAACATAGCAAAAACAAAAATTGATAAAGCGCTTGAACCTGTGTTTCAGGAGTTGGTAGCGTAGCAATGGACTTAATCCTTCAGGTAGAGGACAATAAGCTGTGGAGCCCCGGCAAACGAAAGATAATGAATCTGGAGCAGACGCCAATAGTATTCCGGGAGGAGCTGCTACGGCACTTCACAAAGTACATGGCGGGAGTGTACGCGGACGAATTGGAGAGGGCGATAACGGAGCAGCGTTACAGCGATGTGTGGACGCCTCTGTCTCCGCACTACTTGCTACTGAAAGAGAAGATGGGATGGAGCAGCAATATCTGGGAAGCAACCAGCAAGCTCAAAGCATCAATCGACTGGTGGCGGTCTCCTGACCGGAAAGGTTACGTTGTGGGAGTCAGTCCTAAAAAATATTACCGCGCTGCTAATGGTGAGCACATCCTTGTCCGGGACGTTGCGCTCTGGATGGAATACGGCACCGGCGAGCAGGCGGAAGGTGGCAAAGGAAAGACAGGCTGGCACGGCATGCCTGCCCGGCCGCTGTTCAGGCCCCTGCGGGATTACCTTAGCAAGCACATTGATGACTTCTACAAAAAGTTCCTGGATGCATACGAAGATGACATTGACGATTTGCTGGTCATAACAATGGCAGGTGCCCTGTGAGCCTATATCATAATACCGTCTTTATTTGCATTGTGTTTTTTCTTGCCGGGTGGGGCCTTAACGAATTACTCAGCAGATTAAAAAGGTGGCTATGAAAAAGCTTTTAGAAAAAGTCGCTGAGGTGGAAGAGCTCCTGGAAAAGAAAACTCATTTTGAGATTCTTAAAAAGAACAAGGTGAAGCTGACTGATGAGGAGCGCGATACCGTGATGAATGGAAAAGCGGTTTGGCATCACGGCCCAAACGGTGAAGAGTCACCGGCCGTGTGGAAGAGCAAGAACAGTGCAGGAGAGGATGTTTTCGTAGCTAATACACACCGTTGCTATAAGACAGCGAGCACGGTTAAGGGTGCTATTCATCACTATCACAACGGAGTGAAACAAAGTGCGTAACATACTAATCATCCTGATTCTGTTTTGCGCTGTGGTCATGGGTACTAATCTGAAAGAGCGCCTGGACAAACTCCAGAGTCATAACGTGCAGCTGCTTACTAAGCAGAAGATGGATACTATCCCTATTCAGTCTGTAGCGGATGCACCTGCTACTGTTCCCGCTCCTATGCGTAGGAGCCTGTCCCGCGGCCTCACGCGGGTAGAAATAAAGCAGGAGTACATGGACGATGACATCAAGCTTCTGAAAACTCAGATGCTTGAGACCAAAGACCTCCTGAACAAAATGGTCACGACTATGGAAGTTCAGACCGCGTTGGCGGAGACTACTACGAATAAGGGCGGCAGGAACGAATTGATACTGGAGATTGTCCTGGGCATCCTGGGATTTTTCATCACAGGCGGCACCGGCTATTTTGGATGGAAGAACAAGCACATCGTACTCAATAGGTTCAAAGGCAAGGATGCTACTGATGAATGAGCTTAAATCATTTTTGAAATACATTCTTTCGCCGGGCGGCAAGCACGGTAAGAAAAGGAGATACGAGATGAGTGGCATATCACGGCTTCAGAAAGCTCTGGGAGAATCAACTTACGATGAAACGAAGAAGGCCGTTGTTGCCTTAGCAAGGGCCATTGACTCAGGAAAAAACTGGGAAAGCGAGATTGACAAAATTGCAAAGCAGTATAAGGTGGATGTCGCTGACCTGCGTGCTGACTTTGAAGAGGAGTACGGAGACATTCAGAAGTACTCTGACAAAGCGGACAGTAAGGGAGAAGGCACCAAGTTGACAGGCACGGCCCGCCTGGAAAAAGAGATGATGATTTTCACGGGCAATGAAGAGAGTCCTGCCTCCTTCGCGTTCAAGGTTCACCCGGCTGACCAAATCAGGGCGGAGAAATTCCTGAAGGCGAAACAGTGGGAGTACACCATTAGCAAGGAAGAGCTTGTTAATGGGTACGTGACTGTGACCGTGCCGAATGATTACGTCTTCATGGATAAGAAAATGGGCTACGGTGATATGGCCCGGATGATGAGCGAGTACGGTATCAGGGTTTTGAAAGACCGTACTAAGGATAACGGCCATGAAGTGCGGACGGTGGCGGAGAAGAAAAGGAAGCACGGCTGGCACGGCCTGCGCTCTTCCGGGAAGTTTTCAAAGGATGAGTACGATTACTATTGGTGATGAAAGGAAAATTTTATGAGACCTGAGACCTGTCAAAATAAAGATTGCAAACCCGTAAATAACGCCTGCGGAGCCTGCATAAACAGGAGTGCTATTGCTAAGGAAGGCTACGCGCTCATTCAGGCTATTGAGGCATGCGGTGCATCTACCGCTTTGACTGCGGCTGTAAACAAGGCAGAAGCTTTTATCAAGCTTGCAGAAGAGGAATCACTGAAGGGACGCGAATAGCATGCCCATAACTGATTTGACTTACTACCGGCAGATTGAGGACTACATAGACGCCCTCAGGGCCTATCTGGCAGTCGCTACAGGCCTGCCACCGGAAAGGATAGTGTTCGGGCCTCCTGACATCGCCAAACGCAAGCTGAAGGAGCGTCTGGCCGTTCAGAATGGGTATCCTACGGACGGGAAGACCCTGGAGCTGGACAAGTTCCTGAGCTTCCATTTCCCCCTTACTACTCCAAACATCGCCTTTAACCGGCAGTCTCCCATGACTGTATTTTCCGGGAGCCTTGCGGGAGCGAGTGGCTACCGCGGCTTTCAAGACCAGTACGACCTGCCTGTGCAGGTAGACATCTGGGGCGGGCCTGCTCAGGATAGCAACTCCTTTGTTTTTGAGACGAAGACCAAGCTACAATTCTGGCTGGAGCGGCACCAGAGGATTCAGGTGCAGTTCAGGGACTTGATTACGAAAGACCCCACACATCCGTTTGACCCTTATGATGTTTCCTGCTGGTATGAGATTCTGCGGTGGACTGCTAATGATAATTCCAGGATTGAAAACTTGTTCACGGAAGGCACCGTTTACAGGGTGACATTTGAATTCAACTGGATGATAAGCCTTTACCGCTTCTTTATCAACGATAATGAGAAGGTGCATTCCATCGGGCATATCATACTAATGATGCTTAATGATGAGACCAAACAGTATGACCAGGAATGGGATACTAATGATTACACGACTACTACGACAAGCACTACTACGACAACGACCACAACCACGACTACTACAAGCGGCATATAGGAATTTTATATTATTAACGAGAAAAGGAGATTAACATGGCCCAGCACTTAGGCGTTACCTTCAATGAGCGCGACCTTTCCAAGTCCACATCTGCTCTTCCTGTTCCGGGCGGAGCAATGGGAATTTATTCTGTGAAAGGCCCTACTGACAAAGCATACCTTTGTCAGAGTGAGGATGACATTCGCAGGATTTTCGGACAGCCTCTTGCCAGCATGGGAGATGATGGAAGCTTCTTTGATTACAACCGCGGCCTGCAAAACGCTTTTCGTTTTGTACGCGCTGGTCTTCCCATGTTCCTCATGCGTGCTATTCCCAGCGGCACTCCTCCGGACGTTGCCTCTATTCTTTTTCAGAGAGAATTAGTAGGCTCCACAGATGCTGATTCCATCAAAGCAGTTGCTAAAGGTCATGGCACGTTCTATAACGGCCTGAGCGTTTACATCAAAGGCATTGCTTCTGTCACAACCAGAATCAATCCTGTGCAGGATGTTCCGTTCTCACTGGGCGATAACGTGCTGCCCGGCTCACTGCAGATTCACAGCGCTGCCAACGTCAACGATGTTGACGATGATTTGAGTATCAGCTATGCGGAACGCAACTCCGGTGTTAAGGTTCTTACCACGACACTCACTGGAAACGTCACGGTTGCTTATGAAGATAACACCGTGAGCGGATTCACCAGCTTGACTGTTGACAACACGGTTGCACTTCCGGACGGTCTGGTTGTATCTTATGAGCAGACCACGCAGCAGCGTGTTGTGCGTCTCTTCATTGTCAATGATGGTGAGACTGACCCGGTGACAAACAACCTTGAGAATTATCTTGTCAGTTATAAAGCCGATGGTGTTGACCAAGCTGGCAACGGAATTTTCATCGAAGACGTCATTAACGGTGTTTCAGAAATCATTGATGTGCATGTGGGCGGCACGTATGATGATACAACGCTGCCTGTGCATTATCTTGCGAGTATAGCAAATAATGCTATCGCAGGAGGAACAGACGGCGTGTACGCGAGTGCGGATTCGGACATCTTCACCGCGCTTCTGGAATTCGACCCTGACCAGAAAAATGGACGGCATTACGACATCCTGTATTTCTTCGATGCGGGATACAACGATAATGTCAAGAAGCAGATGGGCGCGATTGCGGCCAAGAAGCTTTTCCCGCATGTGTACCTTGACCCTGACCAGAGCCTCTTTATCGAGAACGGTAACAAGCTCAAATCCGGTCTGGTTGCAAGCACGCTGGTGCAGCAGCTGGTGGGCTGGCGGCAGGGCCTGGGCAACATGGAATTTGCGTCCCTCTCAGGTTCCGCGTGGGGCCAGATTACGGACACGTTCAACGGCGGCAGGATGCTATGGGTAGGGCCGACTTACGAAGTAGGTGCGGCTGCTATCATCGTTGACAACACGCTGGGCTCCTGGAATAGCGTTATGGGCCCACGGCGCGGTGTCACGCAGTTCAACAAACTGGCAATCAACCTTTACGATTACCGGGACACTTTGAATGCCAAGCAGGTCAACCCTATCGTGGTTGATGAGCGCGGTGTGCAGATGTACTACGGCAATAAGACGCTGAAGGTTGTGGCGTCCGCCATGCAGCAGACACACGCACGCAAGACCCGCGGCCGTATCTCCCGCGAATTTCTGTACTCCGCCTTGGACTACGTTGCGGAAAACCTTGTGCAGTCCACCTTCAACGGTCTTCAGGGTGAATTTGAAGTTATCCTGAACGACCATTACGGCGCGGCACTGGAAAGCTTCTCAGTGGTTGTAGGCCCCCCTGCTACTACGCAGGATGACATCAACAACCAGCTTCTGCGGATTAAGGTAGGTTTGATTTTCAATCAGATTGCGGAGGAAATCAATATCACAACAACCGTGTTCCGCAATGGTACGGACTTGTCCGTGAACGTAGCGTAAAGGTAAGGACAAACAAAACAAGGAGATTTACATTATGGCAAAGCCTTCATTTGCAAGCGTAAGTGGCGCGGCGGCGTGGGGAGACTTGGCTGAGATTTCTGAGCCCATGCTTGGAAACCTCTTCGCAGTTTCCATCGCGCTTCCTACAGCGCTGAGAACACTGTATCCCACGGGCGGGCCGATTGTGTCCATGCTGGCCGTAAAGGCTGAGCTTCCGGATGAGGCCCTGAGGATTGCGGCCGTTGAAACCAAGCTGTCAAACTACGATGTGGTCATTGGCAAAGACCGCGGAGACCTGAGCTTCACGTTCCGTGACCAAGTGGGCGCTCCCGTAGCAGCCCTGTTTGATGCATGGCACCGGCTGGCTTGCGACTCCAGAGGCGCAGGTATCGGCTTTCCTGCTGCGTACAAAACCGAAGTCTGGGTAGCAGCCCTGACCGGTGACGGCGTGCCTTACTACTGGTGGGGCTTCAGTCGCTGCTTCCCGAAAAACCGCGGCAAGTATGATTTCGGCAACGAAGACAACTCTCCGCGGGATGTGGTTGTGCCCTTCTCTTATCTGCAGCTTCTTGACGTTGCGGATAAGCTGAGCGGTGAAGGCGGGAAGATGGTCACGAACATCGCAAGTGCAGCGGCTCTCATAGGCGTATAATAAAAAGATAACTGGAAAGGGTGCCCGAAGTTCGGGCACCCTTTACCGATAAGTCCGAAATTTCCGCTAGGTAAAAAAGGAGGAACAGGTAATGGAAATTACTCTGCAAGGTAAGTCTATTTACGGAATCACAGGCTGGGATGGCAAGGTAGACATCGAAGGCCTGAAATTTTTCCAAACAAAACGTCTGGCAGGCTCCCGCAACAACGCTTCCCTATTCCGCAAGCTGGTTAAGATTTTCAAAAGCGACTACACTCCCATTAAGCTTCCGAAAGAGCTGTCTCCGGAAGACCTGGACATGGGAGACTTCACGCAACTAATGATAGGCATTGCTGCCATGTCAAAGGGGCGCTCAGTACGAAAAATATACGAGTGCCCTCACTGCAAGAAAGAGCAGCCGCGTGTCATTGACATTCTGAAAGTTTTCATTCCAAAGAAACCTGAGATTGAAGGCGGAATGGCAGACGTGGAAATAGAAGCTGCAGCGGCCAGCAAGCAGGCTGAAATAGTAACCTGCAAATATTTGCGGGTTAAGGATTACATTAAAATCAACGACATGGTTGATAGCATCAAGGATTCCCTTTACAAAACCATCAACAACAAACAGGTGCTCGACCTTACTACGGTAAAAGAAACCTACGGCATGCTGTGTGACTTCTCAGACCTGGAAGACGTTCAGGATTTTTGCGAGCAACTGACAGATGTGGGACTGGTTGCTATGCGTGTTAATAATCCAAAGATTGCAGATGAAAACCGTTTCATGGCTACTGTGAAGTGGCTGTTTCATCTACAGGGAGAACAGGTGGAGATTTATTCAAAAATCTCCTCTACCATTATGAAGCTGTCTGCGGACATTAGCAACACGTATGAATCAGTGTGCAATGACTGTAAGAAGAAATTCACAGCAGACCTGGAGCCTACCGAATATTTTTTCGGTTTACAGTTTCCTTCCTGACAGACCTTGAGGTTGCAGTCCTGAGTTACTTCAACACTCAGCTGCGGGAGGACACTGACATGCGGTTTGTGTTGGAGTGCTACGAAATAATTGAGGATGCTACTGCAAAGAAGGCAATGCAAAAGGGACACGGAAAATCAAAAAGCAGAGGTAAACGGTAATGGCTGCAAAGAGTGATGTAAAAGCTTTTGTGGAAGGCCTTTCAAAACCATTCGCGGATATGCGGATGCGTAAGACCGCTTTATTTTCTAAGTTCCTTTCCGTTATCAGCGCCATTGAGGATGTTCAGAAGTCCGGTCTGAAAACTCTGGCTGCAGGAATCACCAAAATATTTAAGAGTAGCAGCTCAGCCAAGGAAGCGGTAGCAGGCGTAGCCAGGGATGTTACCAAGGGTAAATCTGGAGGAGGCTCGGCTGTAAGCAAAGAGGCCAAGAAAGCTACTTCAGCAAAACCAAAAGCGGAAGAAAAACCAGAAGAAACACCAGCCGCGAAAGCTAAAAAAGAAAGGGCCCTGGATAAAGCCAAGCACCTAAAAGTTTCTAGTCTTACTGCGGGAAAGACAGTTGTTGACAAGCTGGTTGTCGATACGCTGGTTACTAAGGATGAATCTCGCAGGATAGCAAAAGCGGAGAAGGATAAGAGTGAGGCGGAAAAGTTACTGGAAGCAAAGGAATTACAAACAGACCTACAAGACCGGACGCTGAAGCTTCAGGAGGCCTCAGTAGACTTTGAAGACCGGCAGGCCGCGCTCGCAGACCGGCGCTGGGATAAATCTCTACCAGGATTGCTCACAGAGCATGCAACTGAAATAAGCGAAGACTTCAAGGAGAACCTTGGTGGCGTTGCTGGCGAGCTTCTGGGGCCTTTGCATGAGACGGCCAAGAAGGTAGGCAACCTTGCTATTGCTACGGTTAAGCATTTTAAATTTGACATAAAGGATAAGCTCAAAAATAAAGCGCTTGCTGCTAAGCAGTGGTTTACAGACAGTAAAGAAAAAATTAAACAGTCGAAAGTTCTTAAAGCCATAGAGAAGCACACGCTGGGCTCTTTGGTATTCCAAAAAGGGCAAGCTGCGCTGCAGTCAATGTTTCAGGTATTCAGTAGTATAATTCAGACACTTATGGGCGGGATACTATCCGTACTGGGTACTATTGCTCAGGCATTGATAGCAGCGGAGCTTGTGAATATTGTGGCTGGCGCTTTAGGACAATTCTTTGATGCTAAGATACTACCGCTACTTCCTGACTGGATGAAAAAGAGCTTTACTGCGGCTCCTGACCTTCCTAAAGGAGAGACGGGCGGATTTCTGCATGCGCTCAGACATCCCATTGATGAAATATCTACAGCAATGGATGTCATTGATGCAAAGCTGGGTAATGTCGAGCAGCGCGAGAAGGCTTTAAAGAATCTTGGTTATGATGATAAATACATCAATGCCACAGCAGCAGAAAAAGGTGAACGCTCTGCGGGCGCAGAAGGAAAAATAACCGCCAAAGAAAAAGCAGAAGCTAAAAAAGTTCAAATGCAAATGGCCGCTGAGGGAAAGGCATTCAGTCACGAATTACCCATGAAGATTAGCAACCGGCTGTTCAGTGATGTGCTGCCTGAAAAATTTGATGAGCTTGGTGCTAAGGTGGACAATTTGAATAGCAACATGATGAATGCTGCTAAGCCCAGCATGCCTTCTGTTATTTCAGCTCCTGCGAGCTCCGTAGTTAATAACGCGGTTAGCGGCGGAGGAGACAGTGGCCGCGGAGATTACACGCTGGAGATGCTTAGCCCGGCGAGATAAAGGTAGGGTACTAATGCCTCTTGCTACTGACAGAGAAGACCTCAGACTGAACAGAATCTGGCTTAGGATTGAGCCCAGGTTTGATTTTGATACCATCATCGACCGATTTTCTTTTCCTGGTGATTACGTGGATTTGATTCACGGTGTTAGCAGAAACCCTGACTTCGACAATGCTTTCTATTTTCCAATATCCGGTGACATTCCCGCTTACTTATTTACCGGCTCGTACAGTAAGCAAACTCCTGAGTGGAGCGGCGTTGGTAAATCAATGGCTGACATTATGGGAGGCCTAGCAAAATCAGCCGGTAACATTCTTAACAAAATAGGAAATCTTGAGGCTGTTAAGATTGGCGGAAAGTCAATGCTAGGAAGATTAGGCGGACTGGCTACCGGAGCTGGAGAATTTCTGCACCTATTCACCGGTGACATTGACTCTCCTAAAATCTGGGACAGGTCTGAAGTAGCACCTGTCACGCTGGAGAGCACCGTTGCTTTTGAAAACGAATATGAGCAGAAGTATTACAAGGCTGCGGAGATACTGCTTACTCTTATGACCATGCCGGTAACAACCGGAGAATTTGATAACGTGGCCAGAATAGGAAAACTGCTTAACACATCATCGGAAGGCCCTATTCGCAAATACAAAATATTTACGATGGGCGAGCCTCTTTCAGACTGCGATATTGACATTGTAGTAGGCAAGCAGCAGCGCGACCTAAAAGCATTGTATGATGTGGTTACAGTTGATGCAAGTGCTACTTCCGGTAGCCTTAATCTGTTTGCTATGCGGGAATGCTTCCTGGCAGCGTTCAGCCTTTCCTACGGAGCGGATAGTGCGGCCGGTTTTGATGAGCGCGGAATACCGCGTTTACTTAAGTACAGCTTTACGCTTGACCCTAAATCACTGCAGTCCATCATTGACGGGTACGCTGATATTCTTAATTTCAATAAGCACACTCAGCTATCAGACGTTCCCATAGGCGTGCTTCCTGGATATGCCATGCCTGCTACGGTTGATGACATTCCTGAGGGCCCTTTCAACGGTATGATGCTGGCTTATGCTGGGCGGCAGGTACGTTTCGCGGCAGGCATGACAATCCGTAGTATCCTTAATAACATTCTTTTTGGTAGCGTATCCGCGGCTGCAGCGGCCTACGTGGGCCAGCGCGTAATCAATTCCGTAACGCCGGTTAGAGTGCTTGTAGGCGCTGGAGGCAACAGCACTCTGCTACCGGCCGGGTACGCAGGGTACATCAAAGAGGCAGGGCATAACATAGCCAAGACTTCCCAGAGCAGCCCCTTGGCGGTTACTACCGGCGCTGCAGCTATCGCAGCAGGAGCATTACTATAAATGGCATACGAATCAGTTTTCGATGAGGCCACCAGAAAGTTAGAGTCTGACTGGGCTGTTTTTCAGTACCTGCAAGACCCGGTAAAATGGGATGCCTTGGTAGCTCAGATTATCAAACTGAAACCGGCCGGTGTTCATTCCATGCAGAAGGACGGAAGACTGGACATAGCAAGTTATCAGATTTATGACAATCCGCAGCTGGACTGGGTACTATTAGTTTACAACGGAATAAAGCATGTGGGGTCTGATGTGCCTACTCAAAACACAAAGGCAATCAACCTAACACTGGACGGCGGAGAGAGCAATCTTTTTGATGTACCACTACTTGCTGCAGATATGATTTTTGTTTGGAATGGCACGGCACAGCCCATCTTCAATAATCAGATAGGGTACTACGTTATTCTGGACGGCGGAACAGACCCGGAGATTTACATCATCTTCAATAGCAACGGGACAGTTACTATACGCAATGTATCAACTAACCGGTACACATTCAGTGTCTCATACATTGAGCGCGTGAATGATGATTACTTGATGACAGGACAGCAGATTTTGTTTCCTGATTACAGGGCCACACTGAAGCTCGTTCAACAAATTAATGCGGAATCGGAACGCGCAGTTTCCGGATTTGCCAGACTATAAATGAAAACACAGCAGGTAAACATTACGCTGAAAAGCGGACAGAAGTTCACTAAGCATGAGCCTGCTACGCTTTCGTATTATATGGCATTTGCAAGCAAGGCTGACTTTCTATTTTACGATGTTGGTCTTTACGAGCCTTTGGCTTTATCTCCCTACGATGAGGTGACGTTTGATATTATTCCATCTGTGGGAGATTCTATAAAATTCGTGGGCTACCTTTACAATAAGAAAAATCTTGGCAAAGCAAATACTGTCAGGCTGCATTTTGTCAGTAAGTATTTTAAAGGCATGCTGTCGATGGAGCCTTTGTATGGTAAAGGAAAGCTGAGCGATATAGCATCCGCGTTCTACACAAAGGCTGGAGTTCTCAGCGTAGTAGCAGACCCTTCAGACATTACCGTGGATAGCATTCTGTTCCCGCGGACGGCACGCATTGATGATGCTATCAGCTACTTGATTAATCGCGCCACCGCTCCCACGGATAGCTATTTGGTGAGCACCATCATCGGTGACACAGCGTATATCCGAAATATCAAGAAGGGAAAAGAAGACATAAAAGCAACCGCGCAAACAGAAGAGGCCCGGACTTCTGGTGGAGGTTCAGTAAAGGCTGGCGGACTGTATTACATACCTACGCAGGTAAAGGATGATAGGTTCCGTGTGGATGCTATGGGAGGGTTAAAGCTTTCTGTTTTTTCTGATGCTGCTAATGTTGACCCTCAGAGCTTTTCCTCCAAGGGTACTAATGAAGTAACAAATAATTTGTTTTACGGATTGACAGATAAGCTACTTGTCAAGGCTAAAGGCCGCGTGGCACAATTAACATCCTACTATACATCATACACAGCGCTGCTGAGCGTGCTGGGTAGCGTTCCGCTTTTAGGTTCAAACCTGATTGTGGATAAGAATGATATTACGTCAAGCAGCACTTGGTTTAAAACTCTGGATGAGGGAAAGTACTTTATTAATTCTCAGGCAATCTTCATTGATTTTAAAGAGAGCTATCCTAAGACGCAAATTGGCGTGCAGATGGTTGATGACCAGCTTGTTTAACTTTATATTATTATGATGGAATACAGGGACGAATACAAAGGTACTATCGTAGACGTGAACGACCCGCAGAATCTGGGCCGGGCGCGGGTACGGGTTAAAGGCCTCTTCGATGAGATTCCTAATGAATTTCTTCCGTGGGCTTATCCCAAATCCCACGAGACCAGCGCCAAGGGCGGCAGCTCTGAGATTCTGGTGAAGGGACAGAAGACGTGGGTACGCTTCCTAGAAGGTGACGTGAATTTCCCTGTCTTCCACGGCGGCGTTATTGAGACCAAAGATGACCTGCCAAAGAACAACGATGCTAAGCGGGCAATCATTTACGAGTCTCCAAATAAGGACATTGTGATAGCAGTCAACGAAGACCTAGAGGACATCGAAATTAAGACTAAATCATATAATACAACTTTGGGAACTATCATTGACCTGCTACTGAGTCATACACACATGACACCTACAGGAGTTAGCGGAAATGCGGGCAGCGGCATTCCACCAGTGCTCTCCGCGAATCTTAATACCGGAAAGCTGAAATAGTATGGCACTCGTCAACGACACACAACTTCAGACGCTTGCTACGGATTTAATCAATGACGTTTCATACGTTGGTAGTGGCGGCGTGGTGAGTGAGAAGTACGCAGTGACGCAGGAAGGGCACGACAAATCAGTGGCTAAGATGAAAGATTTTTTAAAGCGTGCTTTTGGTTACGTGTCTGGCGGAGGCCCTGGCGCATATAATAGCAACAAAGGCTGGCTGGAAGTTAAAGGGGTTACGGCCGCACTCGATACAGGCGTAGGCCGTGTCATTGAAACGTATGTGGGAGGCTCAGGAGACCACGGCGGAGCCCTTGCTTCCGCAACGGGAGGGCCGGTATCAGGAACGGTTGTGGATGCTAAGGAAGACACAACCGCGCAGACCAATAACGGAACAGGACTGGTGAGCTAATGGCTTCAACACAATCCATTTTGAATATCGCGGGAGTTCCCAGTGATGAGTTTATTGAGGAAGTCACGGATTCAAAGACCATAAAGAAGAATGAAATATTCTTCGCCATGCTGGTAGACGGTCTGCCCGGAGACCCGGCATTTGGCCTGGGGATAAGTGATTTGGTAGGGAGTCTGAACACCAATAAGCTGAAGGGCGACCTGAATAGAAAAGCCGCAAAGCAACTTCCTGATTTGGTTAGTGGAATACGCTATGAAGGTCTGGCTGTGGCACAGGATGTCAGCAATCAGCATATTGCAGCTGACTTTCATTTCGTGGACTTGGATGCCAATGCTCCTATCCTCATTCCTTTAGCATTCCCGAAAGCGGTACAATGAATCAGGTCAACGCTATGGACTTACTTAGGCTGTTTGATTTTGACCTTAGGACTTTTCTTTCCGGTAAACATCCTACTTGTCAAGAAGACTTGAATGTTCTAACAGCAGAAGCAAAGGCGGAAATAAAAGTTAGGTTTCATGCGCTGGCATTACAGCATCATCCGGATAAGGCCGGGGATGCAGAACGCTTTAAGGAATTGAGTAATGCATATAAACTGATTCAGGACAATTTACGTTTGGTTGTTCAACGGCCGCAGCAGCCCATTATTCAGATTATTTATTATAGCAATTATGGTGGGTATAGCAATCAAGGTTTTACTTCAACAACGTCAGCGACATATTCCTGGTAAGGAGAAAAAATAATGGCTACTGATAACGCACTTCAGCAGGTTGCTTTGGGCTTAGACCAAGCCAAGCAGACCATTTACAGAATAATGAAGCAGTATTATCCTAAGATTGAGGATAGCAAGTCTTCCCTGGTGAATGCAATAGTATCCGGTATTGCTTACATCTATTCCACCTTTCAGGTATTCGCCAAGCTCCTGCAATCAGAGCTTTACGTTTCCACGGCGCGGGAGCTGGAGAGTCTGTACAAACTGATTCCCTTCGTGGGAATTACCCTTGACCAGCCTACGCCCATGCTGATAACAGCCACGACACAGCCCCAAGATGACAGCATTACGGATAGCACGGTGCCTCCGCTTTACATTCAGTTCCCTGACCCGTTCCTGGATTCTGCCAGCTTCAATTTCCATCAGACGTATAAGCAGTATCTCCGGAAGGTAGTCTTCGACTTCACCATTAGGTTTAATTCTAATAGTCTGAGTCCTTTAAATTTCTTTGTGAGCGGAAACAGTCTTACTGTTTCTTTGGGAAAGCAATTAGGTGATAATTTTATTCCTCCTGCTATGGCTGCTACTAATGGAGACTACTTATCCGTGGAATTTCCTTACGTGGTAGGAGCAGTTATTCGTAAGGGAAGAATAAAGTTCACCGCTTCTTTACAGAATGTCGGCGTGCTGACTGGAGCCAGCGTAACGAATGACGGTAGTGACGTACCGGCCGATATTTTATTGTCACAGTGCTCTCTGGATGTAGGAACAGGAAAGTTGTGCTTGACTGTTCAAGTGTATGCTTCTTTTGCTGGAAATCTTATTGTAGGACTGCCGGTTAATGTTACATACAATGTACGGGCTACTTACCTTAAACCAGCAGTAGTAACTGGAGCCTTGCTTCCAGCCTCAGGAAGTGACTTTGCTGCTTACGGAGATGTGACTCCCGGATTTTTTGACAGGTCTATCCTTTTCAGCTTTCGTCATAACACAGTAACACCTGAATCCCCACTGACTGATTTAGTAATTACAAATTCTGCCGGTAACACCACTTTGGTGTTTTTTGCCTACAGCGGAACTGATGACAATGGAAAATTGCGAAGGGTTGCTATTGATCCGTTTACTGTTAAAATAACAGGCTTGTTAGATAGTACTATTATTTTTGATTTTGCAAAGGCTGAAGTTTTACGCGACCCATATTTCGGTACGATATATCGTGTTAAGTTTTCCTACCCTGTGAACGGTTTTGACTTTTATGCTTACGTACTGGATGAGTACGCTGGTGTTATCTACGTTGAAAACCCACAGATGGTTTCTGTCAACCAGGCTACCTTCAAGTTTGATTACACGACTAAGCCGTCAAATAAAGTCTTTTTGCAGCAGTTCGATACTAAGGTAAAGTCTGTTAGCCCCCCAGCGGATTTTAATACGGACAACAACACGTTTGTGTTGGAAGATGATGACCCTATTATGTTCAACAATTTTAAAATTCAAATAACGGATGCTGGGTACAGCACTTTGCAATTTAAGCAGGTGACAAGCCTTGTGACTGTTAGTGGAAATTCAATACTGGCTTACTTTGAAGTTCGTGTCTTGGCTCCTACTAAGGTGGAGCTTAAGTTCGGCCGCTCGATTGACTATACTACTATTCAGAACATGCTTATCAACTACCAGACAGTCAAGGATATTTCCTTATATAAAAGCGGTGAGGTGCTGACAGGTGTCGTTCAATTGTATTACGGAACAAATGGTTCATTGTACAGCCTATCTGGTAAAACCGATTTTCCATTTTCTGCTGTTAATGTTTCCAGTTTAGCCGGTGCTTCTGGGATTCCTACGCTGGAAGGCCTACGGGACGCTTTGACAAAAGCAGCATACACGCTTAATATAAACGTAACCAGAATCAATTACGAAAGTGCTATTGAGAGCTACTTCTTGGGTCTGGGATACGATTCGAGAATAAAGGTTTTCGATTACTCGGATTTCGGAAACCCCAGCGTGCTATTGAATTCCGTTAATGGAAATATCGTCTACTTTATCGGACTGGTTAATCACTATCCTAATTCTGACTTTGTGGTAGTAGTACCCACGGAATTGAATAGCACACCTTATGTTGAAGGGACGGCTCAGTATAGCAGGTTGGAGTTTTCTGGCCAGGTTCCTGCAGCGCTTACGGACATCGGCCTGGACATGATTGTACCGGTGGGTAAATCTTCTAATGACCTTGACATACTACAGAATAGTATTCGAGATGATTCTGCTCTGACCAACATCATTTTCACGGAAGGTTCCAACAATGTGACGCTGGGCATCACTCCCTTCAGCGTTATGTACGCAATCTATTTTAAAGCGCTACTTAATCCTGCGGACGGCTTCACGTACACACAGGCCAAGGTGGATGTGAGCAATTATTTGGCATCCCTGTTTAAATGGAGCACGCTAAATTTCATTCGGGACATCAACGTGTCTGATGTTTACCGTGCTATTGATAGCCTGCCCTCAGTGGATAAAATATTGTTCAGCAACCTCAGCCATTTCAGGAATAATGGCGTGGACGGCTCTTTGGTTGTTCACGACATCACATACAAGAAATTTTTCGGGCCTTATCCCACCGTTCCTTTACCCGCGGATATTATGGCTAATCCTTTGTGGGATTTTTCAAATGTGAATACTACAGGAAGAGGAATAAAGATTCATATCCTGGGCCTGGGCGGCATAGAATTATCACCTTACCCTAACGTATAGTACTACTATGTCATTAGCAAAAACACTGTTACCGCGTAGCCTCCTGATAGGAGAGACTTTCAATAAGCTCTCTGGCATTCAGCAGGATATTCAAAACGATTGGCAGACCTCTGTGGGTGAGGTTGCTAACTCTTATGATATTGACAAGCTTAATGAGGATGATTTGAGGAGCTTGTTGGCTTCCTTTGACCTGCTGGATTTGTACAGCTCGCTGCCTCCTTACTATTTAGGCTCTTTGGTAAATGCAGAAGAAACTCAGTATACTACTCCTATTGCGGGTGGACGTATGCCTTTCATGCGTAATTTTGCCAGAGAGATGCTACGCATGCGGGCTCAGACTGGTATCGTTAAAATATTTGATTCTATTATGGGACTGCTCGGCGTTCCGGTAGGTCAATTTACCGTGCTCCAAAATTTCCGATACGGAAACAGTCTTGATGTTAATCCTACGCACTACCAAGGAGCACCTGATTCCGGAGCGCACCCTGAATGGGATGTTATTTTGGAACGTGTCATTTATTCATCTGTACATATTAATGGCGTGTACGAGCCCGCTCCCTGCTACCGCAAATATGGGCCTTTGGTTTACAATACTATTACGAATCCTATTCCTGGAAAAATAGACGATGCTCCTAATACCCCTGACCCCATACCATTGACACATCAAGCATTTTTTATTGACATTTCTGGTAAGCGTATGACGCCCACACAGACTGTTACCATTGATGTTTTGTCGCCTATAGCATTTGGGATAGAAGCTGAGTTTATTGCAGCAGTACGGCTCCTGACAAACTTTTTAAAGCCCACATTCGTTGTATTTAAAGACATCATTCCTTCCGTGTACTTGTTCATGGACTTTTTCTATCAGGTTCCCATGAGCCTCAAAGGAAGCTTTGTAAATCCTCAGCCAGGCGCTCCCGATTACCGCATTGATTTGTATACTGCCGCATCTGCGGATGCTGGCACAAACAGGTTCAACTTTACTTCAGCTAATCCGGTAGCGGCTGGAATGCGACCGGGAATGCTTTTAACTGTTACTGGATTTTTGGCTAATCCCGTTATTAACGCTCAGATAGTAGCTATCGGAAATACTTACGTTCAATTGAGCACAGCGGATGTTACCCTAGTAACCGGCCCCGGAGTAGGAAATTTCCACGCTGACTACGACCACTCATTTCAGGATGTACTTGTGGAGATTCCTGGCCTGGACGTAACCATGACCGGCGTTTTTTCTGTGTCTGCAATTAACAAGATTTCCCGCAATGACGCCGTGCCCGGAGTGACAGGCTTTGATATTGATGGCTTTAGCAAGGATAAGCTGCTACTGTTGTCAGGCTTTACCAATGATGCAAACAATATCCGTGAGGTCAAACATGCTATCATCACACAGGTTGCTAATGACTACCTGCTGATAAGCTATATCGGACTTGTCGTGGAAGCAGCAGCAGCGCAGACAGTCAAGGTTGAAATGGTGGAAGCTTTTGATATGGCGGAGCCTGATATTATTTCTCCGTACCGTAAGAAGGTGCACAAGCCTTTTATCGAAGACAGTAGCAATACGATGCATCCTGTTATCCACCAGCCCGGCCCGGTGCCCACGCTGGACACGCGGGGCTCATATAACAGACAGAGTGCTACGGAAAGACTTGATACTTTGGATGGAATGCACTTTAACAATTTGGGTGCACGCATAGGGGGCGCTATTGAGTTTGACGAATCTCCTGAGCCATTGACGCTTGACCGTTTTTGGCGCGGGGCAGGTAACTGGAGCGATTCTGCTAAGTGGTCTTTCTACTCTGATTCTTTCGTACAAGCTCCCGTGCCTACTAATGAAGATACTGTTTATTTTGACGAAGTGTCTTCCAGTTGCATTGTTGACATCAATGCTCACTGTAAAAGTTTGAACATGCTGAACTACATAAACACCCTGGATATGAGCGGTGCCGCTAATATGACTGTGGAAGGAACCGCAAATCTTAAAGGTAATGTTATCTTAGGCAGCGGAATATTAACGCTGCATAATTCTTTAGGAGGAGAAAGTTCAATCACCAACGTAAACTTGACGCTGGGCTCTGGTTCTATTCGCATAAATAGAACATCCACTATTGGTACTGGCGGCGATACTATACCGTTGCCTACAGTAGCAGCAGCACTTCCAGGGGAGACAGTAACTTTTGCAAATGGTTGCTACGCTGCGGCGAGTTTGTCTGTCCTTGGCGGTAACATAAAAGTTTATACGATAGCTTTCACTGGCGCAGGAAACATAAACCTTGCAACTGGTAGTTCTATTAGCAGGACATATTCCGATGAACCTTTGTTTAGCTTTTTTGGCGCTGGGCTTTTTACACTGTCTGGCGATTGGTCGAGCACGGACGGATTAGGCGTGCGTTTACAGACTGCAGCAGACTTTACCATGCAGCAGCAAGCTGATGTTACTGTGGGCTGGGTACAAGTATCCGGCTCTGGTATTTGCCGCTGGACAGGTAACGGTCATGGCTTGACCTTAACCTCTAAAGGTAATTTGGGAATTGCAGCACTTGCTCTAGGTGGCATATTTGATAATGTCGGCGGCTTCCTTTCAGTAACCGGGTCTGTTTTTGGACAGTATGGAATTTTAGACTTGACAGATTGTACTGCTACTATTTCTGATGACTTATTAGTGGGACAGTTTACAGGCTCAAATAATTCACTGTCAGTAGGAAATAATTTTGAGATGCGAGGAACTGCCTTCTTAGCTGGCGGCACAATAAGCTGCAGGCAGTTTACTATCACCGATTTGGGCGTTGTTACGCAAGGTTCCGGGGTTATAACTGTCGAGGTCAGTGCATTTTTTGCCTCTGGTTGCTCATGGACTAAGAATGCTGCCGGTCTTTTGCGCTTAGCTCCTACTGGTACTTATGCTCTTATTACTGACCCGGATGTTCACGCTTTGGGTAACATTGAGGCAGCAGGCTCCAATGTAACTAAGTTTGCTGGCGCAGTTAATTGCGATAACTTTACCTTGAGTTCAGCAGGCTCGGTAAACACGCAGAGTAATGCCTGGACTATTCATGGTCAGACTGTGTTTAATAGCACAGCCGATACTGTAATTCCGGGAAGCTCGCTGATTACTATTTATGGAGACCTTACTAATTTGGGAAGCTGTATTGCTTCAGATTCTGAAACGTGGTTGATTATTGATAATAACCAGACTGTTGACTTTGGCTCTGATGAGGTTTTTATCTTACAGCTAGGGGCAGGTGGCGAATGATTACACTAAAGGGCGGCACGTTCTTAAATCCGTTAAAGATTGCTCATTTGAATATGGGCCCCAGCGCAGAAACTACGGTGCATTTTACTGCGGGTCATTATTTCGAGGTAATAACTGGAATCAGTTTTCCTGTTGTGGGTTGTGTTTGGACTTCTGATGGAGACTGGTTCTTAAAGTGCGATGATGTCTTTACCGCGCTCTACTGCACGGTTGACCACTCACACGTAACAGGTACTCAGGTAGATGCAACAGATGCATCAAATGTGGATAATAACAATAATGAGAATTGGATATTTAATCCGCACACGTCTTCAGATGTTTTGGCAGGTGTTCCAAATGGCGGCGGTAGTTGGTCAATGGATGTTTTTGATTTTGGCACCTGGCCGTGGCCCGCAGGTACTGTTGCTTGTAATGTAAGCATGTTTTTGACTTCAGGCAACGCAGCATCTGTTTGGAATTATACATGGAACGGTTCGTCTTTGGCCTATGTAAGCAATTCAGGAGATTTGTTTGGCCCTACAGGCTCAGGTAGCCATGGTGTTTCCATCTCAGGAACGAAGTTAGTTTTCAGTGGTACGATAGGGCCGGGTAACGGAGGAACAGCACACGGCTCGATGACGTGGACAAAAACATGATAAGAGAATCTTGGAAAATAAGACGATTAAACAAGGAGTTGACATGCCGCAGGTAATTTTTTCACCCATGGCCATATACAAGTACTTTCGTCAGCTAGTGCAGGGTCACACAGGCACCGGCTCAGAAGTACAAGGATTTTACGTTGATAAGTCCATAGGAGCCCCAGGACAGCCCATTAAACAGCTTAAGTATTTTATGGTGGGTATGGGCGGGCCAGCGACAGCAGAGCTCACGGAAACCTTTTTCCATGATAACTGCATGACCACGCCTAAAGGAAAACTGGCGTCTCCTATTCGCCTTTTTTCTTCCGGGTCTGACCCTCAAGCTTACGGCGGAGACCCGTATAAGCATGCTCTCGATGATACCAACTTCTACAATTATGGAAACTCGCAGGATTCAAAGGTTATAGGTGTGCTTAGTGTGCTTCCTCGTTCAGGTGGCGACTTGGGGAAATACTGGGATATTCCTGGTGTGGCATTCCAGGTGGCCTGCCACTTATCTGCAGGAGAGGGTAACTATACCAATGTTCCATCACCTAATACTCCTGTAGTATCTCCGGATGTTGTCCTTATTAACGAGGTGGGAGTTTTCGATGAGGATGACATCCTGATTTTGTACGGCGTGTTTCCAGCACGGTCAAAGAATGATACGCTGTCATTCAAAGCAAACTGTGTGGCCATGCTGAAGATTCTCGATTATCAGTTGGTGTTGTTGCCTACTACGACTACAACGACAACCACGACTACAACCACGACAACTACGACCACAACGACTTCCGGTATGTAAAATAAAAGGGAGAGCTTATGCCTACTATCACAAGTCCTACACTGACCGCGGAAATTCTGACTGGCAGAATGCCGTTGTCAGATTCTTTTAACCGTGCAAATGCGGCGAATACCAGAATGGGCATCCATCATGGTCTTCAGCTGTCATTTCTTGACGGCACAAACTGGCCGAATAAATCTTACATCACGGAGTTTCTGCAAATTAATGCAGGCTCCGCGGTCATAGGTGCTACGATAACAAATGCTGCGTCTGCTATCGAGCCAGTACTGCTGACTGCTATTCTATCTTCAAATTTTGTTATTGACCTGCTTGCTTATGGCATTAGTGCGGGAGATGCTACTACATACCGCGTGTACTTACAGGTTGCTTATGTTCCTCCTGTAGTCAATAATACTACTGGGCTTGTTTCCAACATAGGCTCTAACGATGTAGCGCTTGTTATTGAAAACGAGAGCGTTGATTTTGGAAACAGGAGAGGCCTGCTTATCGGTCGCTTTAACCGGCAGCAGAAGTTTGTTGAAACTGTGGGAGACCAAGTATTCAATACCTCTGACATCAATATGGATAATGCTGAGGGTTGTTTGCCTAACAGCGTAAAGAATTCATTACAGCTGGGACAGGCCGTGAAATCTTTTGTGCTTAGAAGCGCTTCAAACCTCAAGAAGCATATTCGGGTGGAAAATGTTTCTGACCCTGCTATCGCTGAGACACTAGGCACAGCAGTAATGCCTCTGGCCGGGATAACAAATTCCGTTGCTACATCAGCCGGAGACATTGGCAGCTGGTCGCTTCCTGTGGATTGGTACAATCAGTCATTAACAAACGAAATTGTTAATCTTGGTATCTACCGGGATGTAGAAAAGTTTGAGCTGTTCAATTGTCGTTTTAAGAATAGCATGCAGTTTGCTTTTCATCGCACTCCCGGACATAACAAGATGGGTGATTGGATTCAAACCGTCAATGTCAGCAAGCTCATTACCAAAAGCGAAGTAGCGGCCTACGCAGATTTTGGCGCTCAGCAGTTTATCTTTGATGCTAAGGGCTCCATGTTTGAAGGAGACCTGACCCTGGATTTGGTTTTGGACTTCACAGGTCTTGCTCATCAGCATCCGTATAAAATTATCATTCGTAATCTTACCGTCATGGGTAACTTGATAATCAATTATGGGCAGTCATGGTTAGGCTTAGCAGGCGGAACGCTGGGAACGATTGAGTACGATAATGTACAGGTTTTTGGTACGAATAATACTGTACGGCCTTGGCCCTGTGTGCAAGGTGCTACTATTACAGACCCGGTAACGAACGCCCCTTACAATGCTTTCGGCTTCACTACAGTTCAGTATTTTGTCAACACAGCAGCGGAGATTGCTATTACAGGTTACGCACAGTCTCCAGGCCCGGCTCTTCTTCAGAATTGGAGAGACACTGTTGGAACGGCGTATACTAAAGGTGTGCTGGTTCTTACTTACTTGCACAATAAGATTGCAGGGCCGGGAATAGTACCTATGCTTATGGGAGACCCGTGGTTATTGGAAGGCAATGACGCCGGGGTGCTATTCAAAAATTCCACACTGCCTACTGCCGTACTTCCTATCTTGCTCGCCAGTGACCCGGCTTGCGGAGCAGACCAGGCGGGCGCTATGGTCAGAGTTAAGTTGCAAAATTGCAAGTATCAGAATAGGGCATCATCCTACAATTCTTTTGGCTATCTGAATGCATCAGAGCTTGCTATTCTCGATGACCACATTTACACCTTGCTTGCCTTTAACACAACAAATCCCTGGGATTTACACTTCAAAAAGAATGTCACTGTTGTTGGTAACGTAGGTTGTGACAATGTCAATGCTTCAGGTTCTGTTTCTGCTACTGGCAACTTGGTTGCTGGTAGCAAGGTAATAACTACGGGCGGAGCGGACATTGGCGCTGGCGGAATTATCCGCGGTAGTACGCTTACGCAGGGTCTCACGGTTGTTCAAGGAATGACTGTTCAAAAGGATGTTGCCCTTAATCAAAACCTTAGCGTAGCTCAGAATATAAATGTCGGCCTGGACATTATAGGCGCTAAGGGTTTGGATATTGCAAAAGGTGGAATCATTCGCGGTACTACGCTTACACAGGGATTGACCGTTGTTCAGGGTTTATTTGTCAGCGGCATTATCGACAATGACAGTGGCGTCAAGAGGATAGGAAAAAGTGTTCAGCCCGGCACCGGTTTTGATAATACACAGCAAGTCATACGTGCTCCTTTTGCTACTATAGGTGCTGTTTCAAACGGCGGAGCAAATGTTCAGAGCGTGTGGGAGTACATATTTTCTTTTGTTATTTTCGGAAATAATACCCCTTCTCACACTTTCTCTGTTGAGTTGACAAAACTAGCAAACTTTAATCCTGGCGTTTTACCGGGCGGAATCATTGGCGGCAAGATAATAACAGTAGAGTACTCATTCATTCCGTATTTAGTAGTTAATGCTTTTTCTGGTAACAAGACTTTTGTTTCTGGCCCGCTACAGACAATATTTAATTTCAATTCTGGAGAGAACATTTTAGATTTTACCCCAGCTACGGGCGTATTCAGACTGTACGGTACGCTGAGTGCTAATGCAGATTTTAATTTATTTCTTAAGGTGTACGTGCAGATTTGATATGGAAAACAATTACATTTATCGCTTTCATCCGGAGTTTATTGAAAGCGGTTCTACCTTTTTCGGACGGCTGGATTTGGGTATTGACGTTTGTATACGCAAGAAAATAAAGCTTGTGAATATCAGATGCCACTCTCCTCAAGTCTCGGCCGGTATCGAATCAAAGAAGTACGTTGAAAATCTTATGAAAGACCGTGAGGTTTTCTGTAGGACATTCCGGGACAGATTCCGGAAATGGTCAACCGTTCTTGCCGTGGTTTACATAAAGAATGGGATTGACTATATTAATCTTAATGACATACTGGTAGAGAAAGAGTTTGCGTCATCTATCCGGGAGGAGCAAAATGAAATACTGGATATTCGCAATTAGCTGGCTGGTTGTTTTCCTGATGGGTTTCCTGGCAGGTGTGACAATTTATCATTACACAGAGCTCCCTCTGAGTCTCCTTATCTTTGTTTCGGTTACTATCGTCCTATTCACAGCAGTTGCATTTGTAGCAGCATCCTACACAGGGAAGGCTATTTTTCTACGTGAATAAGATTCAGATTACAAAGCTTTGGAATGAGGCCTACTTTACACCGGCCAGCGACCCGGCGTACCGGCTGAGCGACATTCAGCTCAGTATGGCCAAGACTATCCATTATAACCTTCTCCAGGTCATGAAGCTGTTTCCGGACAACAGCTTCTACCGGGATATGGGCCTGATGCTGGACAAGGATAGGGCGGATGCCGCTCTTACGGGTAGGGTGATACCAGAAACCTCCGATTTGGCCTTTGGCGGGCCTGTGGCGCTGTTTCAGCCTGCTAATCTGAGGGTATTCGGCCGGGTGTATTCCTTCAGCGTGGGGGCCTTGCAGCTTACTACGGAAGGCCCGGCGAGCATGTTTGACATCTTTAAGACGGCTGTGGTCATGGCACGGGAAGGCAGGAAGGCCCGCTTTGGTGATATAGCATACTATGCTGGGGGAGCCCTGGCGGAGCCCGCGGTCTGCTTCTCCAATAGCAGGTACTTCTATTACGACTCACTGTTCCTGAGAAGGTTCTTCCGGGTCAGCTATACCACATCTTACAATGGCGGCGTGACCATCAATCAATATTTAGTCAACAAAGACCTCACTCCCAGCGCGGCAGTCAAGCAGGCTAAGCCTGAGCCTGAAGAGGATGACGAAGATTAAGCTTGACTTCCTGATTCACCATAACGTATATTAAGAACTCATCGTAGGGAGGCCGCAAGGCTGTCCCTATCCCGGCCCTGGGTTAAAGGGTTTATGGCTTAAGGTTAAAATGGACGGCACAGGTTGCCGTCCATTTTGTTTTAGGCCATAAATAATTGTATTACTATTTTAATCTTTTGCTTGCATTCCTGATTGTAAATGCTTATATTAGTAGTATGCGATACCACCTTATAGCTGATAAGGCCCTGATGCTGCTTCCCGTGGATGGGGAGCTCTCAGAGAAATTGTGCGAGCACGTCTGCAGCCGGTTTAATCTGCCTCTTGTAAAAGTTGGCTTCTTTCCGCGTGGTGGATTTTCAGGCGGAGTGCCCAAAGACATCCTGGGCAATTACGGAAACATTACACTTAATCGCAAGCCGGTGCCGGTGATTCATTTATTTGGAGCAGAGGGAGCTCAAGCGGAGTGCTTGATTCATGAGCTCGCTCACCATCTGGCCCACAAGCGCCGGGTCAAGGTTATGCACGGCCGGGACTTTGTACGGGCCTACTTCGATGTGCTTGCTGTGGCCAAACCTTTCCTTAGCAAGTGTTCTTCTTTGTAACTCATTGATTTCTACCTGTTTATGAATATAAAGAAAAAACTAAATAATCTTATTATTTACTTGCATTCCTGATTGTAAATGCTTATATTAGTATAGGAGGGAAAAATGGCAAAAGCTTTCGGAATCCCAGGTCTTTACAACACTCCTATGAAATGGAATAAGGAAAATGTGAACGGCAGGCAGGTAGAGTGGCGCTGTCGCTTGTGGCACGGAAATGTTATTGGTTACTATGTCAAATCAAAAGCTGCTGGTATTGAAAAACAGCACCTTAACGCACTATCAGCCGGGGAAGCAATTATTAAGTTTATCGCTAAAAATTTCAAGAGGTAATCATGGAAAACGGAATCTACAAAATCTCTGAGTCAAAGCTGGAAGCGGTGAAGGCAAAAGTCCTGGTGATGAATAGGAAAGCGGCCAAGCTGGGTACGGAGCCTGTTGTGCCTTCAGTAGTAGGTGAAGAGATGCGGCCGGTTTACGAAAAAGATTTGCTGTCTGGCGAATTTACGGACAAGGTTTTATACCAGCGGAAAATAATGCTGGTCAGCTTTTCTGGTGAAGCGCCAAGGCTTGACGGCTGGGCTTTCGTTGCTGCGGTGCTTCACGGCGAGAAGGAAAACATTTTCCGCCAGCTGCGCCATGACATTTCAATTCCAAAAGAATTCAGGACTTCAGCTTATACCCGGTGCGACCATTGCAATACAGAGCGCTACCGGAAAGACACTTACCTACTGAACAACGGCGCGGACTGGAAGCAGGTGGGCCGTTCCTGCCTGAAAGATTTCCTGGGCGGCGTCAATCCTTCCTCTGTACTTTCCGCGGCTGAAATGATTTCCAATTTCCGTGAAGAGCTGGAGGAGTATGAATCTGAGGGCGGCAGCGGCGAGCGCGGCTACCGGGAGCGCCCTTACTATCCTTTAAAGGAAGTCATGCTGGTAGCTGCTCGCTTTATCAAAACTTACGGATTCAAATCTTACGCGAAGGCCTCAGAGGAAATGGCGGAGAGTACGGCTACTTCTTACTGTGTGCGCGGTTTCTTTTCGGCCAAGAAAGAAGACAACGCTGAGCTGAAGCTGGAGCCTGTGACTGAAGAGATGGCTGCGGAAGCTGCGGCTGCTATCAAGTGGGCTGCTGAACTCCCTGAGGATTCAGATAATGATTACCTGTGGAATATCCGGGCTGTGTCCCAGAATGAAAGCATTGATGAGCGGATGATGGGCCTTGCGGTTTCAATTCTTCCTGCTTATCGCCGGGAACAGGAAAAGAAAATGCCTGACTTCGTGGATGATTACTACGGTCAGGTGGGTACTAAGATTGATGTCATAGGCGTGGCCCTGAGGGAGATACCGTTTGAGAGTCAGTGGGGCGTTGGTTGTATCATCAAGTTTCGGGTTGATGACAAGCTTGTGGTATGGAAAACCAGCGGTACAGGACACGTTACTGTGGGCGAGAAAATCAGAATCAAGGCTACTATTAAAGGCAACGATATTTATCAGGGCAAAAAACAGACTGTGATTACACGGGCGAAACTGATGAGTCCTGAGAGCGTGAACTATAAAGGCCAGTGCGGTGATTGTGATAAGTGTGAGCCCGGAGGCATTCAGTCTCAGTGGCGCTGTAAAAAGCATGGCGTGGATACTAACCTTAACTGGGACTGTAAAACTGTCAAGCAACGTAAAAAAGAATTAGAAGTACAGGAGGTAAAATGAATTATGAGGTGCTGTTAGAATGCTATGCCGGTAGGAAGCTTGAAAATTCTACATCTGGTCTGTGACGCAGGGCGAGATTTTCAGGCCCCTGCGGGAATTCATCAAAGTGAAGAGCACCATTTTCGGAAAGCTGATTGAGTGCCCTATGTGCTTTGGGGTCTACACGGGCTGGCTGGTACAGGGCCTGATTCTTTGGAGTACGGGCGAGCCGGTGAAGGCTTATCATATCCTTTACGGATTCATAAATTCCTTCTGTGCCTACTACCTGATTGTCATCATAAATACCGTGGAGGAGCACTGCGTTTACATAACGGAAAAAAGAAAAACTGAGCCGCTACGCATGAAAGATGCGGCTTAGCGTATTAATATAGGAGGGTATGGGATGTCAAACAAATCAAAAGGTATATATTATTTTAACCACAAAGCGGGCGCTGAAGGTTCAGCACGCAGTATTGCCGATGCTAAAGTTGAAAAACTTCCTAATGGTAGGTGGGTTGTCTCTCGCATGAATGGCGTGGGCAATATGCGAATAAAAGAATACCTGAGAATTAACGGGGAGGTAAATTAATGAATGCAACAAAAGCTGCAATAAAGCTGCTTAAGAATCCCGGCGCGGCGTCTGATGGTGCGCTCATAATGGCAGTGAGGCAGGTACTGGGATATTCTGTTTATACGGCCCTTGAGGGTCAGAATCTGTATTCTTCTACAGATTTACGGACGGACATTAAGGATTTTGCTTCTCTACTAAAGTAGGAGGAAAAATGTCACAGATACCAACAGGTGAAGGTTATGAGTCAGCGCATGCACGGGCCGCAGCTCGCCGGGTGATTGTGGAGGCCCAGAGGCGGACTGACCAAACCCGCGGAGTCTGAGAAAGCGTTTCAGCTTCACGTGGAATTTAACGAGTTGGCTACTGATGACCTTATACGAATAGTGGCTTACGTTCAATTTAAGGAGGAAGCGTGCGGTACTATCTCTGTAAAACTTCCGGGCTGGTTGATGGTTCAGCGTGCTATGCTTGCTATCAAAAACAACGTGCGTTCCTGGCTAAGCTTGCCAGCTACGGAGAGGTGCCACCAGACTTCCCTTTGAGCCGTCCGCTGTGTCAGAAGGCCCAGCTGGAATCTCCTGCATGCTTCTCATTGAAGTTTGTTATGGGTAGTAGCACCTGCCTTGCCTGCGAGAGTAAGATGCGGCTACGCTGTGAAGCGTTGTTTATGGAAATGGCTGCGGCCCCGGAAGTGGCTCAAGAGAAAAAGGAAGAGGCTGCGAGACCGGCGCGTGTACCAAATTTACCTTAGGAGAAAGTATGATAAAATTATTCAAACGCATTATCGGAAACTGGTGGGTAGTTAGGCGCTCCTGCTGGCCTTACCCGGCCGGTTACGTCACGTACAACAAATTCAAAAAGACAATGCTTGATTTTGTTCCTACGCTGGAGCAGGCATTGGAGTTGTGCATGACCTTCGGCAAAGTTGCCGTATCTGGTTATGACCACCCGCTCATGAATAAATTCTTCAAATCAGGCAAGTGGTTTAAAACAATCGGCCGGGATAAGACAATTCATTCAACGAAAGATACACGACAAGAAGTGCTATGGTCGAATTATAATCCTGAAAACCAATCGAGCATATTCGCGAATGACAGCCAAACAACAAACACCCGAGGAAATATTACAAGACATATATGCCCGTGCGGTTGCCGCACAAAAGAAAGCGGTTATATCAGACCGGGAAATTCGGGAACGGGTTGATTATGTATGCCGTGATTGTAATTGTTTATCTTAGTATAGGAGGGAAAAATGAAACAAGAGCTGAAGCAGTTTGAAAAAGATGACCTTGAGCGGGCTGTGAATTTCGGAAAGGTGATTATCTACTAATGCGTTACACTATTTTTGAGGCAGACGGCTCTTGGATTTTTGAGGGCCGTGAGCGAAAAAAGAAACCGGTCGCTGGCTGTACCGGAATAAAACCTGCACGTACTATGCAAAGCGCTCAATCATATAAATCAGCCGGGGAGGCCGCGCAAGCGCTTGCTGACTATCTTCAGGAGCCCGCTCCGGGACTTAAAGAGCGAGCAACACGCATTGCATTCCTGAAGTCCCGGCTTCAAGCAGAGAGCGGTGATGACGCCAAAGAGACTCAGAATGAGATTGCTTACTACGAGTCTGGAGAAGATTTACCCAAGCCATGAATCACTATCATCCATACGCGGCGTGTTACTGCGGTTACTATGACCGCGGCGATTAAGGTTACGGACGGCGGAACGCGGAGAATCCGGGCTGAGGTTGAAAAGGCCGGTGACGGTGCCTACCACGAATTTGATTATGACGATTACAAAAACGCCGTGATAATGGCCCCGGAAAAGGAAATGAGCCTGAGTGCTTACGCGAAAGAGAAGGGCTGGCAGTGAGTGGTATCGTATAACTCATTGATTTATAACCTTATACCGTGATAAAGAAAAAGATAAATACTTTCATTATTTCCTTGCATTCCTGATTGTAAATGCTTATATTATAAGTGTAGGGAAATGAGTCAGAAAGAAAATCAACTGGAGGTCAGAATGAAAAAGAGTCAAATGAAAGCAGTTGCGGTAGCGGACATGGAAGCGGCAGGCATGGATGTTTCCAGCATTTCTTCAGTGATGGATGACAACCCGATGATGCTGATGGAAGGGCGGAAGGAAAAGTCCCTGCGATACCAGGACGAAAACTACTCTGCGGAAATGGTGAATCAGGAAGCGGTGATTGATGAGATGGTCATGATGGCCGAACTGGGACTGGGATTCTAACAATGGCACGGAGTAGCCGCAGAGTCCTTGTTATCGGAAGGTAACAGCTTTGGGAAACATGCGGGTAATGGATAAAGTCGTTCTCCGTGCTTTTTAAATTTAAAGAGGTGAAAAATGGCAAAGTCAAAAAGCAAGGTTTCTGTGGCGGAAGCGGTAGCGGCGGTCAACGCGATGAATCCCCTGGACATGCTTAAGGCGAGCGCGGTGCCTGTGAGCGAGAAGAAAAAGAAGGGCAGCGCTCCGGTAGTCAGCCTTCCCGAAAACCTGGAAGGGAACATGAAAGCCTTCATTGAGGCCAAGGCCCTGAAGGAAAATGCGGAAGCGGCAATCGCCTTGAATGAAGCGCCCATCCTTTCCTTCGTGCGCGGCATTCAGGATGACGCCGGGTGCGCCAAGGAGCCTTTCGTAGGTTCCTACGATTTGGTCTTCAACCTGAACGAGAATGAAAAAGGCAAGGCCAAATTTGTTAGTGTGGACAAATTCAAGCCTGCTCAGGATGCTGAGCTCAAGGGAGAGCTGGCCAGGGTTGTAGGCGAGAATAATGTGGGCCGGGTTGTGAAGGAAGTCATCTCCGTGAAGCTCAAGGAGTCGGTCATTGACAGCAGCGGTATGGTTAAGGAATTCCTGAAAAAGATGGGCGCTGACCTGACAAGTACTTTGACGTGGAAAGCAAGCTGGTTGCCGTCAAGGAACTGAATCGGAACATCTACGAGCTCGCCGGGTACGACAAGGTGAAGGTGGCCAAGGTGCGCGAGCTGGTGAAGCAGGACAAACCCAGCATCCGGTAGTCGCTGGGAAAAATTCAAACGGAGGACAAGCAATGAAGAAAATGTAAATCCTTTGGCGTGGGAATCGTGCGGGGGCCGCAAGGCCCTGCCCTTGATAAGGGAAAGGAGAGACGATGAAATGAAAAAAATTGCTGAACTAAAAGAGCTGCTTAAGGTCTTGCTCGGTAAATACGGTCTGCCTGCTACGGATGACCGGATAGTATTCTTTGAATTTAAAATCAGACTTTTTGTTCCTTCAGGCTTGCCTGTAGGATTCAAAAAAGACCTGGATAAACTGCTCTCTGGCAACGGGCTTTATCGTAGCATCTCAGATTCTGATTCAGAAGTGATAACCATTTTAGAGAAGGGATGGCCGGTATGGTAGTGATTCATCCAAAGAAAAACAAATTCTCCGGGCCTCTGGTTGACGAATTCATGAAGAAGGGTTTTGAGTTTGCCCGGCAAACGCCTTCTGCGGTTTATCTCTGCAAGAAGGGTGTAACAATTAAAATCATGGTGGGGAGGCGCTGATGGTGTACACTCTTGAAATGGAAATAAAGAAGCTCAAAGCCAAGAAGGCTGAGCTTGATAAGTACGAATTTAATCCGGGCTTTGTGGATAGCAGGATAGTAGGAGCCCAGATTGATGCTTTGCAGAAAATCGTAAGCGCTGATTTGCGGGCTCAGCTCGGCCCTGATTTTTCTCTTGGTACAGGGTTAGGCCCTGAGAAGGCAGGCTAATGTACTGGTTTCCAAATCGCCCTAAGCTGATGACCAAAGTGATATTTAAAGCTATGGATGACCCTATCACCGGGGAATATTGGTCAGCGGAGATTAAGAAAAAGGGTGACAGGCTGGTGCTGCTATTTGATGGAAAGCACTTTCGCTTCATGAATCGCCATAAGCAGGAGATGCGTTACAAACCTCCTGCGGGCATGCTCGATGAGCTGCATGCTATGAATTTGAAAGGGCCTTGCCAGCTGGACGGCGAACTGATGCACTATCATACTAAGGAGACAAAAAACTTCATTTACTTCTACGACATTTATGTGCAGGACGGCGAGCAAGTCCGGGAGTTATTGAGTAGTAGGCGAAAAAGACTTGCTGACCTTATTAATATGGTGAGCCCTTGTCCCTTGCATTTTGCTCAGAGTGATGTCTGGGATATTAAAAGCTGCCTACACGGGTACGGCGAGCTGTTCAACGAAGTGATTAAATGCCCTGAGCATGAAGGGCTGGTCTTTAAAAATAAGAATGGGATGCTGGAATTTGACCCGATAAAGTCTCCGGATGTTCCCTGGATGATAAAAGTAAGGCGTCCGGAAAAGAATCACAAAATTTTTGAGAGGTAACAGTGATATACTTCAACGGTGGAAGATTTTACATGCAGCTTAAGCCTGCGGGCTCTTGGCAAAAGAAAAGGCTGCGAGCACTATGCACTCTGGAGGCCGGTAAATAAATTCTTATTCTTTTGGGTTTCGGCGGGTAGAGCTTTCTGGCTGGGTATGTCTGGATTTTAAAAAGTTGAAAGGAGGTACTAATGTCAGCGGAAGTAATAAAAAGATACCCTTTGGATATGCAAGTGTGTGTGCCTAAGGCTTTCACGGATGCGGAAGTTGTTAAGTTTGCGAATGAGAATAACATCGCCGGTACGAGTAGCGGCTGGCATATTACCAAAGCAGGCAGCAAGTATTTGGCAGGAGACCCTGAGCGCGTCAAATGTCAAGACCGGCCGGGTCACGTTCACATCATGCTTCACGTATAGGAGGGTGTTATGAAAGAGCCCAAGCTTGTCTGCAAATGGTGCCTTCGCTTTGATTGCGAAGTCAAAGGTGGCGTTCGCAAGGCCTGCCCGGCTCCTTGCCTGATGACAATCGGCGCATGGTCATAGCAGGTGCTAATGCTTCTTTTGAAAAGGGGCCCATGCGGGACTTTGTGGAATTCCTTGCGGAAATGATAAGCAAGGTTATGAAAAAATAATCTTTTGCTTGAAAAGCTTTTTCGGCGTATTAATATTTATATTATTCACGGAGGCAAAGATGAACGTATCAGTAGTAGTCAAAGCGCTTCAGCACGGCAAAGAGGTTGTCCGAAAGCTCGACATCTCTTTCTCCCTGCTGAAATTTGGCCCGGAGTCCAGTAACCAGATTAAACTCAGGAAACTCATTGACCTGCTGGGGGAGTACCTTGCCCGTGATAACTTTTTTGGCTACTGCCACGAGAGTATTTCTGTCAAGTGTTCTTACGGCCTAGCAGAAGCGGCCATTTCCTTTAAGGACTGGGCTGATGGTATCAGAATTGCAGAAACGGAAATGTCCGTGCTACTGCTCAAAGAGCCTCAGGCTCTAGCGGAAGCGGATGACCCGCGCCTGAAGATTCCTAAAAAGAATCTTAACTTCGATGCGGCACATGCTATCCATGACCCGGATGCCAAGGGCTACTGCAAGCACTGCTTCAGGAAAATCAACAAACACAACATGAATGCTTTTTGCGAGCAGCGGCGTAAGGACATGCTGGCTGACGCTATGCCCGCGGAAAAGAAAAAGCGTATTGAGCAGGAAGCGGAACAGTACGCACTTTCAGGATTCAGGAGGTAGTATGAGCAGTGGAATGGGAAAAGGCTATTGGTTGAATCCGGAAACACAGAAGTTTGTCCAGGTGGAGCGCCACGAGATTTCTGCCAAAGACAAGCACGACCAGAAAGCACTAGGTCTCAGCAAAGAGCAGATGCTGGTACTGGATTTGGCCAAAGGCGATGAAGATTCTATTCGTTTGAAGGCTGTCAAGGTCGGATTGATTCGCCTGCGGGATACTACAGACGGAGTTCACGTTCAGTTTTATGCTGAGCGTAATGAGGTTCATGGTTTTTTGGAAGCCATTTCTTTTATGATTAAGAAAACGGAACTTAAGACTTCGTGGACAATATCCATAGAAAATATGCATCCCAGCGCCAAGGATTATGCCAGTCTGCCAATGGAAGAGTTTATGAGCTCTATTGAAGACGGCAAAGCAATCATGAAGGAATCAAGAAAAAGAAAATAATTGCCGAAACAGGAAACTGTCTGCTGTGAGGTGGCTCCTCACGGTGCTGATGATGGCAAGCTAAAGCCGGTAGCGTTGTTGGCGCTACGGAAAAGAAAATTTTACCTGAGTAAGGTGTTGGCCAGCGCCGGTGACTTTATCACTGCTGTGAATTCCAGTTTCAGCTTTTCTTTTGTGTAGGAGGGTGCTATGCGTGACTTCAAGCTGATAAAAGAAACAACTCTGTCGCGGGTGTGGCGGCATTTTACGAATGCTAAAATACCCGTTGGCATGATTTCCGCTTACACAAAGGTTCCTGCGGAGGCTGATTCCGGGGAAGTCAAGCGGCTGGACAAAGAGAATCTGTCAAGAAATAAACGTCTGGCCTCAGAGGTGAGCGCGGCCGGGTACGGCTACGTCTTTGTGGATGGCAAGTATCGCTACAAGGACGGCGTTATGGGCGATGAGCAGACGCTGCTTATCGTAGGCGGAGAGAAGGACAACGGACGCCTTCAGGGCCTGCTGCAGGACTGGGCTGACAAGTATGACCAAGAAAGCGTCCTGTTCAAGGCTGAGGGTACTACGAAAGCCAGCCTGCTGTATGCGAGCGGGAAGCTGGAGCCGCTGGGAAGTATCAGTCCGGACAAGGTGGCGGACATTTACACAAAGCTTAAAGGCCGCGGAGACAGGACGTTTACTTTTGAGAAAGCTGTCTATCCGTTTTCATGGATGGAGAACATGCTACGGGAGAACATGATTACGAATCACAAGCTTTCAGAAAAAGAAATCGCCCAGTACCGGCGTTACTGTTAAGTCTCTTGAAGTCAGAGGTCTTGACTCCCTCTGATGGCATTTTTACCTCTTCTTAAAAAGCCCGGTGAAAGCCGGGCTTTCTTTTTCCCTTCTTGGGCGTATTAATATAGTATGGAAGAAGATAAAAGGCTGATAGGGCCAGACCCTGCATTTTTTGGTTTTATGCAATTACAGAAGCGGGAGGGCGGAGCTTGGGATTTTGAGCAGGCCCGCGTCATGTTTCAGACAGTGCATTTTGATACCATTTACTGCGTGAGAATTGATAAGATGCTTATAGAGAAGTGTCACTCTTGCGCGGAAGCTGCGGCATTCTATGAGAGAACCTAATTTTCCCATTGAGCGGCATGCCAAACTTTCCAGCTTGGCCGGGAATATTAACCAGAAAATGTTTATCGACTTCTTTATTCAGGAAGTATCCCTGAGGGAGAGGCGCGGCCGTACACAGCTGGTAGGGCCTACGGTTGAATCCAAGTATGCAAAGATGCTTACCGGTATGGCTGTGCGCATTTGGCAAGTTAGCATTGACATGAAGGTGAGTGTGGTCAACCTAATTTTCATTTTCTTGAACAGGTACTATGCGTTTTTTATCAAAGAAAATCCTCTTAACAAGATGACATACTACTGGGACGAATTTTTGATTGATATTAGGAACCATGAATATTTA